AATCTATCCTCCAAATTGTTAATTGAAATAACATTTTCGTTTGTTTTTGTATACTAAATATGCGTTTCCAAATTGCAGACAAAAAACAGTCCTTTCATATTAAAAAGAACTGTTTCGCATATAACGATTATGCATATATAATTTCGTGAATATTTTCTATCCTGTTGATGTCAAATCCTTTGTTTTCGAACTCTTTTTGTCTTTCGTATCCTAAAATTTGTCTAATATGCTGATAACCAACAGCTGCGTTATATACCGGAACCATACTTTTGTTACTAAATTGTCGAATCCAAGTATTCGAATCGACTTCCTTTGAACTAGTTCGTCCTAAATACTCTTTCAATTCAGACGTTGTTAAATCTAATGGCAGTAACAGAAAACATGCAATTACGTCTTCTGTTGTTGTATCTATATCTTGAGGAATCATGGTTGTATCATATATGCCTTCAAACATTGATTCTTCTCCTCTCAACAAATACTTTGCAATTCCGCGAGCTATTGCGTATCTTTGTGTTTTTGCATCCAATGATTTGTTAACAACGATTGCCATTTTGCCTTGTTTTTCTTCAATTAACCGACTAAGGATGCCAGTTGTAGTGCATGATTCCTGGTTCTCAAAGTCCAAGTAATGCACTTCGAATCCAATATGAGACGCAATTGCTTCTATATCTATTGGAAATACAACTGATCGGTCACCATAAACTTTGCGAATTAAATTCATACAGTACTCTGAAAACTCGGAATATAATTCTGTTGTTGATTGCATTATTACACTTATTTGATCTGCTTTTGCTTGCATGTTGTTCTCCTATAATTTTCTTTCCTATTCTTAGTTTAGTATTCAATACGTTTTAGTCGCCGGTCCATCAGGATGCATGAGCAGGAACCTATATATGTTCGAAATTGATCGATATCCGCACTTCCGGTTCCATATGTGTATCCGGTCTCTGGCGCCGAATTCTTTTGCACCGATCCGTTTTTTAGCGCATTTACAAGACATTTTCCGTATATCTTTCCTTTTGACACCATACGATTACGCCCCCTTTTTCAATCTCAAGTCAAGTATTGTCCTGATATCGTATTTTGAATGTGTTTTCTTCTTAGTTTCCGGGATTCGGATGCCCATCTTTCTGGAATCATTAAGATTTACACTCTTTTTGCCACAGGTATCCATAAATTCCAAGAATGTTTTAGCATCAATATAATACGTTTCCTCAAAGTCTCTGAAATTGATCACGATTCCAGCAATCGCACCAGCATTAGATGCTTTTACCAGGTTTTCAATCTGTCTTCGTTTGATTGGAGCATCCTTTGTACCGAACCCAAGTGTTTTTTCTTTATGACTTTTTAATTCGAGTGCATACATCTGACCGTTTTCGCAAAGGATTATATCATAAGGGCTTTTAAGCGAAAATCGTTGTGTACTGTGATTCACATCAAATCCAAGTGCAGCGTCATGTAGTCTGCAAAAATACACACCTTCTGGAACGGATGCTTTAAAATCGTCTTCGAATACTTTTCCTACGTTCTTTGCCATAACTATAATTCCTCGCTTTTCCGTTTCAAAATAAGCTGAACATGAGTTGGGTTCTGCATCTGGATACCAAAATCGTTTTCTACCTGGTTGCTGATAAACTGATTCGTATATAGATTCTTGAAAACAATCTCATAATTTCCGTTCGAGATAATATCCATAAGATCATCAAGTGTCAATGGCAGATAGTTTTCGTGTAATTCTCGGTCCCAGTTCTCAACATACCTGTACTTCAATAGGAAATGATAGAGATGATAACTGGTTGTGATCTTACCGTATACGCGTTCGTAATCATCTTTTTGTGCTCTATAAGTTTCGTTATTGTTGAGTTTTACAAGATCAAAGATATTTGCAGCTGTGTTTTTCCCATCGACTGTAATCATATCCCGAACAACAATATACTGAAATCCAGAATCAAATACTGCTTTCCAGAATAATTCCACTTGTTTTGGATCCATATAACTGTATACTTCATGAATGACGCTGCTTAAGTTTAGTATACAATGTTTCGGATCCGCTATATTATGTAATGCCGGATACTGGGATCTAATCCAGGTGGCGGTTGGATTGCGACGTAAAAATAACTCTTTGAATGCCACCTCATTATCAATTCCAATCTGCTGCCAGTCGATTCCTAGTTGACGCATGGCTTGAAACAGACATCCGTCAGCGCAGCCAAAGTCAACGATTGTATTGACTGCATCTGTCGGGATCTGATTTAAGAAAAACAACTTTTCTGCCATTGATCCTTCCATACGTAACGCATAGTTTTCTGTATTTTTGATTGCTGGTACTGTACTCATAGGTTAATAATCCTTTCTATTCCGTTTTTAAGAATCGATCTTGAAGTTTCTTTCGATTTCGTTTAAGTCTCACTGTATTACTTTTTACTTTGACTGGATTCCTATACATCTTACAATAATTCGCATAACAATTTAGAAAGCGTTTTAATTGGTCAGAGTTACTTGTATTTACTAACTCAAGCATTTTCTTATTGAACCATTTACCAGGTTTAATGTAATCCAGGATAAGTTTGTTGTATGCTTGGGCGAAATCCATGAATTTACCCAACCGTTCCTGTTGCTGCTCTTTCGTTTCTCTATCTATAATTGACACACAATGGATTTGCATCTTTTTTCCGACTTCGCAAATGTAGAATCGAGATCTGAGATATTCGGTCTGTTCTGGTGTAAATCTACATGTTTTCGCCCATTCATCAAAGCTTTCCGTACTTGTAACAACAATCATATCTCCAACAAAATACTGATTGTTCTTTTCTCGGTGCGTAATCTTAACTGGTTTATCTCCACAGAGTTCTAAGAATCGCGACATATATTTTCCATCAGTCCAATTATCTAGTAAAATTGCTTGAACTGATGTACTTATATTACGAAACTTTGCAGGACCATAACCTCTAATATCATAAAAATGGTTGTATCCCATTTGTTTTAAGGCTTCGACACTTGTATATGTCTTTCCTGTATTCGTTTTTCCATGAATGAAAACACAGAGTCGGTTCACGTATACAGTTTCTTTTGCTTTAGACTCTGCCCCTTGGTTATATATTTCTTCTAACATTTCGAGATCAAGTTCACATCGCAATGGAAATCTCTTGCTAAAATACCAATCACCAAAATCTCCAAACTCTCTTCCAAGCTCGTATGCCTGAGCTCCTGTCTCTGCAATCTCTTTATTCGTAACTTTCTCTGTTCTTACTGTTTGTTTACTCATTTTGTATCCCTCTTCGTATTGTTGTTTTTACGATCTCAATCTAAGTGAATAACTTACTTGCCTGTTATTAATAAGGCTCACAATCTGAAAAACTCGTCTTTCGTTCACACAGAATAACCGAAAGTCCTATACTTATCCTTAAATATGTGTAAACTATTTGCAAACAAAAAGAAGGCAGCCATAATAGCCACCCTCTTTCGTTTGCATTTGTTCTGTTTCAGTCGCCTTCCATAGCCTAGTACCGTTCCTTTCTCTGGATCCGATCCAGTTTCTGACGTCTGTTATCAGTACGTGCCGGTTTTCCACCTGGTTTCTTCTTATACGTTTTGCAGATCTGGCACTGATGACGAAACGTTCCCTCTTTTCCTGAGTCACAGTTTCCTTCACAAATGTAATGAATACACTGAATTTCTCTAGTTTTTGCCATAAGCGTTTCCTCCTTGCGTGTGTTTATTGGTATTTTGATACATTAAATATGGTTTCAATCACTGCAAACAAATTAACAAAATCGGTTATTTTTCGAATATGCCCATAAAGGTAAACAGACGAATAGAATACACTCGTTCATCCCATATTTATCGTATACAAATAAACAATCATAAAAGGAGACAAATCAGGTTACTGGTGTGCCTCCTTTTTATTGTTTACAGGAACAATCACAAAAACATTTTAAGGAGGATTAACACCAATGATTAAGTTATTTAATGCAAAAACCACTTTTGAGGAGGCTGTAGAGATTAGCCGTACTGTTTCCGACCTGACCGAGCTCGATATGATTCAGATTTCAGCTCTTTTTGTTGCAGCAAGAAGCACAGGAAACGAAATCCTGGAAATGAAATGTCGTAACCGGTTAAACGAATACAGCCAGACAAAGTCAAATCTGAAGTACATCGTAAATCGTATGTACGGCAAATACGGAGTTGACGAATTGATGTATCTGTATCAGCAGTATTCGTACGACGAAATCTACGACATGATCAGCCCAATGGTTTCCGATCTTTGGAATGAACTGACATGGAAATTCGTTTCCGGTTATCTTGGTGATACAAGAGCAAACCGAAACAATTTCTTTTACGGTCGTTTCTTAAAGATCAGAATCAAAGGTCTGTACTGCAGATTGATTGGCGAACTTGCAAAAGAACGCTATCCAAAGTTAACATTCAGCATGTTGAGACAGTATGTGAAACTTCGGAAGCTGACAAGCTACCGGTTCATTATTTCTCGTCATACAAACAACGAGTTGAATCAGATCTTATTGGACGCTGAGACAGAAACCCTGTCAATGAAGCGTCTCAACCAGATGCGAGTTGCTTTTGGATACGAACCAGAGGTCGAAGAAATTCCGTTAAGAGAACAGCCTGCATGGAAAGCAGCTCACAGGAATGAAAGAGAATTCTGGAAGAAGACAAAGGCAGACAAGATCAATCAGAAAGAACAGGACGGTTTTATTCTGTACCTGAAACGTGATTTCGATTTTACGGATGATGAACTTGCAAACCTTGTAAATTGGCTCATGATTGCCAGATATGAAGGTCGTGTTGGAGATGACATTCCTGTATGCGAATCACTCAAGAACAGATACAAAGGAAAGAAAGGTGGAAGAATAACTGAACCAAACTATATGAAAGAGATGCGTATCGAAATCCTTATGAACTGTGATACCGATTTCGTTTCCCCAGTGTTTATTCATACATTGGAATCCGGAATTAGTGGAAAAATCAGAGGACAGATCAACGCACATCTCGCAGCCTAAATTTTAGAAAACACTCATGGGAATTCTCTTTGGAGATCCTGTGGGTGTTTTTCTTTATTCGGGCTGCCTTTACCGATTGTAAACTGAAATAAAAGAATGCACCTACTAGAATCCCATATGAGATATCTATAGATGCATTCTTTAATTACGTTTACAAAAGCTGTTCTGCATACTTTCCGAGATCTTTTTCTGCCTCGGTTTTCAGTGTGTAAAATCCGCTCATGTAATCCATTTTTGATGCCGATAACGCTTTGAATATGCATTCTGCCAAAATCTGGTTTGCGTTTGCTTCGTACATATTCTGAATTTCATCAATGCCGTCATCGAAATACATCATCGCGACATTATTAAGGTAATTCAAACTATAGTTTGCGAGATCGATATTCGATGCACAAGCTACATACTGGACTTCAAAGGTTTTCATATCAAGCTGAGACCGAACTTCGCCGAATACGAATTTAGTATCTGAGTACTTCTTTCCTATAAATCCGGTTTTCTTTTCCTCTTTCTCCTGACAATTTACCTCTTCCTTATCCTTTTCTTCAATCATTCGTTCCATGACTTCGTCCATCTTGACTCGCAACTGTTCTGCCTTTGCGAATGCTTTTGTGATGTTTTCCAATGTATCTGCATTTGAAGAAAATCCTGCATAAGTATATGTTGCAATACCGTATGCGTCATAGAAAAATGTCAGATTAAGTTCGCTGCATTCGAATTTCACTCGTTTTGCATACATACCTTTGTACCAGGCAGTTTTCGCAATCTCATCGCTGCTTGAGATCACTTCAAATTCATCGATTTCCTCTGTTAACCCGCACTCTTTGCACGCAAGACGCAAAGCTTTTTCCTGTAAGTTAACGACGTCATCATGAACCTGTTCTCTTTGTTCTAAATAATAATCTTCTGGTGTCATAATACTTCTCCTTTTCTGTGTTTTGTTTTGGATACTATAAATATGTGCCGGGAAAGATATCTGCAAAACAAAAATAATACCTGTGGGCACCCATTATGAGTATCCGCAGGTATTGTTCAATAATCATTAGCAATCGAGATCTTCGTCAGCGCATTCCAGGTCGTCAACAGAACTTTGTGTGGAAGTCTGCATCTGCGCCGGATTTGGTTCCTGTAAATCAGAATCGATATCATCCGGATTGAACTCCATACTTTCGGTATTCTTGAAGTGCTGACTATGTTCTAATTATTCATTTGAATACAAAGCTGTCTCCAATCGATTTAATAATTCGGCTGATGTTATTTTTGGTATCTTAATCATTGTAATTATTCAACCTCCCAATTTGTTACCCTAAATATGTGTCGGAAAACAAAAACTTATTTCTAACTTTTCACTACGCCACAATTAGTAATCGCTCTCATCATAAATGATGGACACTGCCTGTGCTTCTCAAATTCTGGTTGCTCTCCATTCAATTCCGTTTTGATATATTCCTGCATCGCTCTCAACACTTCGTCTTCGGATGTGTATTCTTCTTCGGTTTCGTATGGATTAAGAGGAACTATATATGGAATCCATGAATCGGCGATCACATAATTAGCTTCTGAACCAAAAGTCTCTTTGACTTCCTCGATTCCACCAGGATAATACTGTTTCAAGATGTTATCAGTACGGTCTATCGGAGCTCCACTGATATTGATATCATAATCAAAAATCCCATAAAGTTTCTGTACAGGATCCCCACCAAATCGATACCGAATCCCACAAACTCGAAACCTGGTTTCATCGATCTTTTTAAATATTACTTGCAGATTTGTGGGAGTCCAGGATGGGTCAAGTGCTATATTCACTTCTCGTACGCTAAATTCATTTCGTTCCATAAAACTGATCCTTTCTGTTTGCAATATGTTTTTTGTTTCCGGCTATTCTGATTTCTAACATCCAGAGCCTCTGTAATTTAAAATTCTTTTCGTTTGCTTATGATAAGGCTCAAAATATAGAAATCTCGTCACCGGAAACGAAACAGTTCTGATTCAATTTTGGCATACATGCAAAACAATTAACCGAGAATTCCAGCCATACTTCTTAAAACCTGATCTTTCTTGCAATAATTGGATCTTTATCCAAAGTCGGACACAAAATAAGTTCATCTTCATGTGGCATAACACGTAGATCAATCATATAATTTCGTGTTGTTCCGGCATCGTCTGTTGTAATTCCGGCTGCTTCTGTCAAAAATTCGATCGTTTGCTTATCATTGGTTCCCAAACATACGATTGCAATTGCATTACAAAGGACTGTATTATAGTCATCGGGATGCTGCATTTCCAAATTTGTGATGGACTGATAAATAAAATCAACACTCAATCTGAATCGACGTGCTTCAACACAAAACAATCTGGTATCATAAAAACAAAGACTCGCTTCATCCATAATCACTCTCGTCATCGGGGCTTTTTCGTCATACATCATTGTATACCGGTACACGAGTTCATCCAAAAAGATTGATTCGTAAACGCTTTTTTCAAACCAGTCCGTTTCAACAAATAAAACAGTATTTGTTTTATGCATAAAGTCATGAACAAGAGTTGAGAGATCGATTGTGTCTCCTGGTAACAATTCGTTAAGTCTGACAATCAAGCCCATAACCACACTTTCTCTGACAGTCGAAGATAGAGATCTGATTGTTTCTGACCAATAAGCAGCATCTCCGCTGGTATCCCCAGATAGCTTTTCAACAATATTCTTGTGATTGCATTTTTCAGGACGGTCAAGAAGTACCAAAATGATATCTAAAAGAGCTTTCTTTTCGGCTTTCAGAAAGAATTCATCTGTCTTTTCGTCATTAAAAAGAAATTTGTGAGCATCAAACATTTTGTTTACGAATCGTTCCGCATCCACACGATCAGTAATCAAAGAGAAGTAATCGATTGGTCGTTTACTTAAGTCAATCTCAAATGTTTTTCTTTCTGTCATACGTTCGATAATATCTTCGGCTTCTGATTTTCCCATATAAACAATACAATTACTATGATGATCTGCGGTCATAATATTGGGCTCGATATAACTGTATTTCTTACCGGAGCCCGCTGATCCGAGTACTAAGACATTCGTATTTGTTTCAGGGCTCAATGGAATCAATACATCTTTTCCGAGCCTTTTCGTTGGACCGCAATATCCACTCGGTAACTGATAGGTTTTAAACTCATAATTCGGTTTCTTAGGTGCACGTAATATATTTTGCTTTCCCTGATTTTTCTTTCTGCTAAATAAAAACATAATCTATATTCCTTTCTTCTTTGTTATTCATTGTTTTTGTTATCCTAAATATGGACAACGAAAAAGCAAAGGAAACAGAAATATTTCGAATCATACCCTTAGAACCGAGCATAGGTATCACGGGAGTTTATCTCACGTAACCTGTACTCCAAAGGAGTGGAATTCAATAACAACACTAGTGCAAGTTTTGATACGTTTTTAAGAATACGAAGTATAGGTTCAGAAAGCTGCAGAATACTCTTCGATTACTACCCTGGAACCGTTCATAGGTATTCTATAACAACACTAGTGCAAGTTTTGATCCTAAACTAAGAATATAGTTGTATAGATTCCGAAAGCTATAGAATACTCTTTGATTGCTACCATGTAGCACATATTTAAGATAACAAATCATTTAAACTCAAGGAGGAAAACAATATGAGTACATTCAAACCAACGTGGGAACTGAAAGTTGCTGATACTGAAAAGCCAGAATTAATCGGACAGCTCATCGATATTTTTGAGGACTTCCTGGACGACAAAGGAATCACGACTGATGATATTCCAAATCCAGAACGAGAAGAGGAAGACGACTGTTCTGCTATCATCTATGGTACAGATTATGATGTTCTGGCAGACAAAATCGCTTCTGTCTTAGGCTTCGAACGATGATAAACAAAAATTGAGACTGGTCAATGCCAGTCTCTTTTTGTTGTCTCTTGTTTGTGTTCTCATATTTTGGGCGCTATATATATAAACGAAACCTATAACTAATGATGTTCAATACATATTTCCTATAGCCGGAACGTTTCGTCGGACATCTAAATGACGGTTTCGAAATGTTTGCGCCTGACAAAACACATATTTAATACAATAAACAATTAAGAAAAGGAGAATAAAAACATGGCAAAGAATAATTTAATCGATATCGAACTTATTAAACAGTATGTTGATATCACAGAAGAGGAACTGATGATGCGTCTTGTAAAGGATGCAGTCGGTTTACAGAAAGAAGCCGAAAGGAACAAACGCCGTAAAGAAACGGAAGATAAACTTGCGGATCCAGACTTTCGGAAATATGTGCTTATGTTCTGGTGCGACTATAAGTACATGTCCCAGTATTTCACAGACGATGAGATTGTTGCAGCGGCGGCTCGTTATATGAGTAAATCTAGTCTGTCAACAGAAATCGCTGTTCCGGGAGCAAGACCAGAAGGAGAACCTATTGGCTATTGTACTGCTATTTACAAAAGTCAGGGATATTCTGAATTTACAGAATATAAAGGTTCCTGGGCGCGTAAAGTCCGGAAGCCTGCGACTTTTTATATTATAGCAAATAGCTATCAGTGTGAATCTGGGGATGTTTCGAAGTACTTATTGATGAGACGCTTACCATACCTGAAAGATTGTTTTAAGATTGACGTGTACAAAGATTTCAGTTTCAATGACTGGATCTATATTGGCTTTCCAGAGGAAACAAAAGATGGAAAAGTGATAGCACATTCCCTGTACACTCCTATCTCGGCTTTGGTGGGAAAAGATGCACAGGCAATTATTGACTGTCATCTGAAATACTGGCACGATTACGGTTTCGGTAAATACGACGCCAGAGAAAAGGAATTCATTGAGCGTGATGATGTTCAGACATTCCTCAAGAAAGTTGCCGAATAAGTTCCTAAACATGGAGAAAGACATGCAGCGATTGCTGTGTGTCTTTTCTTTTATGCTTCCTTCTGGCACATATTTAGGATACCAAACAAAACAGAGCAAACGAAAGGAGATCAAACAATGAGTAATATTAATGAAACAGGACTTGGTAACTCTAATGACGGAAATGATGATTTCAATCCAGCACCACTTAACATTGAAGATATCATGCAACTTCGAATCACTAAAGTAACGCTTCGAAAACTGTATTTTGATTATGGGGATCGGCATTTTGCAATTCTCGATCTCAGTGATGCAAACACTTCTTTACTGTATTTCTGTGAGCGAACTTTCACAAACGATTATGGGTTTGTGAATATGAGATTTATAAAATTCACCTACAGACCAATTGGTATTCCATGGTTTATTAAAGATGTATCCAAACGTCACCCACGTACTGTGACTTATAGTAATATCGATCGTGAATATTTTGTAAAAGCGCTTATAGAGCTTGGTTTTGCGACAGGTTTATACGCAGACGAATGGGCAGAAAAGAAACAGAAAATCGATGATATCAAAGCAGAAATTGCAAGGCTTAATGACCAGATTAAGGATATCAATGATGAATGGTTCACAACATCTGGTCACGGTTCAAAATCCTATACAGATGAGACAATTGGAGCTATGAGACTTCCGCAGATTTTAGGAAGAGATTTTCCATACATGAAAGATTATGATCATGTTTGGGAAGAAAAACCGATATCTAATCCTAATTTGCGCTGGAATGATCCAGAAAGGTATACCGACATGATTTCTGTTGGATTCCCAGAAAAATCTGAAAACGGAGAAACCACGTACCATCGTCTATATGTGCCAATCAATGCACTTATAAACAAAGATGCATTATCAGTTTTATACTTTCATCGGAAATACTGGAAAAAGTACAATCCTGTTACGACAGAAGCCGAGACCCCAGTTTCCAGACGCGGGGCAACGACAGCTTTGGATATTACTTCTCATTCTTACAGAGAGATCTTGGCTTCAAAATTTGATATGAAAGATACCTTATCTACGGACGAAAGAGAAGAAGAATTCTTAAAACGTGAAGATGTACAAGAGTTCCTCAAGAAAGTTGCTGAGTCCAAATAAGTTGTAAACTCAAAAAGAGACATGCAGTTATTACTGTGTGTCTTTTCTTTTGTCTTTGTATTCCAATATTGTGTATCCCGATTCGGACACTCTTTTCAACACACGCTCTTCAATCCCATATTTAATACAACAAATAAACGTATACATTCAAGGAGGAAGAAGAAATGCACATTTTAGAAAATGATACTGCAGACTTCAGTATCGAAATAAAAGATCTTAAAAACCTTTACATTGTAAAGGTGACCGAAAGTAAGATCGGATTTGTCTATGATGGAAAGCGTTATATTCTGTCAAAAGATGATCCGGATGACGATTTTATAACTCTTTATAAGGTCGTTTCAAAAGACACCCTGCGTGAAATTAGTACACAGGTTACATCTCTTGAGATCTGTCTTCTGGTCAGAGATTCATCAAACTCTGATGCAAACAAAGAGTATTTCGCAAGAATGCTTACAAAGTTGGAGTTTGCAACAGGTTTGTACGAATCTGAGTATGCTTCTAAAAAAGCAGAACTCGAACAGATTCATGAGGATATGATGAAGGACATCGATTCTGATTTCGATCCCAGAATAGCAAAATTTCTGGGAGTCTGCTGTTAAACAAAAGAAATTGAGCCTGCTTTTTAGTGGGCTCCTTTTTGTGTCCGGATTATGGAACTCGATAATTTACAACCGAATACGCGGACACGAAATAATGCCCACGACGTATGGGCTCAAAAGAATTGTAGCCGGTTATTCGTTGCCGTTTTTTGTACACAGATAGACTAGCAACTTGAACACGAAATAGTGGCAACAAAAACGTCTGGCTACGAAAAGAAAAGAGCCCACCATGAAGGCAAGCTCTTTCCTTTTATGCACCGATCATTGGATTGACGTATGTTACGCCAATGTATACGCCGCCAGCGATAAACACAAGCAGCATACCAGCCGTCAGCAAACTCTTACCAAGAGCCTCTGCATCGTAACTATATTTGATACGACAGACTGCTAACAAAGCGACACCGATGATTGATAAAATAGCTCCAACGGTTAATAAAAATAATAACATTTTAATTCCTCCTTATATGTGTACGTTTTGTTTGTTGTCCTAAATATGTGCTTCGTTCGAACACAATTACAACAGATACCGTAATTTTGTAGCCGATCATTCGTTGCCCTCTCTTTTTGTGTCCGATTTATTGGACACTATATATAAAATCAACTTCAGCGGACACGAAATAACGACAACGAAAACATCAGGCTACGAAAAGAAAAGAGCCCGCCATAAGGCAGACTCTCTTTTTCTTGTTAATCGTTGTCTGTGTTCCATGGTAACTTGATAACCTTTTCTGCATCGACAACTTTCTCGTTATGATACCAGGATGTCCATGGATTGTACGTCCAGTATTTATCTTCTTTGACTTTCTGATTCCATTCAGAAACATCTTTGATTGCTAATATTTTTGCAGCATCATCGTTTCCTGCATCCGCAATCTTTACTTCGTTAAGCAAAGCGTTGTATCTGATCTCGTTTTTCATAATCTTTGAGTCTGTTCCAATATGAGCTGAAACAAAGATGATAAAGGAAACGAAAACAACCCAAAACGCAATGGATGATAACCTTTCTGATATTTCACCAATACTGGTAAACATCGTTTCTGTGTATACGATATAGAAAACAATCATAGCAATAAGTGCGACTAAAAAGATAAGCATAATAATATTCTCCATTTCTTTGTGTGTAATTGTTGGTTATCTTAAATATGTATTTCGTTCGGGTATAATAACAATAGGTACACTGACTGTGTAACGGATCATTCATTACCCTCTCTTTTTTGTATCCGATTAATTGGAGATGAAATAACTGCTACAAAAACATCTTGCTACGAAAACATCTTACTACCAACCAAAGTATATACATCCGCTGACAATGATAATTATCTCCAATATAGCGATACCACGATCTTCAAAATCAGATAGAATACCAAACAAAATAGTTCCAACAAGCAATACACCAAATACAACATCCAACATAATATTTTTTCTCCTTGTATATGTACGTTTATTAACAATCTCTTGCCTACCATTAATAAGGCTCACTTTTTGGAAACATCGTCAGATTTCTTAAGATTTCGTATCCGCTTCTTTTGTAACCAAAAGAAAAAGAACCCACATATTTGTATGCAGGTTCTTTTCTCTTTCGTTTTTGGTTAGATTTTGACGGATCCTATTCGTTCGGATTCTCTAAACCGAGCGCAGACCAGTCGTCGTCAGTTCCTTCGTTTTCTAATGATAAACGATATGAATCGACGTCAAGAATTGCATCGACCATAACATAGGAATATTTCTGATCTCCATTTTCGTCCTCAAAGGATAATCTCATGGTATTGTATTCGCCATGGGCGGAATTGTAATACGATCTAACACGGCCAACATCTACTCCATTCTTATCGTACAGACGATTAATTTCGTTGTCATCTGGATTTAGATAATAGATATGCCAAGTGTCATCGTACTTTACAAAAACCGGTTCTAAGGAATCAGATACTGATTTTGAATCCGCTCTCTGCTCTGTTATTTGAGTGCTTTCATTTGAATTCTCGTTAAGATCAGAATAACATCCGGTAAGATACAAAGACATGATCAGAACCGCTAAAACCAATAACCCTCTTTTGTTTGTTACATTGTGTTTCATTTTGTTTCCTCCTTTTTGTGTGTGTTGTATTTTGTTATACTAAATATGGGACTGAACTGCTGCACACAAATACTTTGGAAACGAAAAGAGACCAACCAATCGGTTAGTCTCTAATGTAAGTTTAGTCTACTTTGATATCGGTGCATCTGTAGAAGATCTCTGGATCAAAGTTTGGGAGTTCTTTGATGACATTTTTGTCTTCTTCTGACAGGTTATTCCACCAGTTCTGTCTATCCACGACTGACTCATAGTAATCATAGTGATTACCTCTCACGTCCCACGCCGTGAGTGAAATGTCGAATAATAAAGCTTTGGCTCTTGATGTAGCCCAATCGAGATGAGTCCAGTCTGATGGTTTATTAAAGAACATCATCTTTGATTCTTCATCCGTATTGAAACAACCAAAATTGAACGAAGAATAATTCCAGTCACCAACATTTCGATCTCCTTTGTTGTTATCACCTACGTTATTGTCTCCGATGTTATTGTTTCCTGTGTTTCGATTTCCATAGTTTTCGCAACCTGTATTTTTGTACCCCAGATTTCTGTCACCAGAGTTTCTGTGTCCAGAATTCTGATCGCCAGTATTGCAATTCCCATTATTGCAATCTCCAGCATTACCAATTCCAGAATTACCAAGACCTGTATTAACAGTCTGTAATACCTCTTCCCAGGAAAGTTCGCGTACGATCTCAAGCTTATTAGTACACGATTTTTCACCATTTGTTTTGATATCTCCATAAGCAACCACTTCAGCAACTTTGTTTTCTGGGTTAAACGAATAATAATTAAAGCAATCTAATAACCGGGTACAAAAATGCATTCCGTGACCACAAATTTCAATTTCTCCTTCTTCTTCGAATTTACCAGGACAGGTATATTGCTTTGGTTTAACTCCTGCTGGTCTACATGTCCAATTCGAATAAAAAACCTTATATCCATATACTGGTCCACTTATTTTTGTTACTTCACTCATTTTGTTTCCTCCTTTTTTTTGTGTGTAATTGTTTGTTATCCTAAATATGGAACGAACTGCTGCACACAAATACTTTGGAAACAAAAAAGAGACCAACCAATCGGTCAGTCTCTAGTGTGAGTTTAATACACTTTGATTCCCGTACATCTATAAAAGATATCTTCATCGAAATTTGGAATCGCAAAGATACATCTCTTTTCAGAATCATCTAATTCATTCCACCACTTTTGAGCCATATTGCGGTTTTCGTCTTGTGAGAAAACTTTAAAGTATCCACCTGCTGTTTCATAACTTTGGTTTACTTCTTTTTCTTCGTCAGTCATGTCCTCTTTATCTATCCATTGAATCGTTTCCTTTGGCATACTCATCAATAGCAATCTTGCATCGGATTCTAACCAATCGTAATAAGTCCAATCTGATGGTTTGTTAAACAGCGTCATTGTTGGTACTTCTGTGTTAAAACAACCGGTGTTGTAAGAAGATGCATTCCAGTCACCGGTATTAAAATTACCAATGTTGCAGTCTCCTACGTTATTACTTCCATAATTCCAGTTGCCTGTATTCATGTCTCCGTTGTTATTATCTCCAACATTTCCAAATCCTGGATTATAATCTCCGGTATTTCTATTGCCTGCATTTTGATCTCCGGTGTTTCTATGACCAGCGTTATAATCACCAGCATTGTTGTATCCGAGGTTGCGATCTCCTGTGTTAAAACCTCCAATATTAAAAGCTCCTGTGTTGTGACTTCCAGCATTACCAGATCCAGTATTACTATGACCAGTATTCTGATGTCCTGTGTTGTAACTTCCGGCATTATCGTCACCAGTGTTAGAAAATCCAGTGCAATTATTTCCAAGATTGGTAATAGCTATTACTTCACTCCATGGAACCTCACGTACGATTTCTAACTTATTGGTACATAATTTGTTACCATATTTCTCACTTTCACTTATAAGAACCTTCCCATAAGCGATCACCTCTGCTACTTTGTTTTCTGGGTTGAACTCATAATATTCAAAACAATCTGCTAATTTTTGACAGAAATGCATTCCATTATGGCAAATTTCAAGTTCCCCTTTTATTTCAAACTTACCAGGGCACGCATATTGCTTTGGTTTGAATCCTAACGGATTACAGGCCCAATCTAACCGATCACAGGTCCAATCTGAATTGAATACCTTGTATCCGTGTATTGGTCCATTTGTCTCTGTCACTTTACTCATTTTGTTTCCTCCTTTTTTTGTGTGTGATGTTTTTGTTATCCTAAATATGTGTCTGATTTCTGCACACTAATACTCTGGAAACGAAAAGAAAGAGACCTCGATTGAAGTCTCTTCCTTGTGTTTTAACTAGTTTGTTTTTGTACACTCATGATATCTTTCTCTTAACATGTCTGTTGCAATCTGTCTTGCAGTTTCGAATCCCTCACAGAATCGTTCATCTACAGCGTCGATATCTTCCTCATCATACTTAAGGTCACGCATAATCTTTTTGATATCATCAATTCCTCGCTGTTTTCTATGACGACTGTTATATACAGGCATTTTGTCTATAAGCATAAGGTAATCAGGAATACGCTTCAGTGTTTCACCTCTATCGATGTTTTCACTGTCGGGTTTTTCGACTACGGGTTCGTTATTGTCGGATACATCTGTTTTTAATACCCCTACTCTGATTCCGGTACATTCGTAAAAGATATCAGGATCAAAGTTCGGAATCGCTTTAATGGTATCCTTCTCCGTATCCGAAAGATTATCCCACCAATATTGAACACGACTACAATCATCCTGTATTTTTAAGAATCCACCTGCTGTTTTATAACTTGGATGCCTGTCTTTTTCTTTTTGAGACATATCTACTTCGAACACCCAGTCAACATTGAACCCAGGCATCTGGTTTAACAAATATCTTGCGTCCGAACAGAGCCAGTCTTCATAAGTGATGTTTGACGGCTTATCGAACATCATGATCTTGTGCTCTTTTACATTGAAACAGCCAGAATTATTAGATGACTGATTCCAGTCACCTGCGTTTCTGTCTCCAAAATTATGATCACCACTGTTTTTACTGCCGGTGTTATTATTTCCGGAATTGTATTTTCCTGCATTTTTCGATCCTGAATTATAACTTCCTGTGTTTTTGCGACCAGAATTATAATTTCCAGAATTTTCATAACCTGTATTTCCTGTACCTACGTTATAGGAACCTACATTACCGCTTCCAATATTTTGACCACCTGTGTTGTTACTACCGAAATTGTTATTTCCGGTATTAAAGTCTCCAGAATTTCTGTGTCCGCAATTATATGATCCAGAATTTCCGCTACCTGCATTTCGATTTCCTGAATTAAGACCGCCTGTATTCTCAAAACCGGTACAAAGATCACCAATATTAACAAGGTGCAACACTTCATCCCATGAAAGTTCGCGAATTATTTTGAGCTTATTGGTACACGACTTATTGCCATCTGTTATAACTTTTCCATAAGCAACCACCTCGGCTACTTTATTTTCAGGATTAAAGCTATAATAAGAAAAACAGTCCGATAAACGTGTACAAAAATGCATTCCATGTTCGCTGAGATCGAGATGACCCATTTCTACAAACTTTCCAGGACATGAATATTGTTTTGATATCGCCCTATCATTTGGTCTACAGGTCCAATCCGGATAAAATACCTTGTATCCGTGTATTGGTCCGTTTGTTTCTGTCACTTTACTCATTTTGTTTCCTCCTTTTTGTGTGTAACATTTTTATTATCCTAAATATGTGTTTGGCTGCGGCACACAAAAAAAAATCGGAAACAAAAAGAGACCAACCGATTGGTCAGTCTCTAGTTTGTGATTAATTTACCTTGATTCCTGTACATTCGAAGAAAATATTAGGATCAAAGTTTGGAATTGCTTTAATGACAGCTTTGTCGGAATCCGAAAGATCATTCCACCATTTTTGTCTACCATCTATGTTGTTAATAACCTTCAGGTATCCACCTGTTGTTTTGTAAGTTGGGTAAGAAGTCTTCTCGTCATCGGTCATACAAGCTTCTTTTTCCCATTTTGTTGATACGTCTGGCATACTGTCTAACAAAGCGCATGCATCGCTATCCTGCCAGTCAGTATAAGTCATGTTAGAAGGCTTATTGAACATTATGATTTTGTGTTCTTCGGTGTTGAAACAACCAGAATTGTGAGATGATTTATTCCAGTCTCCAGAATTAGAATCACCAAGATTCCGATTGCCTGTATTTTCAGCTCCCAGGTTAAAATGTCCACTATTAAGATCACCTGTGTTATTATCCCCCGTATTACAGTTACCAATATTTTCGTCACCGGTATTATAATATCCAGCATTTTTACATCCAGTGTTATTACTGCCTGAATTTTCATAACCTATATTAAAATCACCTGAATTACAATCACCAGAATTCCAACCACCGCTATTATAAGAGCCAGTGTTTTTGTTTCCTGAATTTTGAGATCCTGTATTATAATGTCCAGAATTTTGGTTTCCAGAATTCCAATATCCTCTGTTATCATCGCCAGTGTTGAAATCTCCAGTATTATAATCTCCAGAATTCAAATTCCCAGCATTTTCATTTCCAGTGTTTTTTAACCCAGTACAGTCATTGCCAGTATTAACAAGATCTAATACTTCTTTCCAGGAGAGCTCCCGCACGATTTCGAGCTTATTTGTACATGACTTATCACCATCTGTTACGACATCACCGTAAGCGATTACTTCGGCAACTTTGTTTTTACTGTCAAAGCCATAATAATTGAAACAGTTTGCTGCTTTTTGACAGAAATGCATTCCGTTGCCACAAACTTCGATTTCTCCTTCTTCCTCGAACTTGCCTGGACATGTATACTGTTTTGTATTCCCGCATGGACTGCAAGTCCAGCCCGGTCTAAATACCTTATATCCGTGTACAGATTCATTCTTTTTGGTCTCATCACTCATTTTGTTTCCTCCTTTATGTGTCCTTAATTATTTGTCTTAAATATGGGACTGGACTGCTACACACAAAACATCCGGAAACAAAAAGAAAAGAGACCTCATATGAGATCCCTTATTCTGTTTAGAGCTGTTTTTCGATTGCTCTTAACGCACTATACAAAATCTTACCTGCATCTGTGACTGTAAGCACGTTCATATACAGAATTGTTGGTTTTTCTAAGTACTTCTCCAACTCTGTTCCTGCAACCTTATCAGACATCTTGTAATACTTGTTTGACAACTCGTCATAATTCGGAAATGGTCGTGATTCGATCTTGAAGATATCACTCCAGGATTCTTTTACATAAGGCTTCACTTCGTCATAACCGCTTCTCGTCTCCAAAAAGATATGTTCGTTTTCTTTGATTGCGTTCGCACAGTCTAAAACTACAAGAACATCAGCTGCTTTCCAGATTTCATCAAAGCATTCGATTGCTGTTCTCGGCTGTGTCTTGAAAAATTCATCAATCTGGTCAAACATTGGAAATTCCCAATCGAAAAGACTTATCATGCAAAGCATTTTCCACATCTTTTCCTGATCGTTTGCTCTTAAACCATATCTCTTTTCAATCATTTCTTTGCTCATTCTTATCATTTTTGTTTCCTCCTTGTTTGTGTGTGTAATTGTCGTTACTTTAAATATGGTATAAAGCGCTGCACACAAAAATACCGGAAACGAAACATGTCCGAAAACGAAAGAAAGAGCCCGAAGTGTCTGAATTTATCAAACATTTTAGGCTCTATACTTTAGTTAATCTTCTCCGTACATGCAGATTTCGCACATGTACTTACAATTAGCACAATGTTCGTTGTACCATCGCATCCAGTCTTCCTGTGTGAGTTCGTGCGTTACGTTCGCTTTTGTCCAATAATCTTGATACATGAAATCGCAACTGTTGGACATATCTTTTTTCTCTGGCATACTTGTTTCCTCCTTGAATTGTGTGCTTTATTGGTTAACCTAAATATGGTACTAACTACTGCACACAAAAATACCGGAAACGAAAGAGAGACCAACCAAAAGGTCAGTCTCTGATTTTTGTTAGGACTCAAGCTGTACATTTACACCAGTACATTTATAGAAAATATCTGCGTCAAAATTCGGAATTGAAAGAATTGTCTTCTTTTCAGAATCATCTAATTCATCCCACCACTCTTGAACCATATTACGGTTTTCATCTTGTGAGAAAACTTTAAGGTATCCGCCTACTGTTTCATAACCTGGATTTAATTCTTTTTCTTCATCAGTCATGTTGTCTGACCAAATCCATTCAACTGTACGATTTGGAATATCGTTCAGCAGATGACACGCTCTACTTTTTAACCACTGACTATAAGTCCAGTTTGATGGTTTGTTGAACAGCATAATTATTGTTTCCTCTGTGTTAAAGCAACCATTGTTATAGGCAGATAGATTCCAGTCGCCAGTATTTCGGTTTCCAATGTTTCGATTTCCGGTATTATAATTTCCAGAGTTATAATTTCCAGTATTACTCTTTCCTCTGTTATTGTTTCCGGTATTATTATTTCCTGTATTTTCATAACCTGTATTGCTATCTCCTACATTCTTGCGTCCAGTATTATGATGTCCAGTATTTTGATCGCCAGTGTTGTAATCACCGTCATTGTAATTACCTATATTATAATCTCCTGTATTTGACTTCCCGGTATTATAACATCCTGCGTTATAATCTCCTGAATTTCTGTACCCAGAATTGTAATGTCCAGTATTATCATAGCTGCTGTTATGGTTTCCTGTATTATGGTCTCCAGTGTTATGATCTCCTACATTTCCGCGTCCTGAGTTGTAATAACCTACATTCCGGTCACCCTTGTTGTCAGAACCAGAGTTATAATTTCCAGTATTACATTCGCCTGTGTTACCAATTCCAGTACAATCCTTGCCGATATTAACAAGACTTAAAACTTCTTCCCAGGAAAGTTCCCGAACAATTTCAAGCTTGTTTGTCCAACATAGCGTACCATGTTCACTTTTCCCAATATCGCCGTAAGCTATTACTTCGACTACATGAGTATTGCTATCAAACTTGTAAAATCCAGATTTGAAATAACTAATTGGGTTCGTACGAAATGTCATTCCCCGTTTTTGGACATCCATTTCGTCGTCTTCAAATCTAGCTGGACAAGTATATTGTCCCTGTGCATCATGTTCTCGCGGATTACAGGACCAGTCAGGATTAAATACCTTGTATCCATACGCTCTGTCGCTTAATCTTGTAACATTAATCATTTTTCGTTTCCTCCTTGTATTGTGTGCTTTTTATTTGTTGTCCTAAATATGGGACTAAACCGCCGCACACAAATACTACGGAAACAAAAAGAGACCTCATCTATGAAGTCTCTCTTGAAAATTATTCTACTCTTATTCCGGTACATTCGAAGAAAACATCAGGATCAAAGTTCGGAAGATCTTTAATGATTTCCTTGTCTTTATCTGAAAGTTCATTCCACCATTCTTGATTATCCGAGAGCGCTTTTGTAAGATATCCACCTGCTGCTTCAGCTGCTTCACTTTCAGCGCATTCATTCTTTTCCTCATCTGTCATTTCCCATAAATAGGACCATCTAATAATTGAGATTTGATTCAATAAAGATCTAGCTCTTGATTCAAACCACATTCTGTATGTCCAATCTGATGGTTTGTTAAAAAATGTAATCTTTTGTTCCTCTGTGTTAAAGCAGCCAACATTCAGTGAAGATTTGTTCCAGTCTCCAACATTGTTATTCCCAATATTGTTACTTCCTGTGTTTCCATCCCCAATATTATTGTTACCAACATTCCAATTACCAGAATTTTCGTTTCCTGTATTACAATCCCCTGTATTCCGATTTCCAGAATTATACTGTCCAAAATTTGTATCTCCTGTATTACATTTTCCTGTATTAGAGTTACCGACATTGCATGTTCCACTATTGCTATCACCAACATTATAATCTCCACTATTGTGATGACCAACATTTCCAACTCCAGTACAATTATTTCCAATGTTGACAAGTCTCAAAACTTCTTCCCAGGAGAGTTCCCGAACGATTTCAAGCTTATTTGTACAGCATAAGTCGTTAAGATCCTCAATGATTACATCTCCAAAGGCAATCACCTCAGCCACCTTGTTATTCGGATTAAATTTGTAATAACTAAAACAATTTACAAGCTTTTGGCAAAAATGCATTCCATGTTTGCATAACGAAAGTGGACCTTTTTCTTCAAACTTACCAGGGCAGGAATACTGTTTTGTGTTATCTTCTGGACTGCAGTCCCAATCTTCTGGGCTACAGGTCCAATCTGGATTAAACACCTTGTATCCATGTACCGGCTTATTTCTTACTTCTTTTCTCATTTTGTTTCCTCCTTTAATATGTGCTTTTTATTTGTTATCTTAAATATGGAACTAAACAATCGCACACAAAAGAAACGGAAACAAAAAGAAAGAGACCTCACATTTGAAGTCTCTTCTTTGCATTTTTAGTCCGCTCTGATACCTGTACATTCGTAGAAAATATCAGGATCAAAGTTTGGAATCGCTTTGATGGCCTCTTTTTCTATCAGAGAAAGATTATTCCACCAAGACTGAATAAGATCCAAGTTTTTCTGTTTTTTCAGGTAACCGCCTGCCATTTCATAAGTCGGGTGCAACTCTTTTTCTTCATCAGTCATATCATCTTTATCTACCCATTCGACTGTTCTTTTTGGCATCTGAATTAACAAAAACCTTGCTTCAGATTCTAACCAACGACGAAAAGTCCAATTCGATGGTTTATTAAACAGCATAATTGTTGTTTCTTCTGTATTGAAACAGCCAGTATTAAAAAATGACTTATTCCAATCCCCGGTATTCCAGTTGCCAATGTTACAGTTACCAGAATTATGTTTTCCAATATTCCAGGTTCCGGTATTGCTGTTTCCACTGTTGTAGTCACCTGTGTTGCAATCTCCTTCATTACAATTTCCAGTATTGCAGTCCCCATCGTTTCTGCCTCCAGTATTACCTTTTCCAGCATTAGCACATCCCGTGTTACAGTTTCCGGAATTACAGCGTCCAGCATTATAATCACCTGTGTTCCAGTTTCCAGTATTACTATCACCAATGTTGTGATCGCCGGTATTCCAGTCTCCTTCGTTACAAGATCCAGCATTCCAGTTCCCAGCATTTTCGTTTCCCGTATTACGTAAACCAGTACAATTTTTTCCAACATTTACGATTCTCAGCACTTCATCCCACGGGATTTCACGCACGATTTCCAACTTGTTGGTACACAATTTGTTACCGTCTGTTATAACATCTCCATAGGCGATCACCTCGGCAACCTTGTTTTTGCTGTCAAATCCATAATAATTAAAACATGCGGCAGCTGTTTGACAAAAATGCATTCCATGTTCGCAAATTTCAAGTTCTCCTTCTTCTTCGAATTTGCCTGGACAGGTATACTGTTTGCTTGAACCACCGATTGGTTTACATGTCCAGTCTGGATTAAACACTTTGTATCCATGTACAGGTTCACTCATTTTTGTTGCTTCACTCATTTTGTTTCCTCCTTTATTGTGTGTGTGTTTGTTATCCTAAATATGGGTTAAAACCACTGCACACAAAAACACTGGAAATAAAAAGAGACCAACCCCAATATAAGGTCGATCTCTAATTTGCTTAGTCTTCCATAGTACTATTTGGAATATCGAGGCTGGCTTTCAATGCATTCATCAGATTTCCAGCAATCGCTTCTGCCATATTAACTGGCACTGCGTTTCCGATCATTTTGTATCCATTGTTCGCATTTTCATACATGAATTCAAAATCATCCGGAAACCCTTGTAGTCTTGCTACTTCTCGGACGCTCATTCTTCGATACCGATCTTTCGCACCCGGGACAAAACAGTACGAATCTTTTGATATCTGCTGCATTTTAGGTGCGTTTGGATGTATCTGACATTGGCGTCCGGATGCCTGCACTGTAAAACCAGGCTCATCCCAGCTGCGGACACGGTTTCTGGACATGAATACCGGAGAGTAACTATCAACATAATATTCATGGTTATTAACCGCTACAGGATTACGCTTGTTTCTTGCAAGTGTTGGAACAGCATTGTCTCGTAAATCCCAAATAGCATCCTTTAACGTTACAATATGTTCTGGATCTCCGCCTGGAAATACAAATGAAATATCAAGATCAGTTCGGATGCCAATATAGAAGATCCGTTCTCTCGTTTGCGCTAATCCATAGTTACAAGCATTTGTTTTGTATACGGAAACGTTGTAACCAGACTCGGCAAACAAAGAAAGGATCCGATCAACCGCATCCGCATGTTTCTTTGATATCATCCCGGGAACATTCTCAGCTACAAAGAATTGTGGTCGAAATTCCCGGAGCACACGAATGTATTCAAAGAAAAGCTGTCCTCGCTTATCTTCAATTCCTTTTCCGGCTCCGGCTACTGACCACGACTGACATGGCGGTCCGCCTATAATTCCTGCCAATTGTTCTCCTGGTTGCAGCTTAAGATAGGGTTCAAGATCTGATTTAGTTACATTTCTGATGTCGCCTTCAATTAGATGCGTATTTTTATGATTTCGTTTGTACGTTTCCCAGATTGTGGCATCAAATTCATTGGCGACCGGAATTTCGAAACCAGCTCGTTCGAACCCGAGATCCATTCCGCCACATCCGGAAAACAGACTGATTATTTTATAACTCATATTTAGGTCTCACTTTCTAATTTGATGACCTAAATATGGGTTGAGTGCTCGTTTGCTGACTTAATTTCGTTTTAGTTTAAGTTCTCTAAAAAATGCATCTATGGAAGTACAGCATTTAATTGGCGGTACAGACGATTTTTTCTTATTCTATTGTCGCTTTCTTTGCAACGATCCATTTGTTACTGATTGTTGGATCGTATATTAGTTCTTGCTCTAATGACATCGTTTGAATATTGAATCCTTTTGGAAGTTCCGCAATTTCGTTAATAAAACGTATCGTTTCAAAATTTCTTGTACCTAAACAGATAACAGTCTGTACCGTTTTAATTAGCGTTTCAATTAGCTCATACCAAGATTGGGGATACATTTCTTTTAATTGCGAAATACATTGAATCAAGTAATCGATACTCATTCCACATGTTCTTGCAAGGACACACAAGCCTGTATCTATATAACACATACTCGCTTCGTCAAGTATAACCTTTACTATACGTGTGTCACTCTCATTTGCGAAATACTGTTTGCGGTACTGTTTGATAAAGAAATTCATAAACAAGATTGAATACAAGTCACATTCTAATGATCGTGTCACAACCACTGCAATGTTATCCTGAGTTCTAAGTTTATCGATGATTTCTGTAATATTTGTTTCGTTATCTGACATCAAATCTTCCAATAACATCTTACAGGTAATCAACGTATTCATTAACATTTTTGGTGCATTTATATATAAACGCTCTTTGTTTTGATAAAAGAATTCCAGTGCAAGTGCTTCGTCTCTGTTTTTGAGTTCAAGGTGTGCGTCACAGATTTCCTGTAATTCACGAAGATTATCCGTTACTTCATCATAAGAACACGACTCTTTTTTAACTGCTCTCATAACCTCATTTATCATGACTTTCATTTCAAGCTGTTCGAAAAATTCGTCTCTTTGTCCTTCTCTTCTGTTTCTAGTCTGGTTTACTTTGCATAATACCTTAACGAATTCTGCTGCTTCCTCTTCATTTGTAATCAATTTAAAGTAGTCTATCGGATGTTTGTCTAAATTTAATTCGATTACATCATATCCCGGAAGCAACTCTTTCACATGATCAACATCGATCTTGATACCATGAATCAGGAAATTACTATCTTTGTTTGCATATTTCAGATTCGGATCGATATAGCAATAATTTTTTCCTGATCCCGGTGCTCCGATTACTAATGTATTACTGTTATGATTTAAGTTTGTAACTACTTCGACATCTTTTCCAAGAATCTTAAACGCACCGTCGTAGTCTTTTGGTAACTTATGCTGCATATTGTGTTCTCTGTTTATTTTACTATTTTTAATTCTGTTATCTGTCTTTTTGTTTCGTCTTGTAAATAATACCATACAATTCGCTCCTTCTTGAATGTTTCATTTGTTTGCTACCTCTTAAATATGGATAAGAATGAAACAAAGAAATCGGAGCGGAACGCGTGTGACTTTGAACACTCACACGTTTGAAATGGACACAAAATGTTCGGTTGCAAATGTTTGTATTAATTCTTGTCTCAATGTCGTTTCACTTAGTTTGTGTTTGTTCGTCCCATATTTAATACGAAACAAATTCATATGTACAATTCAAGGAGGAATAAATAATGAGCAAATCTAATTTAATTGACATCGAACTTATCAAAAAGTACGTAGACATCACAGAGGAAGAACTGATGATGCGTCTCGTAAAAGATGCAGTTGGTCTTCAGAAAGAAGCCGAGGAAAACAAACATCGTTCTGAAGTACAGGAACGTCTTGCTGATCCGGAATACCGTAAGTATGTGATCATGTTCTGGAAAGAATACGACTATTTGAAACAGTATTTTACAGATGACGAAATTATCGAGGCTGCTGCAGAATTCATGCCAAAATCCTTTTTAGTTACAGAACTTGCCGTTCCTGGACACAGACAAAAAGATGAACCGCTTAGTTACATACCATCCATTTTTAAACGTTATGGATATACCGAGTTTACAGAAATGCGTGGTAGCTGGGAAAGAAAAGTTCAAAAAGCAGCGACTTTTTATACCGTGGCTTATGATTACCAGATTCATAGTTCTGATTCCGTAAAATACTTACTTATGAATCGTTTCCCATATCTGAACGAATGTGACCAAGTAGATGTATACGATATTGACGATCGTAACGACTGGATCTATATCGGGTTACCATTCACATGGGCAGATGAAAATGGTGTTGAAAAAGAAAGTATTCATCCTTTGTACACTCCGGTTTCAGCGCTGATGAATTGTGACCCGGATGCAATTGTAGAGACACATCTCAAATATTGGAACGGTTATAACGGAGTTAAGTATAACGAACGCGAAAAAGCTTTTGTTGACTCCGCACCGATACAGGCGTTCTTAAAACGTGTTAAAGCTGGAAAGTAAACAAAGGCTAGAGTCCACATTATGTGGGCTCTTTTCTTTATCTTCGTTTCCGTCTGTTTTGTGTGTAATCATTTCGTCACATATATTGAGTTGTATTCGTCAATTATATACAAAAAGAAAAGAGCCTAATTTCTCAGGCTCAGTTTCTTATTATATTGAAGATACGATATCAATGCTTTGTTCTTTTTGACTCGGATCCTCGTCTGTTTGTTTTAATGATATACTTCCCTGTGTACACGAGAATTAACATTTGAATAATTTTGTTTGCAACACTTAACATAATCATTTCCTCCTTTGATTACATATATTTGTTTGTTATCTTAAATATGTAATACATGTACAAACAATAATAAGTCCATTCGCTGTGGTAGTTGAAACGTTTCGATGATTTCGACACTATCAATTATAACGTACGAATTATTGAAGATATTTTTATCAACGACTTCAAGAAGTATTTTGTTGTAAGAATCATCTATAAGCCAACATATGTCTGTTTTCTTATTGTCTCTTCTATTGTTGGAAATACAACTTCTTTTTCGTTTGGTTTAGAAACTCATAATATTTCTAAATCAATTCCATAGTAATTGTTTTTGATAACAGCTTCTATTTTTGTTATAGGGTTATAAAGTTTGTTTATTAACACATCCATAATGTTTTCGTCTTTACTCCATGAAACATAAAAATCAGAATACTCAGGTTGTATAAGATCGTGATATTCACATGGTTCATAATACCCTAATACTCTATATACTTTTCCTTGATACAAAGCTTTTGCTTCTTCATACTCTTTATCTGATTGTTTTAATACAAGGAGAAGTTTTAATAAGCTATTAAAGAAGTTCGTAAACTCTTTATTAATCAAATCATCTTTTCTTTCTCCAACATAGGTATTACCAACCCAATAATTTAGAACTTCGTATATATTCTGTTTAAATATACTACCGTCTCGCATAAAACATTCACATTCATTTAATCTTTTTATTGCTATACGAATCTGATTGCTAATGTTATTTATATTGTTGCTTATTGTTTTGTTATCACCTTTTGGATTTATTTTAATTTCTCTCATATTCATTCTCGCTACCAATCGCTGCCCCAGTCTGTACCGGAGCTCCAGGAACTACCACTATCCCAACCAGAATCCCAGTCGCTATTCCAGCTACTATTATCACTACTGGACCATGAATCGCCACTGGACCACGAACTCGAATCGTCATAATCGTAATCGTAGTCATAGTCGTAACTGCTGCTGTTGTCGTTATATGTTGATTCATTATCCCAAATACTATTATCTAGTGTTGTTCTCCGGGAATTATTATAATAGTTGTTTCTAATATCATCGTTATGATATATTTTACTCTGACTTGTAGTGTTCTCAAAATAAGTGTCTGCTGGTGTTTTCGTTATTATAATGGATCCTATCAAAAGTGCAGTCATAATAACAAAAAGAAGAATTGTAAGTTCAATCTGTGTCTTTGCAAAATCGCTCAATTTGTGTTTCTTTGGTTTGCGATCTTCCTTGGAAATTGGATTTGGTGTTACAGTTTGTTTCGGTGTCGCCTTTAATGCCTCTTCTTTGATCTTCATGTAAATTTCGTTTACGGCATAAGCTTCGTCATCGCCTTCGTAACGAACTGCTCTGGTTCCGTCTGCTTTGTTTTTATATACAACGAATCGACCAGATTCATCATCTTTGTAGATACCAAAAGCTTTCGGTTCTTTATAATCGATTCCGATAAAGAAACGTAAATCTTCAAGTGGACAATTCTTTTCCCGTGCCCATGCTTTTAGCTCCTCAATCGTTATCGGGACTCCGTTTGCGACTCGTTTGAATTTATCATTCGGAGCTCCACAAAACGGGCACATTCTATCGTTGTCACTGATCTCGTTTCCGCAATATTTACATTTTACCTGCATATTTCGTATCCTCCTTCATAACAACAATAAGGCTCATTATTGTTTCGATTCGTCAATAATGTCAAAGTATTCGCATTTTCTACACAGCCAAACAAATATATCCAACATAATGGTTTCGTAAACGAAATGAACAGGTGGATTCGGAATGATAATAGCAACTTTTGTTTCGGTTTTTAGTTTTGTTATGCAGTCAGTAAGAATATTATTACATTCTGAATGAATGGTATGTTCTAATACCAACGGATTGTACACCTGACCTATCAGCAACAAACATGTCGTTAGTAATGTTCGAAATCGAATTTCATTCATTTCCGGTTTCGATATTATATCATTATACGATCGAAGCATCGACGACGGTATTGATTCGTTGTTTTCAGATCGTTCATAACTCTTTTTAAGTTCAGAATTTAATAATTCAAAGACATTTTTAAATGAACAATTCTTTCTTGCTAATGTTTCTTCTATTGCGTTAACTAAAAGCTGTTTCTCTATTTCGTCATAAATGGTTTCTTTGTATGAGTCGGATACAACTCTGTCGTTTTGAATCAAAAGATCTACAAACCATTTCGCTTCCTGTTTGTTTGTAATCAATAAGAAATAATCAATAGCATGTTTCATCGGGTTTAATTCGATTACGTCATAATCCGGAAGCAGTTCTTTTACTTGGTCCGCATTTGCTTTTGGGTCATGAATCAGAAAATGGTGATTCTCTGCTGCTATCTTTGTAATTGCGTTACGATACTCATTCGAGATTATGAATATTTTTGTTTCCTGCATAGTACGTATACCTTCCTTTATTTTCACTTTAAATATGTATAACTCAGAAACAAAGAAATGAAATCATTATTCGCAACAAAAAGAAAAGAGCCCATTGTAGGCTCAATTCTTTACTGTTTACAATTCCAGCTTGTCGTCTTCGATCTCTTCATACAATTCTAAGTCCTTTGTGATATTTGTTATTCTGTGTATAGTATTCATAACTGATAATTTCCTTCCTGTTTCGTTGCCTGTGGGTGTTAACCACTAACGCTATTTCACTTTCTATTGAACAAAGAAAGCCTGTATCCATAATTTGAATACAAGCTTTCCATTTCTAGTTATCTGTCTTCGAAATCATCAAAATCTTCATCGTATTCTTCTATTTCGATTCCATCTGTTTCTGGTGTTTCGATTCCGCTACCAGCATCGTTAAGAATACGTACCTGAATCAATTCATCTACATAGTTAGCAAGTTCGATAGCATCGCCTAAACCCATTTCCTGTCCACGTGGAGAACCAGCAATTCCGGCATGTCCTCCTGCTAACGGTCCCCATGCTGCCTGAACGATTTCGCACGCATTTAATCCGATTGCGTTTTCATCGTAAAATGAGAGTGTAATATCTTTTCTTGTACTGTTATAAGAAACGATTGCGGGACTTACTCTATTAAATACCGATGATTCATAATTCACGTTGCAGAACAGATTTTTTGTTGAAAATACTCTTACGTTTGGGCTGTCCAGATATATGCATTTTTCTACTTTATCGTATATATCCTGCTTCCATTTGATACCAGCTTCAATCATTTCGTTATGACGTGGTCTGTCTTCGTTTACGATATCCGAAATCGCATCAGCTATATCGAGAACCAGATTCGTAATATCTACAGCACCGCTGCTTCTTCTTAAATCCGGTACTGCCTTGTCCGTGTAATTGTAAAACGCATTTAATTTATTCTGAATATCCTGTGACAACTGGTTCATATTTTTTGGTTTCGGTCCGTTTAAATCGATAAATTCTGCTGCTTTCCAAAATTCCGGATCATCCGGTTTCGTTCCCATTAATGCCATGATGCCGCCCATGGAATCGAGGTCGAGATGGGATACTAAAATTTCGCCATCGGTTAAAACGGGAACGTCTGACCAGTTACAAGGTGCTGGATTCGCGCTTCTCGCTCCGTGATGTGCCATAGTAATTACACTACCAGGTACGCACTCTGCGCCGTACTCTGCTTCGACTGTTGCTTTTACGTCGTGTTCTTTTGCATAGTTTACTGCATCTTCATAGGATGCACATAAGATAACTTTCAAGTTGTTACTCATAATCGTTTCCTCCGTAGTTGGTTGAATTGTGTTATAGACTAAATATGGGATGAAAATAACGAAACAAATACATTTAATGTTACGAAACTTTTCTAACGATATAAACGTCTTGCTGTACTTCTTCCGCATATCGAAGTTTTTTAGAAAGTCTTTTTATATTGCAATTTAATGCCTTTGCTGTATCTGTTATGCTTTCATATTCTTTTGTTTCTCCTGTTTTTGTGTTCGTTACAGTTGTTCTTATTCGTTTGTTACATGGTCTATATGTTATGTAATTTTCTGGAAAGTCTTCTGTTTCTTTCGCAAATATCCATGTTTTGTTATATGCATATTGAATACCTGTCTTGTGTGTGTGGTTAATGCGTTTAGTCACAACAGAATGGTGTTTTTCTCCTAAAAAATTTGTACATTGTTGTGCTGTGTCAAAATGATATACTTCACCAGTTTTGATGTTTTTGCATTTAACTTTGTAAGAATGTGGATTGTTAACTCCTAGTTTTGTATTTCTGATTTTGTTCTTGATTTCCTTCATTTCGTCTTCTGTTTTGCGACAATATGTGTTGTTTCCGTCTCCACCGTCTGTCATATTGTATCCGGTTTTATTAGAGTTATAGTATTTAATCCAGTAACGTTCTTTCTTTTGCAATTCTTTTGCATCTAACGCTTGATCAATCGTTTCTACAATAAATGCGTCTTCTCCATGTTTTCTGATTGCTCGTGCAAACAAAGTATCTAGTTTGTTATTCATAGCTTCATTTACATGACGTTTCCATCTTTCGTTAGTTGTTTTGTGTGTTTTTCCAATATAAATCTTTCCATTATCTTTGCATGTTATTTTGTAAATATACATAGTGCCCTCCATCTATTTCGTCTTAAATATGCATAGCAACAAAACAAAGAAAAACCACACAAAAAGAGCCACCACATAATGTGATGACTCTTTTGTTTACTTACAGATGTAAAACTCTGTCACGAATTTCTTCGGTTCTACCCTGATTCCAGAACTGTGTACCTATATATCCACAGGTACGTCTTGCTACAGACATTTTGTTCTGATCACGGTTTCCACAATTCGGACACTCCCAGATAAGTTTCTTTTTGTGAGTAACTTCATCTTCGCCTTCTACAATCTGAATCTCTCCATCATATCCACATTCCATGCAGTAATCACTCTTTGTGTTGAGTTCTGCATACATAATGTTGTCATAAATGAACTGAATAACAGCAATTACGGCTGGAATGTTTCCTTTCATATCCGGAACTTCCACATATGAGATAGCTCCGCCTGGAGATAACTTCTGAAATGGTGCCTCGAATGTTAACTTTTCGAATGCATTGATCTTTTCTCTAACAGATACATGGTACGAATTGGTAATATAATCGTGATCAGTTACATTTGGGATCACTCCAAATCTCTTCTTTAAGCATTTTGCAAACTTATAAGTTGTTGACTCCAATGGAGTTCCATATACTGAATAATCGATATTTTCAGCTGCTTTCCATTTTTCGCATGCGTCATTTAAAGCCTGCATAACTTTCATCGCAAATGGCTGACCTTTTGTAGGCTCCGTATGCGATACACCGAGCATTCTCTCTGTCATCTCATAGAGACCGGCATATCCGAGAGAAATTGTTGAGTATCCGTTATACAGTAACTTATCAATCGTTTCGCCTTTTTTCAGACGAGCTAAAACTCCGTGCTGCCATAACATTGGAGCTACATCTGAAGGAGTTCCGAGCAGTCTCTCATGTCTGCATCGTAATGCTTTGTGGCACAGCTCGAGACGTTCATCGAGAATTTCCCAGAATTTATCCATATCCCCATTTGATGAACATGCTACGTCAACCAGGTTTAATGTAACAACACCTTGATTGAATCTTCCGTAGTAGACATGACCTTTGTGCTTGTCAAAGTTGCCGGCATTTGAAATGTTGCCAACCTTCTCACTATAACGATCTACGGTAAGGAAACTTCTGCAGCCCATGCATGGAAATGCATCTCCTTCTTTAATTTCTTTGATCTTTTTTTCGGAAATGTAGTCAGGAACCATTCTTTTTGCAGTACATTCTGCCGCTAACTTGGTTAACCAGAAATATCTGTCGCCCTCTTTAATGTTATCCTCTTCAAGCACGTATAAAAGTTTTGGAAACGCTGGTGTAATGTACACACCTTTTTCGTTTTTTACACCTAAAATACGCTGATGAAGCATTTCTTCGATAATCATTGCAAGGTCATCTTTCTGTTCTTCCGGGACTTCATTCAGATACATAAAGATACTGACAAATGGAGCCTGTCCGTTTGTTGTCATAAGTGTGATAATCTGGTACTGAATCATCTGTACACCACGAGCGATTTCCTCTTTCAAACGCATTTCTGAAATCTTGTTGATTGCTTCATCGTTTAATTCGATTCCTGCGGTCTTGAATTCATCCAAAACCTGTTTTCTGATTTTCTTTCGACTTACGTCTACAAAAGGAACTAAGTGTGAAAGCGTGATTGTCTGACCACCGTACTGACTACTTGCCACCTGAGCGATCATTTGTGTTGCAATATTACATGCAGTTGAAAAACTCTTTGGTCTGTCAATCATAGTCTCGCTTATAACAGTTGTGTTCTCGAATGCGTCCTCAAGGTTGTCCAAGCAACAGTTTGTCATATGCTGACTGTAGTAATCAGCATCATGAAAATGAATCTCTCCATTCTCATGAGCTTCAACAATATCTTCTGGCAGCAGGATTCGTTTTGCTAAGTCCTTTGATACTTCTCCTGCCATGTAGTCACGCTGTACAGATACAACTGTTGGATTCTTGTTGCTGTTTTCCTGTTTGACCTCCTCATTTGCACACTCGATCAGACTTAAAATTGCGTCATCAGTTGTGTTTGCTTTTCTTGCAAGCGCTCTTTTTGATCTGAAGTTGATGTAATGACGAGCTAGATTGCATTTTCCCGCTAACATGAGTTCGTCTTCCACTAAGTTCTGGATCTCTTCAACATTCATGTTATAAGTTGCTCCCATAGCTGTTTTTGTTACATCTTCTACGATCGTATCAATCTGCTCTTTTGTAAGTTTGTCTCTTGTTGCAACCTCAGCATTTGCTTTCTCGATTGCTTTTCTTACTTTTTCAGGTTCAAAATCTACAACCTGTCCGTTACGTTTTACTATCTTGTTCATAATTCATCTCTCCTTTTCTTTGATAGTTATTATTGTTACGTAACTAAATATGTGTTCTATGTCTATTCGTTTTCGCTTACATTGGCTCAAATGTCGGCATCCCTTGTATGTACCCCAGAGCTTGTAACCGATCCATCCCGGCGACTTCCTGGTATTCACACCATTTCTTTTCATGTTCACACATTCGTCGCCACTCCTCTTTGGTTACACTCTGATCTGGGTACGATTGAACCGATGCTACACTCTTTCTCTCCACTTCTTTTTGGTCCCGTACATTTCGTTTGCTCATATCTTTTCACCTCTCTTTCTATGCATACCTAAATATGTGTCCACAAGAGTGCAAACAAAAAGAAAGAGACCGACCTAAATGATCAATCCCTTTTCTTTTTTTTTATTTCACTGCGCGCAAAATAACTTTTTTAACATCGATATAAGAACAACCATCGCACCAAATTTCATCGCCGTTTTGACCACCAGCTAAAAGTTTTAAACACACTCCTGGTTTCCCATCTTTGCTTCCTTCATAAATGTATCCAATGTTTGAAACGTTTATCATGGTTTTTATGCCTTCTTCTGGATACACAATTTCGATAAATCCTTTAAGAGCTGTAATCATTTTAAAATCCTCCTTTTATTTGCTTATATGTGTTTTGTTATCCTAAATATGTGATGAATACGCATACAAAAACGGCTATATTTCAAGCCGTTTTCTTTCATTTTACAACCATTTGTTTTCGTTAACAGAACTTATATCCAATGATTTCCCATTCATTGTTGTCGATCTGTTTGTAAACCGGTCGGACACAAAGTCCATCTTCTTTTATGCCAAATCCAGTTTCTGAAATGATCTCTTCTACTTCCCAGCACTGTAAATACTGTTCTCCATTCCAACCACTGAGAGCGATCGGTCTTCCTTCGACCTCAACAATTTCGATCTCTCTCCTTCCTGTCCAAGTTCCAAGTGTGCTCATATTGTTTCCTCCTCTTAATCTTTCCAAAAACAATACAGACAGTTATGAGGACATTTCTTTCTTGGTGTTAAAAGTTCCGTTTTACAGGCAAGACAATGACATCCGTTTCTTCCTTGTGGGTTCTCAGGAAATGTACCGTCATATTTAATTCCCATAATCTGCAGATCCTCTGTACTGATACATCCTTTAATCCGAAATGTCGCTGGAAACTTATATGCAAGGACGTCCTCTGCGCATGTATCAAACTGATAAGGGTACTCACTTAATGCGTTTCCGACAAGATTACGTTGTTCATCAGACGGATAGAAACTTCCACCATACATCGGCGTGAATCCAAGTTTTTGATAACGTTCCCGTACATGCGGATACTCATCCACGATTGAAATACGATATCGGATCTCATTTTCAGGCAAACCCAATGAATGGTAGTAATTTAACATCTCGGAAACTCGCTTGACACCCTTCTCAGTTGGGAAAATAGGATCAATCCGCAATACCATTCTGCTTGCTGGAAATCCAGACTCAATCAATTTCTTCATCTGTGAAAGCTGCTGTTTGTAGTCCGGGACATTTGGTTCCATTCTTGTGTGTCCCCATCCGGTACATGTACAATGCACTACGATAGGAACCTCATTCATATGGCTTAAAACCTTTTTGATGAATGTGTCGTTTAAGTTCTTTGTTATAAGGATGACTCCATCGATTTCCTTTAATTTGTTTTCCCATCTGAAGTCGACGCCAGCATCCCCGTACTCTGTGATTCCAAGTCTCATGTTATCCTCCTTGTTCTCCTTGTTTTGAATATGTTTTTTATCACTATAAATATGGTTTTCTGGGAGCCAAACTAATTTGAAAACAAAAAAAAGAAACCAACATTCCTGTTGATTTCTTTTTCCGTATCTCATTCACATGTGATTAAGATTTTGCCATACCAAGCCTCTCCAGACACTTCGAATTCATATCCTTTATAATCGATGCTATGTGTCCAATCACACTGCCATCCATTGAATTCAATTTCCGTCCCATAATGTAACTCAAAATCATTTTCAAAGTCACCGGATACGACATGTATGATCTGTATTTCCATTTTCTCTTTTTTAACAGACGCAATCCAGCTATCTAAAAGCTTTTCGACTTCCTCTTTTGCACCGATCTTTCTGTAGTCTATTTCATATCTCATGATTGTCTCCCTCTCTTACTCCATATCGATTGACTCCATCATTCTGCCTTCTCGTCCTTGTTCGAATACAGAACACATATAATCACCGATAAATTCCGCAATCTCATCTCGATTTATACATTTGTTTCCATTTTGTTTATCGTATTCCACGTCCGGACACAGATGTTGCAGCCCATATTGGTCACACATTTTGTTTATCTGATCACAGGCTGCGATTGCCGTGTCCAAACAATCTGCTGTTTTAGATTCGAGCTCCTCAATGTATTCTACATATCGTTCAGAAGTAATATGTTCATCATTTGCCAATGTCCGAGCTACAGAATGTCCGTATGATTCCTTATAAACCGCGTCAAAATAGGTTTGTAACATATGAAACCGCGCATTTACGAATGCAATATCTGATTCAATTTCATCGCGGTCAAAATCTCGGTTCATAATTGCCGTAATCAAGTCATTTACACTACTCATTTCGTTTCCACCTTTCTCGAGTCTCATTTACGCCCTTCCACAATATTATATACCATAATAAGGCTCAAAATTGCGGAAACTCGTCATAATTCTCCAAAATCATCGTCATCATATTCGACGTCTTCCATAGAATCCCCACCAGCATCGTCATTGGCAACCCCACTTTTGTATTCGAACTCTCCGTATGCATTTTGATCCATGTCGCCTGGATTGTATGCATGCTCTGGATTTCTGCCTGCATCTTTCGCAATCTCATACGAAACATCAAGTGCCGGACGGTCACCATATTTCATCTCATTGTCAATGATAAGCTGATCCATAGTTCTGCCTTCACGTCCTTGTTGGAATACAGAATACACATATCGACCAACAAAATCTGCAATCTCTCCTCTGTTTACGCATTTTTCTTTGTTGATTGGATCGACTTCGACTTCTGGACACAGATGTTCGAGACCGTACATATCACATTGACGATTGATCTGTTCACAGGCTGCGATTGCCATATCATGTGCGTGTTTTCTTTTTCCATCAAGATTAACGACCATATCCTGATAGGCTTCTGGTGTCATCATCCCTCCGTGAACTAATGTTAACGCAGTAGAGCTACCGTAAACATGTTCGTAAACTGCATTAAAGTATTTCCGAAACTTATCAAATCGTTCGTTTACAAAACTTATGTCTTCGTTAATATATTCCTGGGAATAATCTCTGTTTGCAATTGCCTTCAACAAGTCATTTACACTACTCATAATGGTTTCCTCCATATCTTCATTTTCCATAAATATGTGCGGAGACCGAACTCTGTATGGCAAAAAAAAGACACCACCTCAATAGGCAGTGTCTTTCCTGTTTGTTAGAGTTCCTCAAAGTGATCCATAATGTATTCTGCTGCTTCTTTCGCAAATACAGAATCATTGATAAACTTGCCAAAATACGACTGAGTGATGACGGACCCAATCGGGTTTGGTTCAAATGTAAGAATCTTTTTGTCATCGAGTATATCAATCACCGGCAACAAACCAGTGCTTAATACAGGAGTGAATTTTGGAAAGATAATATCCATTTCTGGTCTTCTGTATATAGAATACACGAATTGAATATTACCATCATTGTCTCTAACCAGGTACTCCTTTATCTTTTCTTTCGAATGCTTTTCGTCAAGTTCGATATTCTTCTCATCAAACATAGCATTTCTCCCTTCCTCTTCTCTCTTATTTGTATTCTAAATATGTGTTGTGACAAGGCAGTCTAAAAATTCTGTATCCCATGGTTAGTATACCGTTATTGTTACCAAAAGAAAAGAGACCACATGAATGCGATCTCTATAAATCCTCTCCGACATCAAAATCGTCTGTATTATCCTCTAGGTTGTTTGTTTCTGGAATATTTTCTGATTCTTTTTGTCTTTCATGGTACATTGATATCGTTGCTCCGTTTTCGAATTCGTAAGCCATATCAACCTTTAATGCATAGTTATTTGCAATTGTTATGGCTCTTTCTTCTGGAAATCCATATGATGTATATAAAGCAATTGTCTCTTCAACCGTTGGAAGTAAATCTATATTTACTAACTGTCTGTTTTTTATGTTCTTAACCATTTTTTCTTCAGAATCGTAAAAACTTGTAATTGGTTGCTGCAATAAGCTTAATCTTGTATGAACCGTTGATGATTCTTTGAAAAACATACTATTACCAGAGTCATATATTGGTGCTGGACCTAGATATTGCATTGTGTTTGAATCTCTTAGAATACCAAAATTTCCAAGATGTTCGTCTGTATTACTGATAATGAAATCTGTTAACGTCTGATAATCCATAAAATTACTAATTTCTTGAGCTTCAATTCCTAATTTTGCACATATCCGAATATAGTTATCATATAATGATTTGTCATTTTGCAATTTCGATCCTTCGATAACTTCATATGCGGATACTAATTCAACAGAATCGTTTGTAAATGCATCGCATCTACAATAAAGACCATTATCCTCTGTATGTCCAGCAAGATAAGGAACATAAGGGATTGTCGTTTCTTGTAAATCATGCAAATAAGTTGCAAAAGCCTCATTTATCGCCTGCTGTCCAAAATACTTATAACTTTCTTTCACAAGCGTTGGAAATTGTGTTTCGATATCCCAATATTTTTCCATTTGTCCACCTAATGCGGCATTCGAATCATAAGAAGTTGCATTGTGATATGGAACTTTATTGTCAGAAAATGGATTCATACTTGATAACTTCACATCTTCATATTTTACATCCATATCCAGTGGTCGAATCCAATAAGAATCTGTCATTGATAGAGCAAGATTTTTTGCCAGATACATTTTTGTATTCGTACATCCAGCTTGTTTTAATACTTCCTGCATCATTTTTCGAGAAGCAGGAACAGCTCTCCCTTCCCACCAATGTTTCATTCTTCTCGTATCTGCATTTCCCAAAAACGGTGATAACCCACTTCCGTTGTCTTTATATATTTTTAGAGTCCCTGTTTCGTCATCGATAATTAGACTTCCACAAACATCATTTTTATGCATTAATGCGTATTGACTCATAGCAATGCCTCCCATTCTCGTTTTTCATTATCATAATCTTCAATCATCATTTCAGGTACTTGTTTCCGATAACAATCATATAAATCTTGACACATATTTTTTAGAGTGAGCAACATTAAATCTTCATTATTATCTAGTATATGCAACTCTATTCCACTATTCGTTACTTTCCAATAATATCGATATCCAAGATAAGTTCCTTTTCCGTTTTCGAGAAAAGCAATGTTGTTCAGAATCTCATCTATATTGCAATTCAAATATAAACTAAGCTTATATACTGTTTCTGCTGCTTTGTTGTTAATATTTTTCTTATCATTGATCAATTCATTCAATGTTGTATATGGAATTCCACTCTCTTGACTGATTTTATATATGCTTTTCCCAGTTTCTTTTATTTTTTTCTTTAAACGGTCATTCATTGATTATCACTCCTTTGTGTTCATTATAACGCAATTACGTTATATGTCAAGTAAAGTCTAAAAGAAAAGAGACCACATGAATGCGATCTCTCTTCTGTTTTTTAGTTATGATTCCTTATCTCCCAAAGTTTGATACCTCTCATATTGCAAATGAATCCCAAAAGATCCGATTTCTCAGAAAGGAACTTCTCATACTGGCGACGTTCTTTGATATCTACAGGATCCCAGCCTTGTTCCTCCATAATTTCTGCCTGGCTTCCGAGACAAGCATCTACAGAATCATAATACGCTTCTTTCAGTTTCTCATCTGACATTAATGCAGCTTCCTGAAAGATCATGTTTTTCTCTGATTTCTTCATATTGTTTCCTCCTGCTAATATCCGATATATACCGGAAATCCATCAAAATCGTAGTTTCCATACTCTGTTTCGTTATCCATGTCTTCGATTACCTCAGATACATTCCGAATCAGATTATCATAATCGTAATCTAATTCTTCAGCAGCATCCAATGAAATAAAACCAATAGCACAACTACTGTTTGCCTGCACTTCGATTGGAATTACCTGTTCGCATTCGAGCCTGCCGACGAGTTCTGTGATCTCTTCTATTGTAATCCCTTCGTCTAACGGCTTTTGAATGAATGCGGCTTTTGGAATGACACGATTTTCTTCGACCTTCGTTTTGTCTGTAACGATTCCACCATGATCGAATCCATCGAATTTAGCAATCCAGAACCGATCGCATCCGTTTGCGTCTTTTTCAAAGTTAAAATCATTTGCGTCAAGTGGTGTTCTCTGTTTTACTTCTTCACAAACAGGAGAAAATATATTTACCATATATCTTCCGCATTTTGGACACATGAGGTAATTTCTTCCCAAAATCATCCGAAATTTAAGCTCGCATCCGCAACCACAATTTCCAACTATATCACCAAACGGACTCATTGGTAACTTCCAGTTAAGATGATCGCAAGCTTCTTTAAAACTCATTACTTTGTAATCAGTAACATCTTGTAATCTTTTCTTTTCCATACTTCACTTTTCCTCCTTTATTTCGTATGCTTTGTTTTTGTACTCTAAATATGGGTTCAACTCTTCGCATACAAAACAACCGGAGGTACACAAAAGCCTACTCCACTAAATTGGAATAGGCTCTTTCGTTTGTTTCTTATTTGTTTTTCAATTCCTTTCTATATTTTTTGCTGTATCTGTCTAAGATTTTGCAAACAATATAGGTATTTGTCTGTTGTTCGTTTTCAGGTATGGTGTCTTCCGGAATATCCAAATACTCAGCCAGAAAACACAATGCTTTCTGAGCGTCCATTGGTGGGTTGCAGAGACCGTAATCTTCCTGCTTTGCAAGCCAGTCTGTTATCGTTTCTGTCTGATCTTTCTTGTCTTTAATGATCCAGAACCGCTCATTTATTGAACGACAAGCCGGATTCAAAGAAATCAGACTTGACATTTGTTTTCCGCAATTACCACATCTTATTTTTTGTATGCCAGTAGCGCCTTCATTGTATTCAATTTCACTGTTTCCGCAGTCACAGGATATGATGTAAAGTTCATCTTGGTAAGAGTCATCGTTTATGGCTATAAGATTCCAATTCAGGGATTTTGTAGCTTCTTTAAAACTCATAACTCTACAACCTATTACGTCTCTCAATCTTTTCTTTTCCTCCTTTGTTTTCGTATGCATTTGTTTTGTTATCCTAAATATGGACTCAATACTTCGCATACAAAACAATCGGAAACAAAAAGAGAGACCAACCAATTGGTCAGTCTCTGTTTCTTGTTAGTCGACTCTGATTCCAGTACATTCGTAAAAAATATCTGGATCAAAGTTTGGAATCGCCTTGATGATTTCTTTATCGTCTATATCAAGACTATCCCACCACATCTGACAACATTCAGACTCATCAAGCTCCTTAAGATATCCATCTGTTGTCTTATATGTTGAGTGTGCTACTTTTTCTTCATCCGTCATGTTGTCTGTACTCACCCATTCAGCAGCACTCTTTGGTATCTGTATCAGTAATTCCCTGGCATTTGAGTCTAACCAGTCCTGATAGGTCATATCTGACGGTTTGTCGAACAACATGATTTTGTGTTCTTTTACATTGAAACAACCTGCGTTGAAAGATGAATTGTTAAAATCCCCAGTATTGAAGCTTCCGCTGTTCATATTCCCGGTGTTCCTGTCCCCGGTGTTTCCACTCCCGGTGTTGCATTTCCCGGTGTTGCAGTTTCCGGTGTTCCAGTCCCCGATGTTCCCGCTTCCGGTGTTGCAGTCCCCGGTGTTGCAGTTTCCGTTGTTCCAATCCCCAGTATTCCAATCCCCGGTGTTGAAGTCCCCAGTGTTACAGTGCCCGGTGTTCCTGCTTCCGGTGTTCCTGTTCCCGGTGTTCCTGTTTCCGGGGTTGCTGTTTCCGGTGTTGCAGTTTCCGGTGTTCATGTCTCCAGTATTTCCTAATCCTGTATTATCTTTTCCAGTATTTACGATTGTTAAGAGTTCCATCCAAGGAATCTCTCTTACAATATGGATTTTATTTGTGCAGGACTTGTCGCCGTCTGTTCTTACCTTACCATAAGCAATGACTTCGGCAACTTTGTTGTTGCTGTCAAATTTGTAATAATTGAAGCAGTCGGCAGCCTTTTCGCAAAAATGAAATCCTCGGTCACAGCAACTTGGTTTAACATCTTCCTCAAATGTTTTTCCTACCTCATACTGAAAATTTCGGCAAGTCCAGTCTGGATTAAATACTTTAAATCCATGTACTGGTTCGTGATTTGTTACATTATTACTCATTTTTCGTTTCCTCCTTTTTGTGTGCTAAATTTATTTGTTATCCTAAATATGGTATTAAATACTTGCACACAAATACTTTGAAAACGAAAAGAGAGACCAACCAATTGGTCAGTCTCTGTTTCTTGTTAGTCGACTTTAATTCCAGTACATTCGTAAAAAATATCTGGATCAAAGTTTGGGATCGACCTGATGATGTCTTTGTCTTTTGTTTCAAGATTATTCCACCACAACTGACCACATTCAGACTCGTCAAGCACTTTCAGGTAACCGCCTGTTGTCTTGTATTTCGGATACTGTTCCTTTTCTTCATCAGTCATGTCGTCTGACCAAATCCATTCAACAACATCCTTTGGTATCTGATTCAATAACCATCTTGCATCAGATTCATACCAATCACGATAGGTTAGGTCTGACGGTTTATTGAACAGCAATATCTTCTGTTCTTCTGTATTGAAACAACCAGTATTAAAAGATGACTTATTCCAGTCCCCGGTGTTCCTATTCCCAATGTTCCTGTCCCCAGTGTTCTTATCTCCAGTATTCTTGTACCCGGTGTTATTGTCTCCGGTGTTCCCATACCCAGTATTCCAATTCCCGGTATTAAAATTCCCGGTGTTGTAGCTTCCGGTGTTTCTGTCTCCGGAGTTCTTGTCTCCGGTGTTACAATCCCCGGTATTCTTGTCCCCGGTATTAAAATTCCCGGTGTTACAGTCCCCGGTGTTCCTTCTCCCGGTGTTGCAGTCCCCGGCGTTCTTGTTCCCAGTGTTGCAGCGACCCGTGCAATTCTTTCCAAGGTTGACGATCCGCAAGACTTCATCCCACGGGATTTCACGCACAATTTCCAGTTTGTCAGTGCAAGACTTATCACCTACTGTTCTCACCTCACCGTAAGCAATGACTTCTGCAACCTTGTTTTCACTGTTGAACCTGTAATAATTGAAACAGTCGGCAGCAGTCTGGCAGAAGTGCATGCCATGACCACAAACATCAAGTTCTCCTTCTTCCTCAAACTTTCCGGGACACGTGTACTGTTTAGGATTGTTTCTTGTTGGATCACAAGTCCAATCAGGTCTGAATACTTTAAATCCGCGTACAGGTGTGTTCGTTTTATTACTCATTTTTTTTCTTTTCCTCCTTTATCTGCATACATTTGTTTTGTTATCCTAAATATGGAATGAATGGATTTGTGTTGTAAGTTTTCATACACATACAAAAAGAACCCGCATAATGCGAGTCCTTCTGTTTGTTTCTGCTTTAGATTCCAAGATCGAATTTCATCTGTGGATTCTTCTTTGCAATTTCTTCTCTTGGATATCCGATCAGTTTAAAATCATCAATCGTGAAATCGAAAAAGTTTGTTTTCTCTGTATCCAGAACAAATCTTGGATCACAATCAATTGTATTTCGATTAAAAACGATTTCTTTTGCCTGACTCAAATGTCTGTCATAAATCTGCACGTTTTCACTTACATGCGTGAAAACACCAGGTTCGCATCCACAATGTTTTGCGACCATTAACTGAAGCGCCACATACTGCATCTCATTGATTGATGCGGATACGATAAAGTCACTGGACCGCTGATTCATGAGCATATCCAGATACAATTTACCGTCGATTCCTCTTCTTACATTCCAGATCGTTTCATAACAACATGGATTCAATCCTTTGGTTGTTCCGCCTGTTTCGTCTGAAAAATCGTCTTCCTGCCACATGCACATGATATGACGGCGACCAAATGGATCGGCTGTTAATCCATTCAGTAACTTATTGATCAGGTTATGTCTTTTTACAGTTGCTCCATATCTGCAGCCAATTGTTCCGTCGCCAATATCCCACTGGTCCCAATATTTGATACCAAGATCATGGAGATCTGACAGCTTATTGCTCTGCATCTGGTAGATCCATAAGATTTCTTTGACTGCTGATTTCCATGCGATCGGTCTCAATGTCAAAATCGGGCACTCACCTTTTGCTAAGTCGTATCTTGTAACAACATGGTTAATGGATAACGTATGAGCCGGGACATAAACGGTTACATCTGAGCCGTTTGTAAATGCAGTTCCTTCTTCAATTTCGATCTTGTTTCCGTCTTCTGTGATCACATATTTGCAATCATCAGAAAGATGCGCATTATGATACATATCTTCATAATGTGGTCTCGGATTTTCGTCTCTGAATCCATTTTGCAGGATTTGGTAAAGAATCGCTTTCTGGTTCTGATCTCCTACTGTTCCGAATGGACATGTTTTCTTTGTTTCTGACATTTTGTTTCCTCCTCTATTATGTGCTTTATTGTTTGTTATCCTAAATATGTGATAAGATGATTGCATGCAAAATAACCGGAAACAACCATTCGAATCCATAACAAAAAGAGCCTGCACATTTGCAAACTCTAATTGTTTCGGGTTATTCGTCTTCGTCAATAGCTTCGACTACTTCACCATTGATACAGCGATAATAAGTATCTGCTTTAATATTAACACCATCTACGATCACCATTTTCGCTCCAACCAACTGCCATGCGTCTTCTTCGTTTAGTGTATATCTGACACATTTCCAATCAGCCAAAACAAGACGAGAGCCAATACAGCCTTTTGCTTTTGATTTATATCCCCATGCAACAGCAATTCCTGTATCACTTTCAACAGAAGCAAAACTATCTCTCCCTGTTGTCGTTGATACACATCCATATCCATTCGCTGATGATACTGATTCCTCTTCTGTTGTTACTGAAACACTATGATTTCCAGTAGCAGACGAAACGCTATAACATCCGGTTGTCCCGGATATGCTGTGCATTCCCTCTGTTGACGATACGCTGTTTTTGCCAGTTACTGCCGAAATACTATCGTATCCAGTTGCAGATGCAATGCTATTATAACTAGTTGCTGTTGACGTTGCTGACGATCCATCTGCTATTGATGTGCTAAAACTCTCAGTAACGGATGCAGATGATTCTGGTCCATATACAGCAGCAGCTCCATAGGGTCTAGTATTTGATGCAACACAACCGTATCCTCCTTTAGATACAACATTATGATTACTTATAACCGATTCGACTCTACTTGCTCCTTTATAAACAGAGACTTCTTTAGCTTTTTTATAAATGAAATCATACGCGCTCAACGCAAGTTCTGTAAATGATAACTTAGGTCCAATTTTGATATCAGTAGCACTCATATTTGTATCAAGAGTGCTTTTATCGATATCTCCTGATAACTCTACTTCATGGTATTCGCTTTCTGTTGGTCCGTAATGTGTGAAGCAATTCAATGGGTATTCACATGCATGAAAACCAGTTTTACGACATTTTGCTTTTTCTTCATGATACGATTTTCCTTCCTCGTATCGAAATCCTCTGCATGTCATGTCTTTTCTAAATCCTTTCGTTGCTTTCATTTCGTTTCCTCCTTTTATTATGTGCAAATTGTTTGTTATCCTAAATATGTGCTAAGATAAACGCACACAAAATAAACGGAAACAAACAAAAAGAGCCTGCATATTCGCAAGCTCTAATTGTTTCTGATTATTTTTGTTTCTCTCTAAGTTCGTTATACAGATCCCGCATTGTCATATGACGAGAACAAAGAATACGAACCATTAAATGCATACAGGATATTGCCTGTTTCGCTGCTGTTTGTAATTCGTCTGTGGTTGGGTCTTCCATAGTTTCATCATTGAGCAGACTCAAATTCCAGATTGCATCATTAATCTCTTCAACCTGTTCCATAACAACATAATCCGTATTACTTATCGGTGGTTTTACATCGTCTTCTTTCTTATCTTGACACATTTCAATCGCCATCATCAGGTTCGCGTAAAGTGTCTGAGAATCAAAACTGTCGACTACTTCGTATCGCTGTTCGCCAAGACAATGACAAAGCAATGTAAGTTCCTCTTGGCTGAACTCAATGATACGTTTCTCTTTTGCTGTGTTAAGTATCTCCATATTTTGTTTCCTCCTTTTTTTTGTGTGCAAATGTATTTGTTATCCTAAATATGTGACGAAACAAACGCACACAAAAGAAATGGAAACGAAAAGAGACAACCACGATGGTCATCTCTTTACTTTGTTTTTAAAATTCATATTCAACTGCATCTTGCCGATCCACGAAGAAATGAAGTCCAGGAGCGCATTCATTCCATCGATTATCATCAAAGTCAGGTACTTCTGCGATTTCTCCAACTCGATAAATAAAACAATGATTATATATCGATTTTATTTCCTGTAATCCGCTATCAGATCCGTCTATATTCTCTATCGCCAAGACCAATGCTTTACTACACCTGCATTTCTTTGTTGTTGCAGATGATCGTTTTGCGTCTTTACAAATCTGAAGCTTTACAATCTTTTCAGAGACTGCTTTTTTATAACCAATGAATGAACCAGTTTCTGGACATGCGATCGGATAATCGATTTTTGTATCTTCACTGATCACTGCACAGACTATATCTGTATTTTGAAGTTTTACACCTCTAAGATTCGCACCTCTAAGATTCGCTTTGCACAAATTTGCATCTCTAAGATCTGCTCCGGACAGATTCGCATATCTAAGATCTGCTCCGAATAAACTTGCCTCTCTAAAATCCGCATTTCTAAGATCAGCTCTTCTAAGATTGGCTTCGTATAGAATTTTATTGCTAAGATCCGCTCTCATGTTTTCCCATCCGTCAATATCCTTATTAAGATAATGCTGATGATTTTCGACGATCTTGTTTAATTGTTCCTGTTTCATACTTTGTTTTCTCCTTTTTAATATCATAATTTTTGTTATCCTAAATATGGGTTCTAGTAGTTGTATATTGAATTAAGTATATAGGAATACTTGAAATACAAAATTCATATCTGTCTCAGAAAACCTCGTCATAGGAAACATACAGAAAAAAAGAGCCAGATTGTTCTGACTCTCTTTGTTTCCTGTTATTCGTTTTCGCTGCTATCTGGAGCCGCTATCGGGTGACTAAATGTACTGCAATTGGTTTATAATATCTTTATCATAGAACCAATTTGTTCATAAGCTTGTAGCATAATATTTTTCGTTTTCTACATACTTATTCCATTCTGTTATACGATTGACGGCTACATTTTTCATTTCTCATCTTCTGATTCATTTGCAAACTCTACAGCTTTACTTGCTGATATATTGTATCAAAATCAAAATTAATCCAGCAAGCAAAAACATTGTACTCCAATATTTAATAGTATAATTGTTTTTCGTATAACGATTTATAGTACGAATAATAAAACTTATAACAACAACCAAACACAAAAATAACATATTAATACCCTCCTTTTATTTATATATATATTGTTTTCTTAAATATGGTTTCTTTTGTTTATAATAAAGCTCACTTTTCGAAAACCTCATCATCGGAAACACACAAAAAGAGCCCACCAATATGGCAGACTCTCTTCGTTTTTTTCACTATTCGTTTTCTCCACCATCTGGACTTTCAATATCCAATTCCGAAATTTCAATATATTCCATAGCGTTTACAACCTTCTGATTATAGCACCAGTTTGTCCATGGACTTGATGCCCAGTATTTACTACTATGAACATCCTGATTCCATTCTTTCACATCTTTAATGACCTGCACTTTGGATACATCTTCGTTGTCTGAGTCAACAGCATGAACTTCAGCAATTATTGATTCATACTCAATTTGATTTTTAACAATAATCTCCTCTGCACTAATATGAGAATACAAAATAACCGTTCCCATACAGATCAATCCAACAACACCAACTAGTATAAAACTAACCTGAGCGAAAAAAGTACAATCATCATTTTTATACTCAACCAAAATAAGTCTGAGTAAAATTCCAATAGCCAAACATGCAGTAAATATTAATACTAATAACATATCTTTTGTCCTCCTTGAATATATGTTTATAATATATAAGGCTCATATTTCAGAAACCTCGTCAGAAAACACACAAAAAGAGCCCACCAATATGGCAGACTCTCTCTGTTTTTCTTATTTGTTGCTGTCTGGAGTCGGAACGTTCCATTCCGGAACTTCGATGTACTCCATTTTGCCCACTACCTTCTGGCTATAACACCATGAAGTCCATGGACTAGATGCCAAGTATTTCTGACGATGAACTTCTTTGTTCCATTCGTTCACGTCTTTGATAACTAAGACTTTTGATACGTCCTCGTTATCTGAGTTAACAGCCTGAACCTCGGCAATAATTGCCTCGTATTCAAACTGATTCTTTGAGATCTGTTTGGTCGCCTCAACGTGGGAACACAGGATTATACATCCTGTGATGAGAAACCCCAAAGATCCGACAAAGAGCGACAATATTTCGAAAACAGCGACAGCTGTGATCTCATTATTTCCGAATTTATATAGCAAAATTCCAGAAACTAAAAGTGCAACAAAAATTAAAAAAATTAACATAATAACATCCTCCTTTGAATGTGTGTGTGATTTTATTGGTTATTCTAAATATGGTATGCGTCATTCTCATATAAAAAGAAAAAGAACCCACACATGTCTGTGCATGTATGGATTCTGTTCTTTTCGTACGTTTGAATCAGTTATAAATAAATCAAGTTTCTAGCTCTTTCAAAACGAAGTATGCTATCGTAATGATTCATTTTAACGTATCCCGGATCGAGATCATAAACTTTGTTATCAACAATGGCAATAACCTTTTTGATATCTGTATCTTCTTTCAGTTTGAAGATCACGTCATATGGTGTTGGATTTTTGCTTATGCCACATCCTGAATTCATTACTGGGAATTCCTTACTATCGGCAACCAAGCATAATGAATTCGGATATTTCTTTGATAATGTTAGATAAGCGATCGTTCTGCTATCACCGTCCGGCAGTACAACCTGCATATCGTACCCAATTTGTGAGTCGCTCCAATCCATGTTTAAGAATTCGTCTCTTGTCATAATATTTTCCTCCTTTTTCGTATGCGTTTGTTTTGTTATCCTAAATATGTGATGCATGATTCACATACAAAACAAAAGAGCCTACCAATAGGCAGACTCAATTTGCTTTTAGTACAATATTAGATATACAAGGCAACATATTACTGTTAGAACCCCAAACATAAGACTATAAACTGCAGAAATTGATGATATTCGTGATATTATTTCGTCTTCCACAATTCCGTCTTTCCTTTCTATTGCAACTGTTAAAAGATATACAATTCCCGAAACCGAAAAAATCATATCTGATATTTTGATGATTGTTAATAACATTGTATTTCCTCCTTTTCGTGTATTATTTGTTATCCTAAAATTTGTTATCCTAAATATGGGATTCATAGTTCGCATACAAAACAAAAGAGCTACCACGTCGGTAACTCCATTTGTTTCTCTTTTTAGCCTGTAAATCCGCCCGTATTAACTCTCAGACAATACTTGAAATTATCTTTGATCAGTCTGTTAATCGTCTGACGGATCTCGGTAAGGTCGTCTTCTGGATACAGTATCAGCATCTGATATAGCTTTTTGACTGGGATTCCCTCTTTAATATTCACGTCATAGTCATCACAGAATGAATACGCTCCCTGATTTCCAATCATTTTTAGAATATCTTTTCGTTCTTCTTTTGGCATGTCCGGATAACATAATTTTGGAATTACAGGAATTAACAACTCTCCAGTTACTTGAATAGCCTCTTTGAGCGCATCAAGATACTCTTCGTCTGTATTCTCACTATCCAGTTCTGTATAATATCTGGCACAATAAGTACAGAATTCAGATAATCCCCACATATAGTTATATCGAAGCTTGTTGAGTATGATTTTACTTGGATTCACTGTAAAAATATCCACAATGTACTCTGGCGGAATGACACCATCGTAATTGTATTCATCAGATACATTTCCCTGGTCGACTAATTCCATTTTGTCTTCGTCTGGAACCGCAATTTTGATCACAGTATTTGTCCCAAGCATGATTGACCAGGCATCAATACTACTTTCGGAACACAAACAAAGTCTTTCTTCTTTGTCTCCGATTGATTTTGACCGTTTCCCAAGCATTGGTTTTAATCCTTCTTTCTGGATCGCGGTAATAAATTCTGGCTGTGTCAAATGATAATAGTAATTCATTTCGTTTCCTCCTTTTTCGTATGCAGTATGTTTTGTTATTCTAAATATGGAACTAAGATGTGCATACGAATGAACGGAAACAAAACAAATCAAAACAAAAAGAGCTACCGTATTGGTGACTCACTTTGTTTTTAGTTAGTTAAGATCCACTGTATATGCAATTGGATACCAGTTCCATCCAGGTCTAACTTTTGAACAATAATAGTTCATAAGTGTTTCTGGTGTACGTCCTAACTTTCCATAGTCTTCCGATTCACACAAAACAGAATGAGTTTCCATGATTTCGTTCATAACCTGACAGATATGAACATAAACGTCATCTGTAGCAACAATAATAATCGGTGTTGTTTCATCCCCTTCATCAAATTGGAAATTAAGATTAATTGGTATAATATTCATTTCGTTTCCTCCTTTTTCGTATGTAATATGTTTTGTTATCCTAAATATGGAACTAAGATGTGCATACGAATGAACGGAAACAAAACGAATCAAAACAAAAAGAGCTACCGTATTGGTAACTCTCTTCGTTTTCGATTATTCCATTACACTTTCCGGAATCTCAATGTGTTCCATCGCTTCAATAACTCTCTTGTTGTACAACCAGTTTGTCCACGGATTTTTGAGTCCCTTTTGTGCGTTTTCTACTTTTTCGTTCCATTCATTCACACACTCAATGATTATTTCTTTCTCTTCATAATTTGGATTCTCTTCCAGCAAACAAACACTTGCAAACAGCAATACGTATTCCTTATTATTGTTTGCAATATCCGAATCCGCACTATTATGCTGATTCCAGATCGACTCAAACATTAATGTAAGCCAAATGAAACCCAATACTAAAAACAGACTACCGAAGAAAACACCTGCATTCTTCTTCTTTGTTTTCCTCTTTTGGATAACGCTGATTGCAATGATAGCGATTCCGATAACAATAAATACGATTCCCATTAATACCATTAACATAATTTGTTTCCTCCTTTTTCGTATGCGGGTTGTTTTGTTATCCTAAATATGGAACTAAGACGTGCATACAAATGAACGGAAACAAAGCAAAACAAAAAGAGCTACCATATTGGCAACTCTCCTCGTTTTTCGATTATTTAATCATGTTTTCCGGAATCTCAATGTATTCCATCGCATCAATAACTCTCTTGCTGTACAACCAGTTTGTCCACGGACTTTTAAGATATCGTCTCCCGTTATCTACTTTTTCGTTCCATTTGTTGATGCTTTCAATGATTGCATCTTTTTCTTCATAGTTCGGATTCGTTTCTAACAAACAGACACTTGCAGATAATAATACGTATTCATTGTTATTGTTTGCAATATCAGAATCCGCACAGCTATGTGCTTCTAATATTATCAAAGCCATCGTCATTACCCATGTGATTCCAACTACCAAAACAAAGCTACCTATACACAAAGAACCCATTTTGTTTTTCTTCGCTGTCTTATTTTGGGTAACTCCGATCCAGATGACAACAAATCCTACAACAACAAACATAATTCCTAATAATGTAAATAACATTTTCGTTTCCTCCTTTTCGTATGTAATATGTTTTGTTATCCTAAATATGGAACTAAGATGTGCATACGAATGAACGAAAACAAAACAAAAAGAGCTACCGTGTCAGTAACTCTTCTCGTTTTCGGTTATTTAATCAGGTCTTCCGGAATCTCAATGTATTCCATTGAGTCGACTATATTCTTGTTCCATAACCAGCTGGTCCACGGATCTTTGAGATACTTTCTTCCGTTGTCTACGTTTTCGTTCCAGTCGTTGACATTTTCGATGATTGTATCCTTTGCTTCATCATCCGGATTCGCTTCCAGCAAACGAATATTTGCACACAGCATTACGTATTCTTTCTGATTGTTTGCTATCTCCGAATCCTCTTTCATACGCTGCAATCCAATGACCTCGAATACAAATGCCATCCATGTAAATCCAACCGACAGAAATACAATTCCAAGGTATTTGCCTACTTTCTTGAATTTTGGAACCTTAATACAGAGCCAGATGATAATAATTCCAATAACTATTAATACAATTCCAGTCAATGTAATCAACATAATTTGTTTCCTCCTTTTTTTGTATGCGGGTTGTTTTGTTATCCTAAATATGGACGAAATAAGGGCATACTAAAGATGGGAAACAAAATGATATAAAGAAAAGCCACACTTTGTTCTCTGTTGTGTGACTTTTCTTGGTATGAGGTGTATCGGACTAATCGGTTAAGGCTGTGTTACTAAACGGATTAGTTCCCAATGTTACGTTGTTACCAAATGCTGTTGTTAGTGTTGATTTGCTTGTATATGTCTGTCCTTTATAGGTTACAGATGCTAAACTTATACAATCATTAAATGCCCCATTTCCAATGCTTGTTGCTCTATCTGGTATTGTGATTGAGGTTAAACTAATACAACCACTAAATGCACCTGATTCAATACTTGTTACGCTGGTTGAGACTGTAATTGATTTTAAACTAGTACAGCGTGAAAATGCACTGTCTTTAATGTTTGTTACACTGTTTGGAATTGTGATTGCTGTTAGACCAGAACAACGAGAAAATGCATGGTCTCCAAGACTTATTACACCGTCTGGTACGGCAATTGAGGTTAAATTGGAACAACCGTAAAATGCATAACTTCCAATACTTGTTACACTGTTTGGTACTGCAACGTCTGTAAGCGAAGAACAATTATAAAATGTATTATCGCCAATACTTGTTATACTATCCGGTATCGTAATGTTTGTTAATGACGAACAACCATAAAATGCGTAATTTCCAATACTTGTTACGCTGTCTGGCATTACAATTGATTTTACTTCTGGTTTTGCCTGTAGTACGGAATACGCAGACGCTGGATCAGTTTTATAATTATTAAATGCATAGTCTTTACTTACATCGATTCCGCTCTCTTCCCAAGTACAAACCATCTTTCCATCTGCGTCATATAATCCAGCAGCTAATTCTTTATTGAGTCCGATTGCAAACTCAAAATTGCCTGACCAGTCTCCAGACGTAAGTTCGTTTGCTACAATGTTACCTGTCGTACTGCCCCCATCCGGCAGATTCACCTGATCGGCTGCAAACTCTGTAACATCCTGAGTGATAGTCCCGGTGACCGCAGCCTTTCCATTCGAATCCGTCAATTGCATGGTCGCATCAGGAGTAACAGTAACCGTCTCATTCCCGGAAATGTCACCCTTTACTTTGACGTCATAAGTTGCACTCTTATTCTGTCCTAATGTGATCGTCTTTGGAATGGTGACGGTAAAAGCGGAATCCTGTTGATATATAACAGTAGCTCCCTGAGTTCCTGTCGTTGTTGCTTCCTGTGTTGTGTTGTCCTGGTTTTCGGCTGCCAATGTTGGAATGGTAGGTGTCATCGTCATGATCGCAGCCAGAACAAGCAGACAACTCACTGCTTTTCGTTTCATAATATTTCGTTTCCTTTCTTTGTGTTCAAAACTAAATTGTTTACGAGTAACAGCCTAAATATGGTCGAAACACAAACAGAGGAAACGAAAAAGAACCGGAAACAAAACAATACCAGTTCAAAACAAAACAATCTGTCTTCAAAATAGACAAAACCATAAGTATATCTTATAATGATGGATGTCAGAGATAATAAATGCGAATACAACGGAGGAATTTGAAGTATGGCAACCTATTATGATACGAAATGTTTAGACTGTGAGTATGAGTTTCATTCAGTATACGGTCGATCTGGCAGCAGTCAGAAAGAAAATAAAGTTGTGAAGTCAATAGAAGACGGTAATAGAACCGATGAACTCGCACTTGTGTACAAAACAATGGAACGCCCACGAATTGAAGTAAATTCGGTCCCGTTCTTTTGCAAACACTGTCGGAAACTCTTTAATTATGACGTGACTTTTATTTGCGGAAAATATGGGACCTACGAGGAAAAGGTCGCACATTGTCCGGACTGTAATGAGATTTCCTATCTGCCGATTCCACAAACAGTATTCATGAAACAAGAAAAGGAATCCTGCTGCCCTTGTCCGAAATGCAATGGATCCGAATTTGTGGTCACAAAGTCTGGGATCTATGATTAACGGACACAAAAAGAGCATTTTCCGTAAAGAAAAAGAACCCGTACACAAATCTGTGTATAGGTTCCTTTTCTGTCTGTTACTCTACTTTAATTCCGGTGCAATCGTAGAAAATCTCAGGATCGAAGTTCGGAATCGCCTTAATAGTATCCTTATTTGCATCCGAAAGATTATCCCACCACTTCTGCGCGGTTTCGGAATTATCAAGCACTTTAAGATAACCACCTGTTGTTTCGTAGGTTGGATGTTCACGTTTCTCTTCATCCGTCATAGCACTCTTATATACCCATTCAACAATATCCTTTGGCATCTGATTTAACAAACAATTTGCCCCTGATCCTAGCCAACGACGAAATGTCCAATCCGATGGTTTGTTAAACAACATAATTGTTTGTTCTTTTGTGTTGAAACAGCCGGTATTAAAAGATGATTTGTTCCAATCCCCGGTATTACTGTCTCCGATATTCCTTTTTCCGGTGTTCTCGTTTCCGATATTACTATCTCCAGTATTCTCGTCTCCGATATTACTATCTCCTGTGTTCTTGTATCCAGTGTTACCGTTTCCGGTGTTCCAATTTCCTGTATTGAAATCTCCAGTGTTGCCGTCCCCAGCATTACCTGTTCCAGAATTCCAGTATCCAGAACTCCAATCTCCAGTGTTTTCGTTTCCTGCATTACAGTTTCCGGTATTGCCTATCCCTGTGTTTTCTTTTCCAATGTTTACGATTGTCAAGACTTCTATCCAAGGGACCTCTCGTACAATCTGGATTTTGTTTGTGCAAGATTTATCCCCATCTGTGTCTAATTCTCCAAGTGCAATTACTTCTGCAACTTTGTTTTTTGGATTAAAAGCGTAATAGTTAAAACAGTCAATAGCTTCTTTGCAAAAATGAAACCCTCTACCACAGCAACTCGGTTTAACATTTTCTTCAAATGTTTTTCCAACCTCATACTGAAAATCTCTACAGGTCCAGTCTGGATTAAACACCTTGTATCCGTGTACAGGTTCATTATTTATTACATTATTACTCATGTTCAGTTCCTCCTTTTTCGTATGCGTTTGTTTTTGTTATCCTAAATATGGATTCCATTCTTCACATGCAAACAAATGGAAACAAACAAAGCCTGAGAAACGCAAAAAGAGCCAGATAATTCCGACTCTTCTTGTTTTGTTTTTTTTTGTGGTTGTAGCTCTGGGCTTGTGAGACCCAGAGATTTTGTTATCACAGATGGAAGAGATAGCATATCGCTATCAAAATCCAGCAACACACACCGATGACACTGAACATCAGTCCTCCGAGTGTGCCGACGATGCTGGATCCCCAACCTCCGTCTAACAGATCCATACCCAGCAATACTGGGCCAAAAAACGTACAACCTACAGCATAAATTAATAACAATTCCATGTTTTTATTCTCCTTTTCTTTTCTTCTTTATTTTTGTTATCTTAAATATGGTATGTATGCCTTGCAAGTAACAGAGGAAAAAAGCTAGATATACGTCTGACTCTCTTTGTTTTGTTACATTTCTTGTTCGTTTCCACTATTCAACCTTAATTCCTGTACACTCATAGAAGATTTCAGCATCAAAGTTCGGGATCGCTCTGATAACGTCTTTCTTGTTCTCTTCTAAGTTATCCAACCATGCCTGACAACCTTCCGATTTGTCAAGCTCTTTCAGACATCCGCGCGTTGTCTTCCAAGCTGTACTCTCTTTCCTATCATCAACCGTCATCTCTTCTTCGGATACCCATTTGATACGCTTTCTTGGAATCTGATCCAGTAACTTTCTTGCTTCCTTGTAAACAAATAAACGGAAACCAAATAAAAGAAAGCAGACAGACGGAAATACAAAAAGAGCCAGCCATCAAAGGTTGACTCTTTCTTGTTTTTGTTAACACTCTTTTGTTGCAATTATTTCGAGTTGTTTTGCTACGACCATACATCCATGTGAGCATCCAATGAAGTCTGAGATGTAATCCTCCATCTTTGTCTCGTCATACATTTCGAAGCTAAATTTGAAACTACGGATCTCGTCATCAGAATAGATGTCAGTACCATCATACATATCTTCGAAAATAACACTTAATAGAGTAGTTTCAGCAAATGTACGCTCGATACTGTCTTTGTCTGTTCCGTATCCGTATTTCTTCCAGACATCCTCGAAAACACGTCCGCAACTCACTTTTACCTTGACAACCAATTCGTATTCGCTCTTTTTATTTCGTTTCATATACAGATTAAAAAATTCGATATCTTCCTGTAACGCAAACAATTTCTTATAATACTCATCCATTGTCATGCCTGACTTCTTAATAAGCTGTCTCAGTTCGTTAGTTGATAATTTGTTCATTTCGGTTTCTCCTTTTCGTATGCGTTTGTTTTTGTTATCCTAAATATGGAATCTAACATTCGCATACAAAAAGAGCCAACCCGAAGGTTGACTCTCATTGTTTTTGTTTACAGACTTAATCCAGACTAGATCTCAGTTACCAGTTTGATAACAGGACCTCTGTCTGTTTCTCTGTATGAGAATCCGACTACGTTCTGCTTCTCATCACCGAAGTAATAAGTTGCAGTTTTTGTCTCTTCGTCATACTCCTTACCGCAGTAAACGGTGTGACCTTCCAGAGCCTCTACGATCTTCGGATCTTTTAAGATCTTCATACCGTATTTGTCTGCTCTTACAAAGATCTGGTCTTTGTCGAATACAGTTACAGAAGGAGCACTCTTTGTAGATCCACCAAGGTATACTTTCGCATCCATGGAGTTTACAAGGAAGGTTCCAACTTTTCTGCCGTCCATTGTGAACAGGCGAATTGTTGGCTGTTCCTCATCTGTAAGGTATCCGTCATCGTCGATTGTGTCTTTGGTTACAACAACTAAATCTTTACGACCTGCCTGCTCTACCATGCGGACACTTTCGATCGGAACCGCAAATCCGGAACCAGAGCCACCGAACTCTTTGAGGTATGCATCGTATGCTTCATCAGCATCATAAGTATCCTCCTCGAGATCGTTCTCCTCGCAGAAATCCTCATAGTCCATAGCCTCGCCGTTATCTCCGAAGAATGATACTCCTCTTACGGTTGAATCTTCTCCAGTACCGGTTGCCATAATCTGGATGAGATCGCTGGAGCAGATCTCTTTGACATCTGTTACCTTGCCATCCTTATCTTTGATCTCAACTGGTGTGATCACCGTTTCAATAAAGTAAGTGCGGTCATCGATAACAACCGCCTTTGTGTTGGCTGGGACTGTGAATCCTGCGTCCTTGAATGTTCCAACGAAGTCCGGATCGGCAGAAAACTGAGCATTGAAAGTATAAACCTCAAGTTCCTCATCTTCTGGCTCTCCAACTCCAAGGATTACCAATCCAGGAACCGCACCAAGTACCTTCTGAGCTTTGATGCTGCCAAGGGATACTGTTGGTCCGTTATCGATCACTAAATCCCCGTCTACGATTGCTGCATCTGCTGTCGGTTTCGGGTTCGGATTGTATTTGAAGTGTGCAAACATTGTGTTAATGCCGCTTAATACAATCTCGTTGGAATCTGTAGTACCGTCCTCAAGGATCTTTGCGACCTTGATAGCACCTGACTCCGCATCGTACTCAGTAATACGATATAACGCGTCATCATTACTCATAGTAACTTCAATACCAACGACCTCTCTACCTGCTGTTGCTGCCTGTTTTACGATTTCCATAAGTTTCATAATGTTTTCCTCCGTTTTGGGTAAGATATTTTATGATTGTAACAACGCATGTTTCATATTCTACACAGACCGTCCACCCAGATGTTCACGCCTCATTAGGTCGCTAGTGACTCGGTGTCCTTTCATTGTCGTCTTCTTTTCCTGTGCTCCATGAATCATTGCATTTGTTTACATTCCTAAATATGGTATGGACGGATGCAAACTAAAACGAAAAAGGATTTACCGTTTGAACAATCATAAAGAACTGAATCTCATGGAATTCTATTATCTGGACAAAAAAAAAGAGACAACCATAACGGTTATCTCTTTAATGTGTTTTAAAGTTCATATTCAACTGCATCCTGTCTGTCCATAAAGAAATGAATACCAGGTGCACATTCATCCCATCGATTATCATCAAAATCAAATACTTCTGCAATTTCTCCAACGCGGTAAACAAAACGAGAATCAAAATCCGATTCTATTTCTTGTAATCCGCTATCAGACCCGTCTATATTCTCTATGGATAATACCAATGCTTTACTACACCTGCATTTCTTTGCTGTTGCAGATGACCTCTTCGCATCTCCACAAATCTGAAGCTTTACGATATATTCGTAGCCTGCTTTCTTATAACCAATAAATGAGCCTGTTTCTGGACATGCGATCGGATAATCGATTTTTGTGTTTGCGTTGATCTTTGCATAGCTTATATTTGCATTTTTAAGATTTACTCCGAATAGATTCGCATCTTTAAGATTCGCTCTGAATAGATTCGCCTCTCTAAGGTTCGCATTTCTAAGATCCGCATTGCTAAGATTTGCCTCTCTAAAATCCGCATCTCTAAGATTCGCACTGCTAAGCTTTGCTTCGTGCAGATTCGCATTTCTAAGATTCAAGCCACTCAGATTCTTATATGATAAATCTGCTCTCATGGATTCCCATCCATCGATATCCTCATTAAGATAATGCTGATGGTTCTCGATAATCTTGTTTAATTGTTCCTGTGTCATATTTCGTTTCCTCCTTTTTCGTATGCTTATGTTCTGTTACCCTAAATATGGACTGAAACAATCGCATACAAAACAAACCGGAAACAAAAAGAGACAGCCATAACGGTTATCTCCTTTCCTCTTGTTTTAAAATTCATATTCAACTGCATCCTGTCGATCCATGAAGAAATGAATACCAGGTGCACATTCGTACCATCGATTGTCATCAAAGTTAGGTACTTCTGCAATTTCTCCAACTCGATATACAAACGACGTATTATATATCGATTCTATTTCCTGTAATCCGCTATAAGATCCGTTTCTATTCTCGATGGATAACACTAAAGCTTTACTACACCGGCATTTCTTTGTTGTTGCAGATGATCGTCTTGCATTTTTACAAATCTGAAGCTTTACGATATATCCGTAGCTTGCTTTCTTATAACCAATAAATGAGCCAGTTTCTGGGCATGCAATCGGATAATCGATTTTTGTGTCTTCACTGATATAGGCTCCTGACAAATCCGCATTGCTAAGATTTGCTTCTCTAAGATCCGCCTCTCTAAGATCCGCTTTGTTAAGATCCACGCTGCTAAGATCCGCCTTGTTAAGATTTGCTCCATACAGATTTGCATTTCTAAGATCAGCTTCTCTAAGATCTGCATTTCTAAGATCTACCTCTCTAAGATTCGCCTTGTTAAAATTTACTCTGTACAGATTCGCATTTCTAAGATCTACTTCGTTAAGATTTGCATAACAACAATACGCTCCGTACATATCCGCTTCTCTAAGATTCACATTTCTAAGATCCGCTCCACTAAGATCCGCCTTTCTAAGATCCGCTTCACTAAGATCCGCTTCGCACAGATCTGCCTTTCTAAGATCCGCACTACTAAGATCTGCATTGTTAAGATTTGCTTTGTACAGCTTCGCATTTCTAAGATCTAAGCCACTCAGATTCTTATATGATAAATCGGCTCTCATGAATTCCCATCCATCGATATCCTTATTGAGATAATGCTGATGGTACTCAATGATCTTGTTTAATTCATTTTGTGTCATATTTCGTTTCCTCCTTTTTTTTTGTATGATTTTAATTTGTTATCCTAAATATGGGTTTTGCGAATATGCCAGAGATCTCGAAACCTATACGAAATTACAAAGAAAGACCAAGCATTAAAGCCTGGTCTCTTTGTTTTCTAATCTGCTAGAATCTTATCATATGGAATATGATATCGATTCGTATAATCCTCTGTTTCCGGATTAGCAAACACATACAGATCGATATCCTTATTATCCGGTTCCTGGTTTGCAATCTCTGCTAGTTCTCCAGACTTAACTTCCGCCAGTGCGAGGTCAATCAGATCACCGTCTTTTTCGTACATAAGTCCGATCTGCTTTGTTCCGTAATCAGATTCGCCGTTTGCAAGAACAAGTTTTCCACCGTTTACTGGCACTCTCACCACGACACTCAGATCGTCACCAAGTAACAGTTCCGGAGCCTGTAATGTATCCTCTTCGTCTTCACTACAAGCGGTAAAAGCACATGCGTCGTCCAGTCTTTCCATAGCCTCATCCAGGTCCGTCAATTCGTATGCCTGAATCTCATTGAGTACATCGAAAAGGACATCTCCTGATGTTTCCGCTAGTTCGCTTTCTAGCTTTTCGCATACTTGTCTGGTCAATTCTGCCAGATTCATAGCCAGTTTTAAATGCTCTCTGATTGCTTCCTTTGTCATAAAGTTTCCTCCTTTTTTCGTATGTTTTTATCTTGTTACTCTAAATATGGACTGAAACAATTGCATACAAAACAAACCGGAAATAAAAAGAAAGAGACAACCACAACGGTTATCTCTTTGATGTGTTTTTAAAATTCATAATCGACTGCATCCTGTCGATCCATAAAGAAATGAATACCAGGTGCACATTCGTACCATCGATTGTCATCAAAATCAGGTTCTTCTGCGATTTCTCCAACTCGATACACAAACGATGGATCATATATCGATTCTATTTCCTGTAATCCACTATCAGATTCATCAATGTTTTCGATTGCTAAGACCAAAGCTTTACTACACCTGCATTTCTTTGTTGTTGCAGATGATCGTTTTGCGTCTTCGCAGATCTGAAGTTTTACGATGTATCCATAATATGCTTTCTTATATCCGATAAACGAACCTGTTTCCGGGCAAGCAATCGGATAATCGATTTTTGTTCCCAAAAGATTCGCTTCTCTAAAAAATGCACCATTCAGATTTGCATGACGTAGATCTGCATAACTAAGATCCGTTTTATATAGATATGTATAATTAAGATCTGCATTTCTAAGATTCGCGTTTCTAAGATTCGTTTTGTATAGATTCACCGATTTAAGATTCACATTTTTAAGATCCAAGCCGCTTAGGTTCTTACATGATAAATCGGCTCTCATGTTTTCCCATCCATCGATGTCCTTATTGAGATAATGCTGATGACTCTCGATAATCTCGTTTAATTGTTCCTGTGTCATACTTCGTTTCCTCCTTTTTTTTTGTATGTTTTTAATTTGTTACCCTAAATATGGTCTGATGTAATCGCATACAAAACAAACCAGAAATAAAAAGAGACAACCATAACGGTTATCTCTTTGATGTGTTTTTTTTAATATTCAACGGCATCCTGTCGATCCATGAAGAAATGAATACCAGGTGCGCATTCATTCCATCGATCGTTATCAAAATCAGGGACTTCTGCAATTTCTCCAACGCGATAAATAAAGCAAGGATCATAACGCGATTCTATTTCCTGTAATCTGCTATCAAATCCGTCCATATTTTCGATCGCCAAGACCAATGCTTTACTACACCTGCATTTCTTTGTTGTTGCAGATGATCGCTTCGCATCTTCACAAATCTGAAGCTTTACGATCTTTTTACAGATTGCTTTCTTATAACCAATGAATGAACCAGTTTCCGGACATGCGATCGGGCAATCGATTTTTGTGTCTTCACTGAGATCGGTTCCAGACAGGTATGCATTTCTAAGATTTGCCTCTCTAAGATCCGCCTTTCTGAGATCTGCTCCTGATAAATTCGCATCTCTAAGATCCGCGCTTCTAAGATCCACTCCGTACAGATTTGTATAACAACAAAACGCACTGTACAAATCCGCATCTCTAAGGTACGCATTGCTAAGATCTACTCTGCCCAGATTTGTATAAAGACAACACGCTCTGTACAAATTCGCTTCTCTAAGATCCGCCTTTCTAAGATCCGCCTTTCTAAGATCAGAATCTCTAAGATCCGCCTTTCTAAGATCCGCCTTTCTAAGATCCGCATATGCAAGATCCGCATTGTTAAGATTCGCATCTCCAAGATTCGCATTGCTAAGATTCGCATTTCTAAAATTCGCCTCTCTAAGATTCGCATTTTTAAGATTCAAGCCGCTCAAATTCTTATCTGATAAATCGGCTCTCATGGATTCCCATCCATCGATATCCTTATTGAGATAATGCTGATGGTTCTCGATGATCTTGTTTAATTCATTTTGTGTCATATTTCGTTTCCTCCTTTTTCGTATGTTTATGTTTTGTTATCCTAAATATGGACTGAAGCAATTGCATACAAAACAAACTGGAAACAAAAAGAGACAACCATAACGGTCATCTCTTTGATTTGCTTTTAATATTTAACTGCATCCTGTCTATCCATAAAGAAATGAATGCCAGGTGCACACTCATTCCATCGATTATCATCAAAGTCAGGGACTTCGACGATTTCTCCAATGCGATAAACAAAACAAGAATCAAAATACGATTCTATTTCTTGTAATCCACTATCAAACCCGTCCATATTTTCGATCGCCAATACCAAAGCTTTACTACACCTGCATTTCTTTCCTATTGCAGATGATCTTTTCGCATCTTCGCAAATCTGAAGCTTTACGATTTTTTCATAGGCTGCTTTTTTATAACCAATGAATGAACCGGTGTCTGGACATGTAATCGGGTAATCGATTTTTGTGTCTTTACTGATCTTTGCATTGATTATATTTACATTTTTAAGATTCGCTCCGAATAGATTCGCATCTTTAAGATTCGCTCCGTAAAGATTCGCCTCACTAAGGTCCGCATCTTTAAGATTTGCTTTGTACAGATTTGCATAACAACAAAATGCTCTGCACAAATCCGTTTCTCTAAGATACGCATTGCTAAGATCCGCATCTGCAAGATCCGTCTTTCTAAGGTTCGCATTGCTAAGATTCGCATTTCTAAGATTCGCATCTTTAAAATCCGCATTTCTAAGGTCCGCATATGCAAGATCCGCATATGCAAGATCCGCATTGCTAAGATTTGCATTTCTAAGATTTGCTTCGCTAAGCTCCGCATTTCTAAGATCTGCTCTGCTAAGATCAGCCTTTCCAAGATCCGCATTTCTAAGATCAGCCTTTCTAAGATCCGCCTCTCTAAGATCCGCATTTCTAAGATCAGCTTTTCTAAGATCCGCATATGTAAGATCCGCCTTGTTAAGATCCGCACTACTAAGGTCCGCCTTTCTAAGATTCGCACAGCTAAGATCCGCCTCTCTAAGATTCGCATCTCTAAGATTCGCATTTCTAAGATCCGCATATGCAAGATCCGCCTTGTTAAGATCCGCACTACTAAGGTCCGCCTTTCTAAGATTCGCACAGCTAAGATTCGCATCTCTAAGATTTGCCTTTCTAAGATTTACTCTGTACAGATTCGCATTGCTAAGATCCAAGCCGCTCAGATTCTTATATGATAAATCTGCTCTCATGGATTCCCATCCATCGATATCCTTATTGAGATAATGCTGATGGCTCTCGATGATCTTGTTTAATCGTTCCTGTGTCATACTTTGTTTCCTCCTTTTTCGCATGTTTATGTTTTGTTATCCTAAATATGGACTGAAGCAATTACATACGTTCTGTAAATATGTTAGAGATCTCGAAACTTATACAAAATTAGTTGTAAAGTTCAATTTGGAACAATTTTCAGTTATAAACAATTCTTTTTATTTTGTCTGGCACCGGAACTAAGTCCAGTGCCTTCTATCCGTATCATTCATCAAAGATCACCAAAATCGTCGCCATAATCTTCATCATAGTCTTCGTTTTCGATATCTGATTCGTTCTGTTCCATCTGTTTTTCCAAATCTTCACGAATAAACTCCATCTTGTCTGCCGAATATTTCGGATCCGCATAAATAGAAACGTCAAGACCTGCTTCCAACCCAAGACAAATTTCACGCATCTGAAATGCATCATATTTCGGATCCGCATAAACTGATACATTTAGGTCTGCTTTCAACCCTTTGCGAATTGCATCCATTTGGTATTCGTTATAATCGAGGTCGGCATAAATTGATACATCGAACCCTTCTTCGAGTCCAGTTCGAATTGCACCCATCTGTCGTGAATTATACTTAGGGTCCGCATAAATTGAGACATCTAGTCCTGTTTCCAGTCCCTTTTTGATCTCTTCCATCTGGTCATAGTCATATTTCGGATCAGCATAAATTGAGACATCTATACCTTTTTCCAATCCATTTTCGATTACTCGCATCTGCGCGTCATTATACTTCCGATCCGCAAAAATTGTTACATCAACTCCGGCTTCTTCACCTTTTCTGATGATCTCTTTCTGAGCTGGATAGAAATCGTACTGACTTTTCTTTGATACATCTTCCAAGCGATGACGAATCAGACTCATCTGGATTATGCTACATTTCGGATCTGCATAGATTGAAACATCCACACCAGATTGTAATCCTTTTATAATCTCGTCCATCTGGTAATGACTGAATCCCCAATCCACTAACTGCATCAAAGTTGCATTTCTTAACTGTTCTGTTGTGTAAACCATAATTATTTCCTCCATATTCTTGTTTCTTTAAATATGGGACGGACATCAATAACCTACTCGAGCTTGGTTATCATTTTTGTAAACAAAAAGACAGATCCATGTTTATGAAACTGTCTGTTTGTTTATGTCTTATGAAAGTCTGCGCATAAGTTCCGTTTCCTTCTGAAATAGTTCGAAATCGTAGTATTCCTTGAAATAAGACTCTACCTTAGATGCGAGTTCCATTGCAAACGGATAGTCATTTTTAAAGATCTCTACCGGTACCGTATATTGTAACGATTCTTCTTTACTTACAAAATCTTCGAACTCCGATATGAATTCATCATAATTATTCGTAATTCCTCTAACATCGATATAATAAGTTATCCCGTTCCAGATAGCGGTGCAGAAACAATGAATATAATCTCCGTTCTTTTTCTCGATCTTGTAAACAGTATATCCATATTTTTTATGAAGCAGTGTCGCAAACGTTGTACAATATCCATGTAGAAGATCATATGTACTAAGTTGATTCCCATGAATATCGCAAACACTGATACAAATATTCTCAAGGAATCCAAAATCATCTGCACCATCTTTTTGCAACTCATCCAGTTCTTCATAAAATCCATTGTGTGTGTGTTCCATAGTCTCTCTCTCCTTTCGCCTTCTTCGTTTTGTGTTAAATATGTGCGAAATCTTCTTAGGCTAACAATTCCTAGTTATAATAATAACGACAGAAATGTAATTATCCATAAGAAACCAACTGCGAGCGAAATAAATATAAAAGGTATATCTTCAACTCCACTTCCAGCATATAAATCATGACACGATATGATTCCTATAACTTCCATAACGATTGCAAATATAAACAAATCTTTGTCTGCTATTACAGCTGCCATACCATTTATCCATACGTTTAACAATGAATTCATAATACATTTACTCCTTATGTGACTTTGTTTTTATATCTAACAAGGCTCACAATCTGGGAAACTCGTCAGAAACTTTGTATGATGTTGTATTTGTATTAGAATAACTAAGTTGGCATCATCGACCATTCAATGACCGTGATGAAAACGCCATTCTGCTCAAGATAAGAAAATATGACGAGTTTTCAAAATTGTGAGCCTTGTTAATAGTAGACAAGTAGATTGTCAATTACTTTGGGCTTAAAACATCGGTAAACTTAGATGTCAATGCCGATACTGTCTGTTCAGTCATGACAAAAAGACGGTACTATTCAGCAGAGTCCGGAGTAGTTGATTAGAAAAATACGAATAATATACAAGGAGGATATGTATATGGATAATGTTAATATTCCACAACCAGTAATCGACATCTTAGAACTGCTGCATACAAAATCATCAAAAGCGTATCTTGTTGGTGGCTGCGTACGCGATATGTTTATGCATTTAGAGCCTCACGACTACGATATCTGTTCCGATCTCACTCCAGATATTGCAATGAAAGTATTGTCTACAAAATATCCAGTTATTCCAAAAGGAATCGAATATGGAACAGTTGTTGCATTAGTAGACGGGACCGAGTACGAAGTAACAACATTCAGAGGTGAAACAGATTATTCAGATGGCAGACATCCGGATTCTGTTAAATTTGTTTCTAATATTGAATACGATCTTGCGAGACGCGACTTTACAATCAACGCAATGGCTTACGATGTATCTGAAGATAAGCTCATTGATCCGTTTGGAGGTCTTATGGATTTGGAAAACGGTATTTTGCGAGCTGTAGGTAATGCAAATGAACGGTTCCAAGAAGATGGGCTTCGAATTATGCGGGCTCTACGATTCGCGATTAAATATAATCTTACAATCGAGCCAGAAACAAAAGAAGCAATCATTCGGAACCGAAATATGTTGCAACAGGTATCAAAAGAACGAATTACAAGTGAATTTCAAAAGATTTTAACATGTGGACAACCGATTCGAAAGACATTTCTGGAGTTTACTCCTGTTATCGCAGCTGCTATTCCAGAAATCGAACCATGCATCGGTCTTGATCAGGAGAACCCATATCATAAACACGACGTATATGAACACATGATTGCGGTAACCGATTTGTGTGATACCGATTCGTTTGCGATTAAAATGGCTGCGTTATTACACGATATCGGAAAACCAACCACAAAAGCATATAATAGCAAGAAAGGTCATTATAGCTTTGATGGACATCCAGAAGTATCAGAACAAATTGCAGCCGAAGTATTAGCAAACGACTTCCGGTGTACTGCAAAAGAAACCGAACAGATTCGATTGCTTATAAAGTTTCATGACACCCAGATTACTCCAACAGAACCATGTGTGAAACGCTGGCTGAATCGATATGGAGTTGATTTCTTATCAGATTGGTTAATCTTGAAACAGGCAGATCGTGACGATCACGTATACCCAAATGGACCAGAGAACGTTTCATGGTATCCAAAAACAGAAGATATTAAACAGGTTATGAATACAGTTTTAGAACAACAATCCGCTTTTTCTCTAAAAGATCTCGCGATTAACGGAAACGATTTAATCAATCTTGGGTTAAAACCAGGACCTGAGTTTTCGGAATACCTGCAGTCGTGTTTGGATGCAGTGATTGACGGAGTGTGTGAAAACACGTATGAGTCCCTTCTGACGTTTTTGGAGGATTCCGTATTAAATATTGAGATAGATGATCTGGAACTCTGACGAGAGATAGTCTAACTGAAACCTGCCGCCTCTTGGCGTGCAGTCAGTTAGCACCTCATTGATGTCATGATTTATTTTTTTTCTTCACGCCGAGTACTGTTTTCTATGCATGTTGTATAACTCTTTGATCATTTCTCTTTTGGTGAACCCATTGAAAAAGAATAGACCAGGAAATTCCTGGTCTATTAGTTTTCTCGTTCTCGAAATCGCTTTCCTTTTGAATAGTGGAAGCCGTTATGGACCTCCACTTGGTTATCCTAAGTCTGCTTCTAACTCTGTCGCCTTTTCGATCTGCTTCTGGACATAGGCATCACCCGTATAGATAACAGGACTTTGTAACGAGATCGTCTCGATGCTGCTATAATTGGAAGCCATCTGTTTCCGGCGTCTCAATAGTTTAACAGCAACGGATTCTCTGCGCTCGAGCTCTTCGTCTGTTATCTGGTCTTCAAGTCTACTTGTTTCTGAACTTGCTTCTAACATACGAATCCCTCCTATTCTTGTTCAAATCCATCTCTCAGCCAATTTAATGTCGCTTCGTCAATAACAGCAAATACAACACGATCGAATACCCCATTGTATTCTTTCTGCAAAAGCTGACGGTACAGGTATCCAAGTATATATGGACTCTGTCCAAAAACACCGCATCCAAAAGCTCCGAGAATCAATGTTTTTGTTCCTCTATTGACAGCTTCATCAATAATGAAACAAATACGGTCGTATAATGCCTTTTCGTTTACGACCTTGCTTCCACCAGCTGATAAGTATGCAGATGCATTCGGTGCTGCACATGTAATGACGTCGCAATACTTTTCTTTTCCATCTCTGAAAAAGACAATACCTGGTGACCATAATGCACGATTACTATACAGAACCCCAACATAATTTAATGACTGTCTGTTCTCTTTGTAATAGAATTCATGGTTACTAATTACTGGATACAATGTGCTTTCTAGACATAATGCCTCCTCTTGTGCCATTGCTCCGTACAGAAAGCCTCCGCCCGGTGTTTCGTAATTTGCAAAATTCAAGATTGCTGTATCCTCTCCTGCATACTTCATTACCGCTGAAACGGAATCCATATGTTCGAATACAATATCTGTCTGCTTTGTACCCGTAACCCTTTTGGATCTCAGGTCATTGTTTTCGCAAATTGTTGTGTTAACAAAACTGTTTTCGATCTCTGTTGTGTATCTTTCATAGATATCATTTACGAGTGCACGTCTTTTTTCGTTTACCAATCTTCCTTCGTTTACCATATTTTTCCTCCTTGTATGGTGTTATTGTTATATGGTAAATATGGTACGCATGATCGCAACGCGTATACTTAACACCTCAAATGAACAACAGGAACATAAGAATAAGGATTACAACAACTCAAGATAAGAAAATATGACGAGTTTTCAAGATTGTGAGCCTTGTTAATAGTAGACAAATAAATATTTTTGTTCTAATTACACATATGGTATGATGTTTACAGAATTACATATCACATAGGGAGGAAATGTATATGTTTGGACAAAAGAAATACGAAGAAGAACGACAACGAAAAGAAGCCGAGAAGAAAGCAAAGAAACACAGATACCTGTCGTGGTTTCTGGTATTTATTTGTGGAATCATGACAATCGCTTCAATACCAAGTTTCGCAATGGTTTTATTTGCAGCGGTGACGATCTTGCTGCTTCCAATCTCTAAAGTTGATGATTTATGGAAGGATCTGCTTGATGGCAAACCAAAATGGATTAAGGGTACATCATTGTTGGTTGCGTTCATTATCGCATGCTTGATAGCGCCGACTTCTAACACTAGTACAACAGAAGTTGCAAACATAGAACCGACAGAAGTTATCAGTATTGAATCAACCGAAACTGAAACGATAGAAATCATTAGTACGGAAAGAACGGAAGATACAGAAGAAGCTATAACCGAGACTGAAACTGAAATTGCAACAGAAGCAGAAACGGAGACTTCCACAGCCGAAAACAAGACGACAGCTTCTGAAACAGCAATCAAGGATCAGAAAACTACAACCAGCAAGAATACAACAAGCACTGCTATGTCAGTTTCGTTATCAGATATTCCGGCATACTCTGGCAGTCCTTATGTTGCAGTAAACAATAATGTGCCATTCTTTACCGATAACGAAATGAAGACAACTGCTTTTGAAAACTACAGCAGTCTTGATACTCTTGGTCGCTGCGGTGTAGCTTATGCTAATGTTTGTACCGAGATCATGCCAACGGAAGAAAGAGGAACAATCGGTCAGGTCAAGCCTAGTGGATGGCATACTGTAAAATATGATATTGTGAGCGGAAAATATCTTTATAACCGTTGTCATTTGATCGGATATCAGTTATCTGCTGAAAATGCGAATACAAAGAACCTGATTACCGGAACACGATACTTAAATACAGAAGGAATGCTTCCATTTGAGAACATGGTAGCTGACTATGTGAAAGAAACGAATAACCATGTCTTATATCGTGTCACACCTATGTTTGATGGAAACAATCTGGTTGCAAGTGGAGTTCTGATGGAAGCTAAATCCGTTGAAGACAATGGAGATGGAATCCTATTCAATGTCTACTGCTATAATGTACAGCCGGGCATCACAATTGACTATGCAACCGGAGACAGTGCATTAGACGGAACAACTCCGGAACAGACTACCAAAAACTCAGACACAAAGAAATCAAGCAGTAAGGGTGCATCATCAGGCAGCAATAATACGAATTCAGGAAGTGCATCAAACGAAACACAGGCCGCTACTCCAGCACCCGCACAAACGGATAACAATACAACAGTACAGGAACCTCCGGCACCAACGCCAGCGGATACCACAAGCAATGGTTCTGTGATTGTACATATTACTGATACAGGCAGTAAGTATCATAATGCTGGGTGCCGCTATCTAAAGAGCGATCATGAAGTTACACTGGATGAGGCAAAAGCGATGGGATTAACACCATGTGGTGTCTGTAATCCGCCACAATGATAACGAAAAAAAATATACAAAACAGATGTATTAGCTCGATGGAAACAAAATATAATGCAAAACATCAGATATTATGATACGCTTATCATGCCTGGATGAATTGGTAAACAAATGAGACATTATTTAGTAGACAGTGAAAACGTAAACGACAACTGGCTTATGTTATTAGAGTTTACAGAGATGACTGATGATATTATTGTTTTTTACACCGACAAATCACCACATATGTCATACACATCCTTAGTTCGAATTGTTGAACAGACACATCAGATTCAATTTAAAAAGTGTTATACCGGTCCTAACGGTCTCGATTTTCAATTAGTATCCTATCTTGGTTATCTGATGTGTGATAATCAGGATTCTGATGACGAATTCATTATCATGAGTAACGATAACGGATTCGATTGTGTTGTAAAGTTCTGGAATAATCGGAACATTACAGTCAAACGACTCGATGTAGCTCATTGTAAGCAATTATATGATCAGTTTCTTTTCCGTAAACAACAAGACCGGACCGATTTAGAACAAAATGAATCGATTTCGAATGAACTGGAACAAGTTAAGTCGGAACCTATCAATTTGGAATTAAACAATTCGAACACATCAACTCAAATTCCTGTTGAATCAATTCCAATTACTTCGGTTCCTGTTCAATCTGTTCCATCCGAAAAGAAATCGACTGAATCGGTTCCGGCTGAAATAAAAACAGTCAATCAGAAATTGATTGTAAGAAAAACGGACTCATCAAACAATAAATACGATTTCAATAAGGAACAAGTCGATACATTCATAAATTGCTTAGGTCGTAACAATCTGACAGCAATCCATGAAACATTGATGCGTGTATATGGACAACCTCATGCTTCACAAATATATAAAGTCATCAAAAGTAAAACTTATCCTCTAAATGTGAAAACGTATAAACGGCAAGATAAAATGAAACGATTCTCTGATATTATTTTCGAAAACGCCGAGGTCGAAAACCCTGGTGATTTTGTTGAGTTTCTTGACCGTAACAAAGACAAAACGAAGAATCTCAATAGTATGCGCGCTGCAGTTATCAAAGAATATGGAAACGAGCGCGGAATGAAGTATTACACTCTGTTCAAGCCTCATTTCAAAGTAATATCGGCATTCAAAGATTAAACACGAAAGGTTATCCAGGCTATCAAGCGCTCACGGATCTAAAGATCCGGAGTGTGCTTGCTTTGGAGAGTTAGGTTTAAATAACGAAGCTAAAGCTTCGAGGTTTGAACCTAATCTCTCCTTATCAATTGAATACTGTTTCCGAGGTTGTTTCTTATCTTGGAAACAATTCAGTTAGATATCGTAACTCTGGGTTCTAACCTTTAGCTTCGAGAGAACCCTTCGTTGTCTATCAAACACACTCCGGATCTTTATACTATTGAACGTTAGTAGTTCAATAGTCGTGTGTGCGCTTGATTCAAACAATCAGTATATCGTATCTGTATTCTACATCACTCTCATCCAGAATAATATAATCCTTTTTATAAGCAAAGATAAGGAGCTCGAATTGAATCGAACTCCTTATTAAACACTTCACTATTTTGAAAATGTTACAAATCTTAAATCTAATGCATTAAAACCTTCGTCTCGGAAAAGCAGAGATCCAAGATATTTACCGGCTGGGATATAAGTATAATAACCATCTGAACTTTCAAATGATTGATATAAACTGTTTCGAGATGCATCGTTGTATAAGCAAGATCTTGGAGCGCCACCAGTACGACCGACAATATAATAATATCCAGAAGTCGTTATAGGAATAAGAGATACACAATGCCACATAGAACCTCCATCAACAACATATTGACCTGACCCGTTTAAATAGCCAAATTCAAATTTATTATCTGGATGCCAAAAACTTAGACTGCTATCTGCAATCAATCGACTACTAACCGTAACATTATAAGTATCACTTGATGCTTTATAATTCATGGTTTCACCAACTGTTACAGTAATAGTCGCTGTTCCCGCATTTCCGTATTTCTTTGGCATACATGTTATTGTCTTGTCATTTACTGTTACAGATTCAATAATATTAGAATCTGAACTTTGTGCAGTAATTGTGCCGTTACCTGTTGTCGTGACGTAAAGAACACCATTCGCGTTGCTTAATGATGTTGTTGTCGCTTTTTTCTGAATAACAGTTTTAACGCTGCCCTCAAATGTTGTGTATCCAGCTTTTGTTGCTTGATAGTAAACAACATATGTACCTGCATTTGTATACGTAGGCATTGAAGTTAAATTATATGTACCTTTTACTGTTCCGTATTTAAAAGTAACTCCAGATACAGATGAAGTTACAGATGCTGAATGTGTATTTCCATCATAGGTCCCTGAATATGCTTTTGCAGTTATTGGTAATGTGCCTGATTTAACCGTAACACTATAATTTGCACTAGCCGCTTTATAACTAGTTGTTGCTGCACTTGTTACCGTTATGATTGCAGATCCAGCAGTCGTTCCTGGCGTTACAGTTACAGTATTTCCATCAAGCGTAGCTGTTGCTACGTTTGGATCAGATGATTTTACACTTAAAGTTCCATTACTTTTATTACTTGTAACCGTAAAAGATCCTGCTGCAGGATAACTAATCGTACCGCTTGTTGCTGATAAAACAACAGAACCTGTTAACTTTTCTAATACAGGAATATTCTGAATATCTTTCGTTTGGGCTTTAAATGCAGTATTCTTAAATGTTGCTGTATAAGTTGTAGTTCCTTTTGTTGTGTATGTCGCCGGTGTTTTCACTTTATTTGTAATAGTTCCGTTCTCTGTTTCAATATGTGTACCATTGTTTGCACACACACGTTTCGCAATACATGTCTTTCCATCTTTAGACCAAGTATAAGTTGGTGTTCCATATTTATGTCCGGTTTTCGCGATCGTCTTTCCGGTTGCCAGTGTTACACCACAAACTGAACATACCGTATCAGATTCTTTACCGTCCGTGGTACAGGTTGCTGCAACCGCGTTGTTTGCAGACACCGATTTATGACCTTTCGCTGATATCTTGCTTGTCTTTGTCTGCGTCTCAAAATCTGAATTCTTAAAAGTTGCAGTATAAGTATTTAGTCCTTCGTTTGTACATGTAGCATCTGTCGTTTTCGTACTAACATCAGCTGTTTCTGTTACAACGTCATGACACTCTGAACATGTTTTTGTTGCTGTGCATGTAGAATTATTCTCAGACCAGGTGTACACCTGTGCACTATAGGAATGTTCAAATACATGAGAACCAACCGATACTCCATTTTCTACAAACGCAGGTACGATGTTTGATAAATCATATTCGTTCCCGTTGTATGAGATCGATGATAAACTGGTACATCCATCGAAAGCACTATTTCCTATTGATCTCACAGAATTTGGAACGGCTGCTTTCGACAGCTTCGAACAGTTTACAAACGCTCCAGTTCTAATTTCGGTAACGGAGTCAGCGATCGCGACACTCGTCATCTCATTACAATCACGGAATGCATAATCGCCAATGCTGGTTACCGCATGCCTTGTATTATCATCATCCGTCACATATTCCGGAATCACAACATCTCCAGTTATCTCAATTCCATATGCTGCAAGATTTTCACTCGTGATCGCAATTCCATTACCAATCTGGTTTGTTCCGATCACAAACTTAAAATTACCTGACCAGTCTCCGGAAGTAAGGTTATTTGCTAATATACTGCCAGTCGCCGTACCCCCCCCGAACGTGCGTTCACTTCTGTGGACGAAAATTCTGTCTTCTCTTGCGAGATGTCGCCTGTAACAGGATCCTTGCCGTTAGAGTCGGATAATATCACGGATGCATCTGGAGTAACCGTAATGATTTCATTTCCTATAACATCTCCATGTACTTTGACCGTGTATTCTGCAGATTTACTGCTGCTTAAAGCGATTGATTTTGGTATTGTAACAGTAAACGCAGACGCCTGGTCATATTTCACAACTGAATTCTGTGTTCCAGTTTCCGTTGTTGTCTGCATCGACTGTGTTGTGTTGTCCGGGTTTTCGGCTGCCATTGTTGGAATCGTAGGCGTCATCGTCATAATCGCAGCCAGAACAAGCAGACAACTTACTGCTTTTCGTTTCATAATATTTCGTTTCCTTTCTTTGTGTTCAAAACTAAATTGTTTACGAGTAACAATATAAATATGGATCGAACACGGACAAAGGAAACAAAAAGAACCGGAAACAAACCAACGATCCAGCAATGATGAAGCTCAAGACAATCGCAAACATACAAAAAGAACCCAGATAACTGTTATTCAGATCTGAGTTCTTGTTTGTTTTGGGTTCGATTATTCAGTTTGCTCAGTATTCTCAGTTGTTTCTTCTGTAGACTCGTAGATAGGAGAAAGATCTAATTCGATTGGGTCTTGTCTATCTGCAAGCCATAAGTCCAAATAATGATCGAAATCTGGAATATCTGTTGTTGCAACATACAACATAGGTCCGTAATCAGCGGAAAGTTTTGTTGCTTGCAATTCTGAGGACGCTTTGAATTCTATTTTGATGAATGTTCCCTTATCTGTTTTCCACCAGAAAGTGTAATTTTCACGATAATAAGGAACTCCCCACGTTTTCAGACAGTCTTCTAATGTTGTTTTGTAGTCGAACTCTAATCCGTATACATTTACAAAGGTCTGAACATTATGATTGATTAGACCTTGGTTCTCAATATGTCTTACTGTGATTTCATTGATCTCATTATTTTCGTTCCAATCAAGTTTTACATTACTTAACTCCTCAGTCGCAACGAATTGTGGTAACGTCTCCTGTGTAACTCCTGGGAAAGCATCAGATATATCCGAATCATTATATAACATCGATCTTATTGCTTTTACACTCAAAACCGGAGCGTATTCCACCGTATCGACTTTAAAATCTTCATCTGTAATCTTAACCTCGCCGGTAGGATTGGAATCGCTTACCCATGTCTTTGTGCTTTTTAATCCGAGCTCTTTTGGAAGCTCCAGATTCATGTCTTCTACAGTGTTACCGATATCAATCGTATATGGCTCGAAATCCGGATCATTTGAACTTATTATAATACCAGAAGACGTATCTACTGCGTTGTAATTTGAAAATCGTTCATAAGTTACATACATATGACTGTAACTGAATAAATCTACACTGTGATCAGAGTTTGGCTCTGGATCATAAAGAGAATGGACCTCGTAGTTTTCAAACCCTTTATCCGGTTCTATCTCAAATTGGAATCCTGCCGGCAGCATATCTAGTTCCGCTTCCTGTGTCTCTGTTTCGGTTTCCGCTTCCGCTTCTTCGCTTGCCTTTGTTTCGGTTGCTTCTTTTCCGATGCCTGCCTGATCTGCTTTACTTTCTTTTCCTTTTGATCCGCATCCAGATGACAGTAACATCAAGCCCGCAAGCGAAAAACATAAGTATCTCTTCATTTTCATAACATTTTCTTTCCTTTCTTTTGTGTCGTAATTTCCATTATAGCTACCCAGTTTGCAAAATGCAAATATTTGAATCCTATATACAATAAGGCTCACTTTTCGAAAACTCGTCAACGAAAACACAAAAAGAAAAACACCCCACTTGTTGTAAGCAGGGTATTTTCGTTTTCATTATTCAGTTTTTCTAAGTCTACTCAAGGTTCACAAACTTGTTATAAACAATGACGTTGACCACTTTACTATTCCATTCCTCGTAACAGTATGTAGCTGAATTCTTATTCGGCAGATACGTTCGGTCAACAATGAACTCTGTCATGCATCCGGAAGCTTCTGTAAACAAACCTCTGGAATCTGTATGAATATCCGCTTTCAGGTCACCCATGATACACGGAATCACGGTTCCGTTTTCTAACACCAGGTCAAAATACTGACCAATTGCCGTGTTAAAATACGTTCCAATCGCAATTGTAAACCGTCCATCGTATACTCTGAGTCCGACTTCGTTTGTCTGGCATAACGCCTGTAGTTTTGCCTGGTTGGTATTCTTCCCGAATGCTTTATATGGAAGTACAGTTTTTGTTGTATTTCCATCTGTGATCGGATACTCTTTGATCACTTCGTACGTTTCCGGTTGTTCCGTTGCCTCTGCCTCTGTCTCGGTTCCATTTTCTTGGTTTTCGGAATCTACTTCAGAGTCTTCTGGAATCGAAGACTCTGTAACCGAAGATTCTGGAACCGAAGATTCGGCAACACTTGAAACGGAAACAGAATCTGATTCTGCTACTGCTTCTTCAGACTCTCCGTTTGCAGACTTTACAACATCTGCTTTATGTCTTGTAACCATAGCCTCATCTCGTGCGTTCCTGAGACTGGCTGTGATTCCAGCGTCCGTATGTATAGATCTTTCTGGTGTCAGGACTGATGTTATACCTGCAGGTTTAGTAACCAAAACTCCTGGGTTCTGGACCACAAGATTCTGTGCTGACACATTCATACCTCCGCATAAGGTTACAAAAGTTACAATACCCGTACAGAGGTACTTAACAGCTAAGTTTTTCATAAAGTTCTCCTTTCCTTTATCGCTGTTTTATTTTCCCTTAAATATGGGCTACGAGCGGACAAAGTAATCGGAGTGTTGTGCACTATGCTGAAATTGCAATGAAATCATTGTGCACATTGCTTAACTATCGTAACTTTGGATTCTAACCACGAAGCTCTTTAGATCCGTGTGCACTTGATTACGAAATATGGACAAAAGAAAAGGACAAGAATTATATCTCGTCCTCATCCTTTTCCTTATCCTTGATCAGTGTGCTTTGAAGTTGTAGATAGGAATAATTCTATCTACGATTGAAACTGTATCCTTGATGTTTTCCATGATCTCATCCATAGATTTGTATACGAATGGAGATTCATCAATTGTTGACTCTGTTACGGAAGTTGAATAGATGCCAGACATCGAATCCTTGAAATCATCCATCGAAATAGCATCCTTCGCTTTTGATCTCGAAAGAATACGTCCTGCTCCATGTGGTGCTGAATAATTCCAGTCCGGATTTCCTTGTCCGATACAGATAAGCGAACCGTCACGCATATTAAGTGGAATTAATACTTTTTCTCCTGATTGCGCTGAAATGGATCCTTTACGCAGGATTCGATTCTTCGTGTCAATGTAATTATGCACCGTCTGAAACGAATCCACTACATGCAGATCCATAGCCTGGAGGATCTGGATTGCAATCACTTCCCGGTTTATCCATGCGTGTTCCTGTGCCAGTTCCATGTCATGCAGATAATCATCGAAAATTGTACCGGTCACGTAGGATAACTCTTTTGGAATCGAAGGTCTTTGTGCCCAGAATTTCTTGATCTCACTTTCGATTTCTGATGGTCTTCCTTCTGCTTTTAATCTGGCTACAATCTCCTGGATCTTTTCTTCGGATCCGCTTGCCTTCAGTGCCTTATATCCGAGTTCCTGATAATAATTACAGATTTCGACACCAAGATGTCTGGATCCGGTATGAATTACAAGCCAAAGATTGCCATTCGTGTCTCTGTCGACCTCAATGAAGTGATTTCCACCACCGAGCGTTCCAAGAGAACACATCGCTTTGTCTACATTCACCGGCGCCAAAACTTTGTCTACATTGGAAGTCGCGATCGGGTGTTCATGGATATTGAATCCAGCTGGTACATACTGGTTAATTGCAGCATCCAATAACGACAGATCAATATCTGTTTCTTCGAGCTGTAATGCGTACATTCCACAGTTATGAACGACTACGCTTCCTTCGATCAGAAAATTATGTGTGTCTTCTACCGTAAGGCAATATACATCTTCTCTTCGGTCTGTTTTCTCTACCGAGTCGACGATGACGAAATAATCCTCTGATATGAGCCGCATGTCCGGAAGAAGATCTTTCGCTTCTACCCATTCTGTTTCTGTGGCTTCCGATGATTTTGGCTCCGCACTGCATATTGGTTTCTCATATTTCTCTACCAGAAACTTGTGGTCCGGAGTACAATACACCTCATGTTCTACATCTTTTCGAAGACAATGGAGTTCATGATAATGTACCTTTACGAGTTCTGCATTTTCTCTCGTTTTCCTTGCAATTGCTTTACTCATTACAAAAGCAATCTGGTCTTCATCATAAGAGTCAACTACAAACTCCTTTTTGTCTACCAGCGTTTTGATCGGTGTCCATCCATAGTCTACGGTGTATACTTTTGTATCTCCAGCAAAGCATCCAATATCGACACCTACCAGATTAGGAACTACCTTGTCTGTTAACGTCATTGTAGTCCCGATTACACATCCGCTGCCTGCAATGACAGTCCGGCATGATCCGGATCTTACTTTCGGCAGCATACGGCTGGTTCAACAATCCGATTACCTGACTGATCGTCTCCTGATCGATGTTGTCCGTAAATACTTTCGCATCTCCGTATTTTCCTTTAAGCTCTAACATATTTGTTTCCTCCTTTTGTTTGTTGTTCATTTTGTTATCCTAAATATGTGAGAAACCAACACACACAAAAAGAGACCAGGCTAGCCAAGTCTCTTTCTCTTTGTTTTAGTATGCGGTTGTCTAAATTAGAATGAGTTACAAAATAAGTTCCATATCTTGACAAACTACCTTATCCTCATCCTCAATTTTCGCCCTTTCAATCTGCTTCGTAGCATATGCATCATCTGTATAGATTACAGGTTCTGGCAATGACTTTGTTTCGATGCCTGAATAAACGGAAGCTAACTGTTTCCGGCGTCGATGTAATTTTCCTGCCACAGCGTCTCTTCGGTCTAATGCTTCATCTGGTCTTGTTTCGTTTTCCATGATTACTGACATATAAATGCCTCCTATCTGCTGCAAAAACCTGATTCTAAAGGTCGTAATGTTTTCTCATCAATGACTGCGAAAACGACACGTTCGAATGCTCCCTTGTATTTATCTGTCAACAGATAATTATACAGAGCTCCCAGTGTTGAAGGATTCTGCCCGAAAACGCCACATCCGAATGCGCCAAGGATCAATGTTTTAACTCCGTTTTTGACTGCTATGTCAAGAATGAAAGTCATGCGGTCCAACAATGCATTTCCATTCATCTTCTGACTACCGCCTGCTGCCAAGTATTCGGATGCATTTGGTGCTGCACAAGTGATCACATCGCAACGTTTCTCTTCTCCTTCTTCATCACGGAAAAAGACAATGCCTGGTGAATATAAAGCGCGATTACTATAAAGGCATCCTACTGACGATAATGCGTGTTTGTTCGCGAAATAGTAGGATTCAAGCTTTCTGTCGCTAATAACCGGATACAAAGTGCTTTCCAGACACAATGCTTCTTCCTGAGCCATAGCTCCGTAAATGAATCCGCCACCAGGTGTTGTGAAGTTTGCAAAATTCAGGATTGCTGTGTTCTTGTCTGCATATTTAAAAACTGCAGATACAGAATCCGTCTGCTCGAAAACAAACTCGGTTTGCAATGATCCACGTTCTGGATAAATCAATTCACTCGAATCGTATACCTTTGTTCTATCGATACTATCCTTGATATCTAAGGCATACTTGGTCTGAATCATGTTCACGAAAATCACTCTTTCCATGTTTTTGATTCTCTCCGCGTTGATTCTCTCAGAGCTGTTTCCAAATCCAAAATTGTTGTAATTATTCATGTTTCGTCTCCTTTTCTTTGAATACGTTTATTTGTTATGTACTAAATATGGGATACGAGATGGAAGACAAAAACAAAAGAGACCGACATGAGACGATCTCTTTTGTTTGTTTAAATCGCAGCCAGAACAAGCAGACAACTCACTGCTTTTCGTTTCATAATATTTCGTTTCCTTTCTTTGTGTTCAAAACTAAATTGTTTTCGGGTAACAGTCTAAATATGGTCTGAACACGGACAAAGGAAGCAAACCTACATCGTCTACCACGACAACGCTTACAAAAACAATAGAACTCCAAGAATCATGATAACAATAACCAGAAACACGGTCAGTATCGTTGGCTGTCCCGTTCTCTCATAAGTTGTAACCTCTTGTTTCGGAACCAGTATAACGCGTGCTTCTTTTTCGGTTCTTAATATAACATCTCCATTATTTTCACCGACCTTATGAGCACGCAGAGGCTGGTTCTTTAACGCAGGATCCGCTATTTGGTCCCCGTATGTCTGGGTTACCTTAGAATCCATCCGGACAGTAGGTCTATGAAATCTTTGGGGACGAATGTGGGATTCGAAATCCGTCTGCTGTTCTTTGTTCTCATCTTTCTCAATCAGATCAGTTGGTTTTAAAGATCCTCTATTCATCTTAATACCTTTCTATATACTCCGGAACGTTTTAGGTCCCGGAGTCTGTTAACATTTATTCGTTTATCTGTTTTGATTCGTCTTCAATAGTTAACGGATTATCATCTTCAATACGGTCATCATGTCCGTCAAAATCAAGATCCATCATGAATCCGTTATATCCAAAGATTCGTTCGCCTGTAACTCGTCCCTGTGCTCTTGCTTTCTCTAACTCCGCGAACTGAAGCCCAAGGCGTCTTATTTCTTCGTCACCCATATCAACAACATTATTTACAAGACGAACGTACGCGTCCGCCAGGTCTTTGTCTGTTTTTTCAAGTTTCTGTGTTCCAAACTGGATTGTCTGCATCAGCTGGCTGTAAATGACAGCTCTTTTCTGATCATCAATCATCTTTTTCATCTCATCTTGCATACGTTTCTTCTCTCGTTCCCATTCGGCACCTTTCGTATGCATCTTATTGATCCGTTCCTGCATGTGCTCAATTTCTTCGGATGCTCTTCGTTTTTCAATAAGCTCTACTTTTTGTCTGCCAACCTGTTCCTGCAGTTGTTTTGTATAGATCCGGAGCTCATCCTGGTCTTCTGGGAGTGGTTTGCGCTCATTGGCTACGATCTGCTGGGCTTCCTTTGGTGATAAATGTTTTGCAATCGATCCGGAAGTGCCTCTTTTGTAGCCCATATCCGCAAACGATGAAGCGAAATCTGACTGTAGTTTTGCAAAGTCCTGGAAAGCAAAGTAATCTAAATACGAAAATCGTTTGATTCCTCTTTCGTCTTTCACGATCGGTGTACACTGTACATGGATGTGCGGCATCGATTCATCCATATGTAAAGTTGCGAGCAATACATTATCGGAACCCATTCGTTCGTTTACCCACTCAAGTGTTCTTGTTTTCCATTTTTCAAATTCTTCCTGATCAGCTGGCAGTCCGTATAATGAAACAATCTCATTTGTGTTCGGGTCACGGTACTGATCCATTCCAATCTGATCACAATGTTCTCGGAAATACTTGTAATTGACTTCCGGATGCTCAATCCGATTTCCGTCTTTGTCCGTGTGATACATTTTGACGGCTCCTGGGTATGTCATACACATATCCACAATGTTGACGGCATTTTTTCGCACACGCTCTCCGTCTCCGTAACGAAAATCAAAATCCTGTTTTGTTGTTGTCTCGTAACTGTCGCTTTCTTTCTTTCGGTCATATTTCCGGACACGGCTCCACTCGGCGTCACTGATCTGTTCTCCAGTTACTTTTTCCATAGCTGTTTTCATGACGTCCATTCCTTCGTGTCCGACTAAGATTTCGTTATCTTTACTTCTTGTGTAATCAATATGTTTCGGACCCTTATCCATTGCCATTGTTGCTTTGACTTCCACATCTACGGGCTCATTTGTTTTCGGGTCCAAAAAAGCGAACCCGCCTTTAAAATTCCTGGTGTAGTGTTTTGTCAGTCCGGTTACAATATTCTTGGATGTCATTGGTTCGACATGGATGTATGAAAATCCGCTTCCTGTTGCATTCATATTTGTTTCCTCTTTTCCGGTGCCAGACTGATGGATTGCGAGTGATGGGATTAACTACTTCGGCACCAAAATCAAACCCATCTCCATCTGTTGCTAAATATGTGCGGCATGGATACAAAGTAACAGAACAACTAGTAGTACAATGACTACTACATCACTAAAACATATAGTAAGTAATGTTGAAAACATCAGGAACCCAGTAATAACACACTGTTATTACGGAAACTTACTGCTGCTTTCTGGTCTTTGCTTTCCCTCTGTTTTTGTTTCCATCTGTTTTATGTGCTTTTATTTTGTTCCTTTCTTTTGCAACCGGTGTTTGTTTCTCGTCTTTGCAACCCATATCTCGTTCTCCGTTTTAGTCCATCTTCTCATCTTAGTTGCGCTTCATTTTGCATACCGTCCTTTAGATCCTCATCTTTATCTGCTTTCTATCTGCTTGGCAAACAACTCTCTTTCGGATTCGATCAATTGTATGCAGATGCTTTTTCGCACCCTGTGTTTGGTCTCCGCTTCTTTTATATCCTCATTTCTCTGTGATATCATCTAGCTGGTATGCTACATTGGATACGAATGGCGAGGAGATGATATGTCGGGTGCTGACTTCCTTTCGGAACCAGTTATCTCGTTTTCTATCACACCAATATCATCTAGGTGGTATGCGCTTGTGATCTTTAATTCTTGATATCAGATATAGCGAAAACTACTCATCCGGTTCTACTCATCCGCATCCAACGTATTCTGATCCCAATCATGAGCACACACACTTTTCGTATACCAACATTTGTTTCCACACGTACGATCACACATCGTTTTTGGCTCCGGTCTTTTGTATCCGCTATGTATCACTGATTGGAACCTTATTCTTCTGGATACGAAATTTAGGAGCCGAATGCCGTTATATCATCTAGGTGGTATACTAATTATGTACCGGTATTTTGAGCCCCATAATCCTGCACCCCTTATTTCGGATCCGCTTTTTATATGTCCTGCATGTTCTGTGTACGGCTTGTTTTAGATCCAAAGGTATTTGTTACCAATTATCTGGCTGCTGGTTAAAAAGGCTCTATGAGGCGTATACGGGCTTACAGAGGCATTCTGTTGGTAACCTGTTATTTCGTGTCCGTTCTTGTCGTTTGCAGGTGTTAGAAGGCGCATATTCGGACACAAAACATTCCGGTTACAGATTCTCCTGTAATCCAATTAAAATAGCTCTACGGGGCATATACGAGCTCACAGTGGCATCCGTTTGTTTCGGTACCGGCAGCAGTATGCAGATGATCAGAGAACAACAATGGATGCGGAGCGTCTGAAGTCACATCAAATGTGCACGAGGTGGTTGGTTATCAGCTAGATGATATACGGATATATTTGAGTACTGAGTTTGGTAACCGGAGTGTCGGATCCAAATACGAGATACCAACTAGATGGTATTATGCAGATCCGGAATGTTTTGGCACCGGATATTCGTATGCAGATATATAGAATCAGACTGTGATATACAAAACAGCATACATAGAATAGGTGCCAGATATCAGTTAGATGATATGAATGTGTGTCCGATTGTTTTTGATATCAATCATTCAGGTATCAGGTTATTGGTATGCGGTATATAGAGTTCGGATTGTTTAGTTACCAGCTAGATGATATCGATGCAAACGGACACGAAAACAAACTGGTATCAGCTAGATGATATATGGGCGGTATCTGAGTTCGGATCCGAAATATCGGCTAGATGATATTTAAAGCATATGGATCCAGGTAATGATACCGAAAACAAGTACCTGCTAGGTGATATACAGGATGATACGGATTCCAAGTTCCGTACCCAGAAGAAGTACCAACTAGATGATATGGAATATGTGGGTACGAAACACCGAATCCGAAAACGGAATACCAGCAAGCCGGTATGTAAAGATTCTGACCTCGTTATATCAACATACCAGCAAGCCGATACCTAATATATTATTTCCAGAATATCGGCGTACCAGTAAGATGGTATAACAATGGAATCTGTGTCCGGATAAGCGTATCACAAAGCCGGTATGCGATTAAGAGAATAATGAGCGGATACGAAACGGCGGACACGAAATGATGGCAGATAATGTTAAGGTATCGGGTTATTGGTATGCGAAAGAAATAGAAGGCTAATAAACGAGGAAACAAATAAGAGGAGGAGAAAGATGCTATGGTTGCAAATAAGGTGACCAAAGCAAACAGGTTTCAAAAACGAACCGCTGCAAAAACAGCAGTGGTCAAAAAACGATGGAGATGGAAAGAAAAGAACAAAAACAAGGACCACGGAGAGAGGCAGCACGACATAGGAAACCTATGTCTGGGTCACTGATGTTTACAACATTACTTACTATATGTTTTGTTTTCATAGCTGTTATTGTAATAGTAGTTTGTATTCTATGTTCTGAATCCTTTATTTTCAGTTCCAAGCAAAGTCCCAATTAGCCGGATTCTAAGCCCGAATACGACACCCAGGATTCCCCTTAGTGCACCGTAATAGCAAACTACTATAGTATATTATTACATAGTGAATGTTTTACTAGTAGTTCAACTACTAGTAGTTTGTTCACTGTTGGATTACGAATACTTTTATGCAGGAGAAAAGAGCCTGTCATTTGGCAGACTCTAATATCGGGTATATATCTGTACACTCAGTGCAACTTCCTTCAATTCGAATAATAGTTCTACGATTGCAAAAGTCGGAACTGAATCAATCGGAACCGGATCATCGTTTGTATCCGTAGATTTTGATGCACCTGATTTTGAGATCTGATATTAGAAAACGATTCTGATAACAACACGATTATTTTGCGCTCTCTTCTGTTTTTAGCAACCGATCCATAAGAAACAGCATCCGTTCAATCAGGATACGAATGTCAGAATCAAAAGGAATACAGTAAAATCGTCAACATAGTGCATATTTTTGAAATATTTTGCAAATAAGTGTTGACAAAAGTGAGAATCCTTGTTATATCCTAAATGGAGATACCAATATGTGGTATGCGAATACGATATTGGTACAAATGCTGGCAACAGAAATAGGGACGAATAAGATCCCATATACGGCAGCGGATCAGCCAAATGAAAAAGCCGCAAAGATAGTGTCCCATTTCACAGGTGGTATAAATGGGCATGAGAAGGGAAACCTAATCGTGAAATCTCAAAGAATAGCATTCCAAGAGATAATTCTTACAGATTGCGAGCTGTAAGAAAACAAATAAACGAAGACGAAAAGAAAAGACCTTTGATTTCGCAGATCAAGGTCTTTTTCTTTTTATTTACAAAACTACCGTTAACTCAGTCTGTTTACCCGATTATAATACGCAGAAGCATTTTCAAACTTCTTAGCGATCGCATCATAATGATAGACTTCATCTGAAAGAAAATCAGATTCTGATACTTCAGTCTGATTAATCTCTCTCACCATGTTTTGCAGCTCTTCTACAGTCGATGTGCCGTCATCAGCGAGAATAATAAGCTCATGGATAGATGACGGAAGGATATAGTAGCTACCGCCAACAACTGCTGCTGCGTGTTCAAAGAAACCTGGGTACGCAAGCACCTTTGCTCCAAACCGGAAATCAGGTACAGTAGCAACATACATTGGAATTGGATCCAATTTATACATACTGGAAAAGAAAGAATTAATAGAAGATACCTGTATTGGCTGTTTATTGATCGCGTTTGCGACTGCCTGGTTTTTTATCTGATCTTCTGGGTACCCAATCGCATTTAAAGTATCATTTGGAATCATAATGATATGATGTTTCGGTTCCCCTGTTTCTGCTTTCATAAAACAATAGATAATTGCAAGATCCTCCAATTCATCATGGACAACTCCTTCAATATCAGGAACCTTGCTTTTTGGAAGCACAACAAGGCTCAATTCAGTTTCGGTAACACGATTCATTTTGATTTCTGGTTTCATACATTTTTTCTCCTTGTATATGTTTGTTTTTGTTTTTGTTATCCTAAATATGGAGTACACAATGCGGAACTACATAACAGTTGACGTTTATCAGTCAACACAAACGGTAACCAATACGAACGCCCGCAGTACATCGAGTGGCAGATAGCCTCGGAACTGATTGATCAGATCTGATATAGATTTCTCTCGTTTTAATTCAATACCGAGAGCCCCATCGATTGTCTGCTCACTAAAGAAATCAGCATAATCCGTCAACACAATGTCTGTATTCGATTTATCAACAAAAACATCAGAATCCTTGCGAATCAAATCTGCTACTTTATTTCCATAATCGTCAATCTGTTTGTATATAAGAAATCTGTTTCCGTTCTGTTTTATGGATTCGATAAATGCGTTTGCGATAACATCATCCATACCAATATGATAACAATTCATATATTTTCCTCTTTCTGCTTTTCAAATCTTGGATACGAGTTTAATCGTTAATCTAACAAACTTCCTCTTATCCTTTTCCTTTCATTGTGTGGACAGGGATTTTCACCCTGCATAACTCCGCTCACACTACTTACTTTCCTATACCAGACGCGACATACATTTACGAAGATGTGTGCCACTACTACGGAGTCCTTCCCTGCGCGTCTACATATTCCGCCACCACACAATTACTACCATTGAGACGTTTTCGATTTCTCTTTAGCGACTCTACGTACATATTCCCAAGATGTTTCAAGTCTGTTTGCTTTTGCATCATAATGATACAAGACGTTCGTCAGATAATCATCATGATTTAATGCTTCGTCGCCCAAAAGCATGTCCTGAAGTTTATCACTCAAATAATCGGCGCTTACTGCAACTTTATCGTCTACTAAAATGATCTCGTGTACGGAAAATGGTAAGACGAAAAAACTACCACCGATTGTCTTTGCTGCCTGTTTCAAAAAGTCTGGATATACCAAAACAGAAGCTCCAAATTGTTTTCTGGCATTTGAGACGACATAAATGGACTTGTCTTTCTTTTTGTCACCAATCTCGAAAACATTAATAGGCGTAATATTGATCCAGAAATCAAATTCTGTTTCACTACCCTGGATTTCAACCAGGCTTTTCATAACTGCCGGATTGTTTTTAGCTGCATTTTCGAACACGTCTGATTTGAATTCATACTCTGTGATATTCATTGCATCTAGTGTCTGATCTGTAATGATGGAATTGTTTTTCGTTCCAAGACAGAATACAGCACACATTCCACCAATCGGAATATGAATGGCGTCGTAAATATGCAGGTCCGGGAAAGCACAACAAAGAGCTTCTCCTTTATCACGTGGAACCATCCTGATTGTAATCTTATCTTTAATCAAATCATAATTTAAACTCATTTTGTGTCCTCCATTTTTGTGAACGAATATCCCGTATCCAAATAATGCAAACAATCATGTGTTCACACTATCAGGACACGAAATCTGAACTCTAACCTATTACCGGATCCGACGAAGATAATCGTCTGCAATTTCAAACTTATGGAATTCCGCATCATAATGATACAGGTTATCAGAGAGAATCTCATCACGCGCAAGAATTGTTTTGTTTGCCAGTTTGATGTCGCTTGTGAACTTATTGATATCGTCGTCGCTCAAATTACCGGAATCTTTAACAAGAATTAATTCATGAATAGATGACGGGATCACGTAATAACTTCCACCAACAGTTGCTGCAGCCTGTTCAAAGAACCCTGGGTATGCGAGTACACATGCACCAAACTTTTTACTTGGAACTGAAGCTATATACATCTCGCTTATTGTTTCATCTTTTGGAATCGAAATTCCAATGATCGACTCGATTTCGGAATCCATAGATTTGATAACTGCTGGGTTTCTTATCATAGAATTCAGAAGTGCATCTCTTTCTATCTGTTTTACACTTATAGCATTCAAAACTGGAGCAGCTTTGACAACTTTGTCAAGATCACCATTAGTTGCGTTTAAAAAATATACAATTGCGATGTCGCCAAGTACCCGATATTTCGTTCCCGCCAGTACGTCTCTATTGTATTTTTCTGATATAGCATTAACCTCAAGCAGGTCTTTAATGGAATCGTAAATATTATTAACGCTCATCTTTTTTCCTCCGTTTTCGTTTTCTGAATGTCATAAGGCTCACTTTTCGGAAACCTCGTCAGGAATGCGATAATTTCTTTTAATCTTTTCGCATACATTACCCGCATTCTCCTGTCCGTTTCTAAATATGCTCGCCTCAAAAACAAGGGAAAACCAAAATTCGTATCCCGTATTCTGGGCACAAAAATAACCAGACCAAGCACGAAGTATAATCCTGTAGTGCCACAAAATTGCGGATACAGGTCACTCGAGTTTTCTTCGTGAAAGATCTGGTTTAAAGTATTACGGAGCTGCTGGCAGCATATCATATCCGGTTGCGAGTCCGTTTACGATATACCGTTTACACATCTCCATTTATGTCATATCAAAAATAAATATGGGTTAAACGAATATTAGTTAACAAAGGTGTGCCAACATTCAAACATACAAGACTGCAATTGTATCCGGTTGGTTTCGAATACACAGTCGTTCGTATATACCAGGTTGTGTTTGTCTTTTAAGACCTCAGTCCTCCCGTAATATTAGAGCACAGTTGTTAGTATACGATTATTTTGTATTCTAAATATTCCGGATACGAAGTATTTTGTATACTAAATATTTAGTATTATATATATATTATATATATATAGTATTCTAAATATTAGTATTCTAAATATTAGGATCCGATTAATTAGATTCCGTTTTATATCGGATTCTATTTTTATTTCGGATTCTATTTTGTCTTCATTACTGGTATACAATTACTGGTATTAGAATACTACTATCACAAAAAGAAATAAATATAAAGATTACAGTTATGGTTAAATATATAAGTTATCTAAATCCTTTACACAGAGATATAATATATAATACTAAGTCTTTGTATACTAAACTTTGTGTACGAGATTTGTTTTCTAGTTTTTGTATACCAATCTTTGTATACTAGTTTTGTATACTAGTTTTGTATTCTAAGTTTTGTATTCCAATCTTTGTATTCTAAGTCTTGTATTCCAATCTTTGTATTCCAAGCTTTGTATTCCAAACTTTGTATTCTAAGCTAGTTTTGTATACCAAGATTTGCATTCTGGATTTCAGTACGGTGTTAGCAAAATCCGCATTATTTTCAATTTGTCTGACGAGATTTTCGAAAACTGAGCCTTGTTATGGTCAGAAAACGTAGAAAACTAAAAACGTATTTGTCTGAATAAGACTCAGAACATATTTAGTGCAAACAAAGAAAATCAGAAAAGGAGGACACAAAATGAAATGGTTACGAAAAGGTGCTTATAACACTGTGAAAGAACTTGTACAAGCGAATACCGGTATGAGTGCAAATGATCTTGCGTATGATGCACGTAGTTATTATTATCCAGGCATCAAAGAAGCAGCAGAATTATTCATGGACCACATCAAACACGGATCAAAGATTCTGGTATGGTGTGACTATGACACAGATGGAGTTGATTGCAAATTCATCATGAGTTATACCCTTGCGCGTCCAATGAAGATCCGCAATATTGAAATCCTTTGTCCTGGACGCTACAGTGACGGATACGGAATCAAGCCATCTATCGTGGAACAGTTTGCAGGTACTGATCTTTTAGTGCTCTGTGACAACGGGATCGCAGCAATCGAAGCTGTTGACCTTGCTCGTGAAATGGGAATGGATGTCATTATCCTCGATCATCATGATCCAAGAGTAATTGAAGGACAGGTTGTCATGCCGAATGCGAATGTGATAGTCGACCCACATCTTACCGGTGGATATATCATGGACGGGACTGGAAATCAGATTGGTGAATTCAGGGATCTTTGCGGTGCTGGAATCACATGGTATTTCACCCATGAAGTCCGGAGTATGTGTGACTGGATGAGCGATAAGCAGAGATGGTATCTCGACCAGATCGCTTACATTGGAGCTACGTTTGGTACTGTTGGAGATGTCGTTGACCTAAAAGACGACAACAGAAGAATCGTTAAACAGGGTATCACAAATCTCAACAAAGGCATGGGAACTTCCGGAATCAGACAGCTTATGTACAAGCTGTATCTGAACAACGTATCGAGTATGGATATTGGTTTCCTGATCAGTCCGATCATTAACGCCAGTGGACGACTCGAAGATACCGGAGCAAACCGTATTGCAGCACTGCTCTGTACAGACGCGAACGATGAGGGCGCAAAAAAAGCTCTGTATGTTGAAGTTGACCGGGCAATTGACGTTAACAAGAAACGGAAAGCGATGACAAAGGAGTCTGTTGAACGCGTTGTTGAGAATTACGAAGCAAACGGCGGAAACGATCCGTTTATCGTCTGCTATGATGAATACACGGTTTCCGGAATCGTCGGGCTCGTAGCTTCAGAACTCGTAAATCGATATCACAGACCAGCCCTGGTGTTTGCACCATCTGGAAAAGACGACGGTGTTATCAAAGGATCCGGACGTTCGGTAGAAGGTATTGGAATCAAAGGTCTTTTAGATCAGGTTCAGCAATATCTGACGACATACGGTGGACATCCGATGGCATGTGGAGCAAGTCTTTTGATTGATAATCTTGATGCTTTTGGAGACGCAGTCAACGCAATTACACCTGTTCTCGATACAAGTGACGCCATTATGTACGACCTCGAATGTGCTTACACTGAAGCGGCGACGAAACTTGCAGAACAGGAACAGTTTGAACCATATGGTGCTGGGAATCCACAACCTGTTTACCGGATCAATGGCGTCGAACTTTGTGAACCTGAATATATGGGCGGTAATTCGCAGCATGTCAAGTTCCAAACAAAGGACGCCGACATCTTGTGGTTCGACGGACGAAAAGCTTACGAAGACCTTGGATCTCCAAAGATGGTAGATATGCTTGTAACGATGAGCTATCACGAATTCAAAGATCAGGTTACCGTACAGATGCAGGTCATTGACATGAAACCTGCGGATTAAAAAACAAAATAGAGTCAGCCACAAACTGGCTCTATTTTTCTATTATTTGTTAACTTCCTGACGAGATTTCCAAAAAGTGAGCCTTATCATGAATGTGAAATACATATAGACAAGTATTGGAACCAAGATTTCGGCAACACAATTTCAGGTATCATCATTGATACTCTTTCACATCTTTTGCCATAGTTCTGGCAACCAATCATACAAAAGATAACAACGACAAAAACAGTATTAGTTTGCGAACATCCGGCACATATTTAGTTTCAGAACGAGAAAAGTTGTGTCTAAAGTTGTGCCTAAAATTACGCAAACAGGAGGAGGGAGCCAATAACTTTGGCGGAAATTATTATGACCACAATAGAGACACAATTTGAATCACATTTACAATCACAGGTTAACAGAGCAATTATCACAGGAAATTGGGCACAGATAAGATATCTCTTGCAAAGACCTGGTGTCAATGCTTCCGTCACCCAGGAAGTGTTTACGGACCTGGCAGATGAGATTGCGGATGCTTTTGCAGTAAACAAAGTACTCCAGAAATTATTAAGAGGTCCTGTATCATTGACACTCGGTGAATTTATCAGACTGCTTGATGCGGTCAATACGGAATCATTGAATCCAGGTCAGTTATCCAGAAAAAAGATAAACGAGCTTTCGAAAGTTATGAATATCACTCCGTTTGCTGTCCGACTGCAGCAAAGATTAACAGAAAGCAATACAAACGTGATCAACATCACAGCGAAGAAAAGTCCTGAAGTCTATATCACGAAGACATTAAAACCAATCCAGGATCTTTATGAACTTTATCAGTGGGCGAACATTCAGGATCCAAAATATTACGACACTGTCTTAAACGTAGACAATATGTTTGAAATATTAGGTGACAAAGAATCGGATCATACTACTGCCCTCAACGACATGTTGGAGTCCGAATACGAACAGCAATTGAAAGGAACCGATCATTCCTGTGAATAGCACTACATACACTTAGCACCGTAACAGAAAGAGAGGAAAACAAATTATGGGTTCAGGAGAAGCTCAGGTGTCCATGGCGGCACAAAGTATTAACACAACGATGAACGTAGCGAATACAACAGTACAAACACTTATGCAGCTTATGTTAAAAGAGCAGACAAAAATGCGAAATCCAGAAGCTTTAGTTGTAGATATTCGTGATCTCGACAAAGTATTGAACGGATTAAACGAAGCTGGTATTCCATGGTCGACAAGCATGCAGCGTGTTCCAGTTTATGAAAGAGACACAAATGGTGACTATGTGCTAGGAAAAGATGGTAAACCAATTTTACTTGGTTTCGAAGAAACGCCAGCGAGAACACCAGATGGTATGAGTTGCATTATCATGGTCAGCGGACATGACAGACCAATGTTAGACCCTGATACGGGAGATGTTATATTAACCAGCAAAGGAAACACAAAGATGGTCGGCGGAAATATTGATAAAGCTGTTATGATCAGAAATACGGTCCGCGAAGAACGTATGAGAGAAAACTTAGTAGGATTCAATCTTGGAAACGATGAAGTCTATCAGGGGGATTATGTAAAATTTGAGTTTCCTGGTCTGGAATCCAGATCCCGGTTTGCAGATGCATTTGGTTCTGCTTTCTCGTTAAAATGTGTGATTCCGGAAGATTTTAATGACCATTCCATTTATGTCAGACAGGACGCCTTTGAAGAAGGTTTGAATGGAGAACACTCTCCGGCTGCCAGAGCATTAAAGGAATATTATTTTAAAGAGCAGTTTCCGGAATATGCTGATTATCTGAATCGAGCAGACAGAGATCTAAACACAATGATGGAGCGTGTAAACAAAGCAGCACTTGATCCAGGTCTGATTGTCAGATTTGAGAATCCATTCGAAACCGAAGAACTTTCAGCCTGTACAGAAGAGAACTTAAAAAACGATATCATCTATGTCAAAGATCAGCGTGGATATATCAATATTCCGGATATGAACGGAGATATGCCGGATCCTATTGATCTGACAACTGAAAATGGACGAAATGCTTTTGTATATTCAGCTCGTAAACTTGGTTATCTGTATTCATTTGAGGGATTGCAGCCAACAGAGGAACAGATCCATGATTTTGCAATCAGATCTTGCCATGATAAAGAATTCCTCGCATTCCAGAACGATATTGCAAGTTTGGGTGCTTATTATGAAAACTATATTAACGACAACATCAAACTCGATTTCAAAGACGGCGACAAATCAGTGGATCCACAAAGAGGTGCGACATGGTCAAACATTGAAGTGCGGATCGATAATATGGCGCTCGTTGGTCATGTAAACATTGATATTTCACCGACAGATCCAGATAAAGATCAAAAATCAGCAACCGCAGCAGATCTTAACGAAAAGATCAGAACTGTAAAAGAGACATCTCTGGAACAAAATCTTACGGTTACTATTGTGGACGGCAAATCTTTATCCGCAAATCTGTATGCAAATGGTTTGGTTCGGAATTCAGATGATATTGCAATCAAGAATGAAGATGTTATTTCTGGAACTATAAGAGGAGATCGCAGAGATGCACTCGATGCATTCCAGCAAATGTATCTCAATAACGAAGATTCAGGACACGACAGAGATATTCCTGATGATGAACCAAATAATCAGGATATAGATATTAGCAATTCATTTCTTGATGAAACTGGAGAACCGATTCCATATGATCAGGATGACATCGATCACGACGACGATAGTTCAACACTTCAGCTCTAATTGGAAACGAGTATTAGAATGCAGAAAAAGAGGAGACGTTCAATTGTCTCCTCTTCTTTTCATTCTTCATCTTCTGTTTCCTTTTGCTCATCTGGATCTCCAAGCTTTTTCGCAGCCTCTTCCAGTTTTAATTTAAGGATTTCCAAACGTGCAGATATTTCAGGTAACGCTCTCGATTTCTCTGACATTTTTTCAAGAGCATTAAGATCGTTAATAACCTTATCAATCATGTTGTTTGATCTTGTTAACGCCCTCATTCGTTTCATTTCAGCATTCGATAACGATGACATAATCTCTTTTTGTTCCGCTTGCATTTCGTTGATTTTTGATTCTGCAAGTTCGCGTTCCTTTTCATTGCTTGCTTCTTCTTTCAGCTGCTCGAACGCCTTAATCTTTTTATCCGTATAATCAAGTCTTTCGTTTGCCGCTTCTTTTGTCTTTTGTAACTCTCGTGCTGCCTGAATATCATCCTCTGTCAGTTTGCCTTCTTCTTTTAAAACATCAGCAAGCATCATCTGCTCCGTCTCTCCGAATCCAGCAATTTCCGCAGCCGTATTAATGGTAATTATTTTGTTTTCCCAAGCTTCGCGTAATTCCGGATTCAGTTTTGTGATTGCGATATACTTATAAATCTGACGTTCCGTCATCCTGTAAGAGTCTGCAATCTTTTTCGATACACGTTCATCGTCACCGTCTGTATTTTTCATTTCATACAACTCCAATAAACGTTGAATATCTTTGATGTTCTTTTCTAAAGTCTGCGTACGAACCTGAGCATTTGCTTCGATCAAGGCGATTTCTTCATCGACTTTTGACATTTCTGGTCTCACATGACACGGAAGCAAAGCCCCAGGAAATTGTTCTTTGAATTTATCCGGATACTCATCACGAATCAAACGGCAGGCTCTTAATCGTCTTTCTCCGGAAATTAGCCGGACCTCTCCGTTTTCGTTTTCCTTTGTTGTTACAAAGTTGTGAAATAATCCGTTTTCCATAATACTGAACGCTAGAGACTGAATATCAATTTGATCGAATCTCTCATTCAGTTCGTTTGTAATAATTTTATCGATGTTGATATAGCGCATTCCGTATGCATTGCTCGCTCTTTGTTCATCAATATTTGTTGAACCAGGAAGCTTTCCGGATGATGTTACGCCCGGCATAAACTTAGGTCGTGTTGCTGTACTCATGTTTTGTTTGCTCCTTTCTTCGTCGATTTCTTATTTGTTTTCTTTTTCGAATTAGTTCCGTTCTGAAATTTTCGTACTTTTATGAATTGACGTCCGTCTAAATAATCAATAGCTTTTAAAAGATCCATATAATCGTTCACACATTCGTTTCTCTTATTAGGAGACAACATCAACGGAACGAAATCGGTACTTGACTTTGCTAAAACTTCAGACATTCTTATTGGAGTCGGAAGGAACATGTCATTGAGCATTTCCGCATATCCTGCGAACATATCTTTTGCTCTGTTTGTGCGTGATTTCACTTTTGTCATAAAAACATATGCTTTTTTCTTTTCGTGAAGTTCGTAATACGTTTCAATTTCTGCAGCCATGTTGACAATTTTAACAACAGATTGGTATCCGAAGTTATCCGCCTCAATTGGGCACAAAATAGTATCGCAAGCGATACCGAGTGCTGATGAAAGTGTTGTGATTGCTGGAGAACAATCAATAACAATATGATCGTATTTAGTTCCGGCAATTTGTAATAAATTATTCCGGAAACACATGATTGCATTCGCATTTTCATTGTGATTCACTTCATCATACAAGTCATAATGTAATGACTCGATATCTTCACATGTTGGAACTATGTCAAGGTTTTCTAGTTTTGATGGAATGATCGTTTTCTCTACTTCTTCTAATGTCAAATCTTTAAGAACAAGATCTCTCATTGACACTTCCGGAACTTGTTCAATATTCTTCGCCATCATATCGGTACAATTTCTTTGGAAATCCATGTCGACAATCAACACACGTTGTCCTGATATCGCAAGTATTTGGGCAATCATTGCAGTACTCGTTGTTTTGCCAACGCCGCCCTTACTACTTTCTATCGCTGTGATGTGATATGTTTTTTGTTCTGCATTTGTGTTCAATGTATTTATCCCTCCTTTTTATAACTCAACAGTATAATGGATTCTCATGTTGTTTGCAAGGTTTTTCCTGTTTGAACTAATACAATTTTCGTACACATTGTGATGTTTCATTTGTTTTGGCTTCGTTTGTTCTTTTTCCGTATGTTTTGAACTAATACGAATCACTGAGTTTAGAAACATAAAAGAGAAGCCATAATGTTTCATGATGTTTGAATGCCATGATTGTTTCCTATTCTTTGTTTCCGCATATCAAGAACCAGTACAAAGTATGCGATTGTTTGGAAACAGAATGTCGGAAATAGACCAGGTAACAGGTTCTGGATTTGTATTAGTTCAATTCCTATCATTTACCATTAGAGTGTTACTTCGAACTAGTACTACGACCCTGTTTATTTGTTGAATCAGCATTTGAATCAGTTCGTCAGTGTACAATGTTATGTTTATATCATTTTTGAACTAGTTCAATACAAATTCAATACTACTTCAATTTGACTTCAATTAAACTTCAATATAGTTCCCTCAAATCACAGGTAAAGAACTGATTCAAGGTTTTTAATATTGTTTCTTTTCCGATTTTGAACTAGTTCAAATATAATTTGTTAATAAAAATATCTATTTTCGAATTGGTTCAGTTTAAGGGTTAACTAAACTTTAAGTCAAAGTTATGTCACGAAACACAAGTGAAAGGCAATAGAACTAATACAAACGGTGTTATTTTATCAAAAACAGGTGAATTGTATTAATTCAAACCAGCGCTTTATGTAATTTGAGATACTTTGAACGAATACAAATAACAGTTTTCAGGGTATCGGCACCAGATATACAGACATCCTTATTGGTTGAATCGAAAAATATCAGCATTGGAACTAATACAAATGGCGAATAGTATGAACAAATTTCTGATTTCCTGACGAGTTTTCTAAAATGTGAGCCTTGTTAGTTGTAAAAGAAAGGATTGTCGCATATTTGTTTGCAATATAAGTATCCATATTTAGGATAACAAGATAAGTGAGCACAATATGTTGTATTTGAGAGAAGGAGAATATTATGAGTAAACAGCAGGTAAGCAACAAGGAATTACAAGCACAAGATACTACTGTTATGCTTGAGAAATATATAGAAGACGAATTAATCGAATCCGAAATGGATAAATGTAAAGAAGATGATCAGTATGTATCTGAGTATGAATATGATGAGTCTGATACTTCCATATCCAGTGATGCTATGACAGACTATATGAGACAAATTGGCAGTATCAAGATCATGACTCCAGAAGAAGAAGTTGCATGTTTTAAACGATTTGAAAGTGGAGACAGAGAGGCTTACGATGAGATTTTCAACCGTAACCTGAAGCTTGTTGTCTCTATTGCGAAGAAGTATTTTTTAGTTGCGACGAATATGGATCCACTTGATGTTGTTATGGAAGGTAATGTTGGTTTAATGATAGCAATTCGTAGATTTGACTATAGAAGAGGGTATAAGTTTTCAACGTATGCTTCCTGGTGGATCAAACAAGCAATCACGAGAGCGATATACAATAACAATAACATGATTAGAATTCCAATACACGCAAACGAAGGATTACACAGATACCGTAAACTTATGGAAGAATTGGCGCAATCTGGAAAACCGGAGCCGCCGGTCAGAGAGATTGCAAAGACAATTAATGTTACTGAAGAACAAGTTCTAATCTTTCGAAATATCGTAAACGGAATGGTGAATCCTTCTTCCTTAAACAAACTTGCAAATCAGGAAGAAGATGCTGATACAGAGATTCAGGATTTAGTATCTTCCAATATAAACATCGAAAACGAATATATGAACCAGGATCTTAGAGAAACTTTATTTGAAATACTAGATCAATGGATAACGAAATATCCCGGAAAAGACAAAGAAAGACAGAGACAGATCATTATAAGGCGTTTTGGTTTAGAGACAGGATCTCCAGAAACCCTGGAAATGATAGGAGCGGACTACGGCATCACAAGAGAGCGTGTTCGTCAGATTGAGTTGAAGTTCATCCGGTATGCAAGATTACCAAAAAACAAACGAGTATTAAAAGAGTACATCGAGTAACTTTGTGTGTTCATATAACATATTTAAAGTAAAAGATCACACAATAAAGGAGGAATAAAATATGTTATATGTATTCATTGGTAAATCAGCTGCCGGAAAAGATTATTTGTATCATGAATTTCTAAACTCTCATCCGGATGTCAAAGAGGTTGTTTCTTATACAACAAGACCACCTCGACCAGGAGAAGTTGATGGTATTGACTATCATTTTGTATCAGAAAGAGAGTTTATGGAAATAGTTCAAAATAATCAAATTTTGGAATACCGTTCTTATAAAACAAAGATGAATGGTGTTGCTGCAATTTGGTATTATGGATCACCAAGACTGACAGATATAAATGATGTCGATTATGCTGTCGTTCTCGATCCAGACGGAGCCAAAACAGTAGTGACCGAATATGGCGCAGAAAACTGTATGGTCACATATATAACAGCTCCAGATGCATTGAGACTCGAAAGAGCAAGAAAACGAAGCGGATTTGACCAGACAGAATGGGATAGAAGATTTCCTGATGACAATGCACGATTCAACGATGAAATGGTGACCGAGTTCAAAGAGGTTCTCGGAGATCATTTTAAAGTAATCGTAAACAACTAGTAAAAACAGAAGAGGGAGAGGAAATGATGTTTCGTTTCCTCTTCTTGAATTTGAAAGGAGTTAGACAGGTTTGTTTGAAAAGGAGAAAAGCGATATGTATTTAATGCACAAAAACAAGTTTGTTGCAAAGTTAATAACCTATCAGGGCGTGATCATAGGCGTAAGTGAAGTGTATAACGAAAAACTGCTTCCGATTGGGATGCAGGGTAGTGTAAAATTTGCAGACTGGAAAATTCTGACATGGTTAACGAATAGGATGATTCCAAGAACCAGAACAAACATTGAAGAAATCGAAGACGAGAAAACAGTGTGGGAATATCTAAAAGATAACCATGGATTATCTATGAATGATTGTTATTGGTTCCAGGATGTGTACACAAAAGAAGTATTATCTTGGAATGATATCAATTTCAGAGATAACAGTTACTTAAGTAAACTTCGTAGTTTTCACAAAGATACTTCTGATGATCAACAACCATCCATTTTGTCGCCGGATTATGCAACGCCTGGAGTTTTAAAAAAGTATTGGTTTCGAGAAAATGGGCGCGATTATCTGACGAAATATGGATGGATGCCAGGTGCCCCGAGCGAATCTGTTCTGGCAGCAAATGAGGTCGTCGTTACTCAGATTGCGAATATTCTTGGAATTCCATGTGTACAGTACGAGCAATCAATCACAGATGCCGAATACACGTGCGTAAGTGAATGTTTCAGTAAAAGAAACGAAGACATTGTAACCGGACAGAACATAATGTGTCAGTTGAATTCTTATAATCCAATCGACATTATGTCATACGCAAATGACCTTGGTTATAAAAAAGAGATCGATCAGATGATGATCCTTGATGTCCTTGTCGGAAACCACGATAGACATCTTTCTAATCTTGCATTTGGTATGGATGCCGATACAAGAGAATTCACGAGGTTTATTCCATTGTATGATAACGGAAGTTGCCTTGGCTGGAATAGAATGCCTTATGAAGCTTTGATTATAAAACCGCTGGATTTACGACCTGAAGAGGCAATCGGTTTTGTGAATACATATGTTGAGCTTCCGGACATTCGTATCCTGATTAACTGTGTCCGGTATGTATATAATAATTATCAGATTCCTGAAGAACAGACTGAAATCGCAATCCAGACACTAACAAGCGGATACAAAGTCGTATGGGATGCGATGCAGGAACTGAAGAATAAGTCCAAGTAATGGAGGTTTCAATATGGAATACAAAAACGATTGTATCGTGAATGATCAATTTTCTGAAAGCAAAACTCAGGAAGACGACTACGAGAAAGAACTAATTAACTGGTATTCTACATATCCTGTTGAGAGAAAACGTAAACTTAACAAGCGCGAACGTTTGGAAAAGGAGCGGAAGCATCTCAAGGAACTCGAGTCCACAAATGTGCGTTATCCACATCCGGTTAAATATGTCGACGAAAAATTTGTACGAAATGTTGGATATTGTCAGATTCCGAAGCCGTATTATAAGCGTCAATATAGAGAAAAGATCAGTTCGTACATAAAACGTCTCGCAAACAGAAAAGTAAGACACTACAAAGGTGAACTCCATAACGGATACCAGCATATTCATAAAGTGTATGATTTTTGGTGGCAAATAAGCTAGGAAGGACGAAGGTATGAGCAAAATCAAAAGATATAAGTTTTCGTGCTGTGTTATTGATGCTGAAAATTTGGTAGAGAATAGAGATTTTCCAATAAAAAGTTTCAGTACATTTTTACATCCATTAGAATTAACAAAAAGCAATCACAAAGAATCGAAGCAGAAATTCAGGAACCGAAAGACATTTGTCGACATAGGAAAAATTGAGTATTAATCACAAATTCAAATCAGAGAGCAGCCGATTATTTTTGGTTGCTCTTTTTATTTTGTTTCCTTTGTTTTTTGCTTGCTCATATTTATTACAAGATGAAATAGAAACTATAAGAAATTGCAACCTAAAAGAAAATGGCTGCGAATTAAATAAGACGAAAATGTAATTATTTTCAATTTCTTTGCAATTTCCTGACGAGTTTCTGAAATTATGAGCCTTATGATATTCGAAACTAAATATTGCGCTGACTGTTTAGTCCGAAGGTATGCACGAAAACAAATTGGGATGTAGATCCTATATTGTATTAGCATGAAAGGAATAACCAGTCACAAACATCATGAGTTTACCAGAAGGATTGTGTAATCCTTACCACTGTAATTGACAGTTTGTTGTCGAAAGATAGGCGATCACACTTATACAGAGTGACGCTTTATTTGTGTGCCTAAAATAGTGGTCAAATGGTAAACAATTATGCATATGAAAATGTGTTTCTCTGGGAATAAAAAGGAGAAACCACATGATTAATATGACATTCGATCATTACACAGAACTTGACGATAAGATTGCATCATTACCAAAACGCAATGAAAACTACGGTCTGGAGGAAAAAGATTTAAAGAGAATTGAAGCGGATCCGGATCGTTATTATCGTTATGTAATGTACCTTTTGAATCAGCCGTATTACGAAGTCAATGCTAAAGAACACAAATTTGATAACAAAGATGCGTTGCCGCAGAATGAGGTTACGGACCGTTTAAATGCTTTGATCCGAGACCATGTGGACATCACAGATTAGAGGAAACAAGTATGAAGGTCACCGATTATCGAGATATGTATTATGCAATTTCAAATGGGATTGAGATTGGATTGTCGATCGATAGCGTGCTCGAAGAAGTGGTCGCAGAAAGAGAAAACGGTAATTTATCTGCAAAAGATTATAACGAATTAATGGTTTTCTTCAAAGAATGCGACCGAAAACATGGAGCACAAATCGTCGAACACAACCATGCTGTTTGGTTACAGCAACAAAGAGAAACGGAAGATCAAAACAGGCAGGTTTCAGAAAATAAAGCAAAAACACTTGGGGCTCTGTTGAAATTAACAGAAACAGAACGAGGACAAGCTCGTATTCGAGCAACAAATAATGAATTTCCCAAAATCAATGTCCCGAAACCGGAAACAACGTTCAAGAAACCAACAACGAGAACAAAGCATCAGCAAAAACGAAGGGAGTCTTAATTATGTATTCTAATTCATATCCACAACTTATCCAGAACTGGACGGAAGGATTCGCAAGCAACAAACCATTTACTTTATCACCACAGTTTTTTTCTTATTCAGAAGAACAGAATAACGAAGATGCTGCCGGATTGATGCGCTATGTGTTCGAAGATGTTTTAGACTGGACACCAAACGACGTCCAAAATCACTGCAGCAAAGAAGTGATCGATTTACTTGGTTTGAGACCAGCATACCGAGCACTTATGTGGCCATCAACTTATGATGCGAGTGGAAAACGTGTTCCACTTGTAGACAGCAGAAGCGGATACGGATATGTTGCAGCCTTATTGTATCCAAATGTGATCCGTACGCTTGGGAAGCAGAAATTATGGATCATGGAATATAACGCAATGATGTCAGGCAGAGGACAGAGAGCATTCCGTGTTGATGATTTTCTTGGTAACGATGGCTATGATCACGCAAGATTATTGCTGAATCATTACCTGGTCAATAATCCAGATGAGAGATTCGAAAACATCGAGGACGTATACAAAGTATTTTCAAACCGTAAAGATGCGGAAAAGATCTTACGTAAAGCAAAACTGCTTATCATTCAACAGGCTTTGTTTAAGAGTCCCCTTGAATATCTGCATGCAGCTCTTCCAGACGATGGCACGGAAGCCGGTTGCGATCATATGAGTTATGATTTCTATCGATTCGAAACCATGCTAAACGGAGTCGATGAAGTAGAAAGTCATAAACAAGAGATTATGGAACGCATCAGAAAAGGCGGAGAGTCTGTTTACTCTGTTGCAAAAAGTCTGCTCTTAGATGCGGATGTGGTACAGACAAAAGTTGATTCTTGGAATGAAATTTTGGCAGACCATTTCAAAGATAAGATCATTCTGCTTCATCAGAGACATATGCCTGTAGATAAAATTGCAGAAAAATCAAAACTCCCGAGCGATCTTATCACAAGAAAGCTGGAAGAATGGGGAGCAACAAGGTCATCTCTGAATAAACGACGCAACTTGTAGTCAATGGATTGTCAAACACTTATAGGAGTACTTGAAAACGGTACTCCTTTGTGTTGTTTTCGAAACGATTTCAACCAGTATTAGTTTGTATCAGACTCGAACATATTTAGGCTGTAAGGAGGATTTTTGTATGAGTGAAACAAATAAAACGACAATCGCTGCAGACTGGTGTGAAAAGACACTTCCAGAGCTCGCACGATTTAACAAAGCATTTATAAAACGAAAAGGAAAAGGATTTGCGCACGTAATTGTGTTGACTGCAGAAAACAAAGAAGATATTAATTATTGTTACGAAAAAGAGAGTGCACTGTTTGAGTCTTTTGGCTGGTACTGCGTTCTGATGAACGGAGATTCAGTTCCAAAAACCTGTACTTTGGTATTCCGAACAACGCCTAACAAAGATGAGATATACAATGCTTTTGATGTTACAGGAGTCAGCCGGTCTGTGATCGACAAGGATGTATTAGCGAAACTTGTTGATATGATCGGATTTGATGACCTTACGATGGATTACCTGCTGGGCATTGATAAGAGTTATTTATTATACCTGTTATCGAAAGTTTCAGATTTAGGTATGGACCGTTTCGTAAATGAGTTACTCGTAAACCATTACAATAACACAGACTCCGACAATATGACAAAGGAAGACATCAAGATCTTATTTGGTACAGAAGACATCAAGACACTGTGCAGTATGGCAGCTGGTTGTGAAGTAAAAGAGCAGGATACTAATTCTTTTGTTCCGTCGACGTCAGAGCCAACAAAAGCAGAGAAAGAACCGGCTTCTGTAACGGGACAGGCTGATGAACCAAATAAAACGGCTACTAAAGAACCGATCACACATGTAGCAGAACAAAGTGTAGACGTTCCAATCCCGAGACCGGAACAATCGCAGCAAAAATCGAATCCATTACCATATGATGAGAAATCAATAAACGAAAACAAGATCAATTCACATTCGATTCCTCATTCAAAAGGATTTCTTTCAAGTCACGGAAAATTCCGCCCTGTTACAGTAACAAATAACGAGCGATCTGTGACTGCAAAAACAGTAGAAACGAAACAAAATGAGCCTAAGAATGAATTAAATCCTGCAATTTTAGGAGCAGAAGATAGGAAACCTGCATCCGTTCCCGAAGTAGAACAGACTGTAATGGGAAACCAGGAAGAAAGGGAACCAAAAAGCGTTTCCGAAGATAAGAATATTGTTTCCGAAGTTGAAGAAAGCCAAACAACACCGGAACCTGTTATTTCGGAGCCAAAAGAAGAGGAATCCGATGACGACACACCAAGTGTACCGGCTCCAGTTAAAGTAAAAAAGATTTCATTTCAGTCAAAAGAGGTCTTAACGGAAGAAGATAAGAAGCAGAATGCAGAGCTGCTTCATAAAATCCGGTCCAAATATGAGCAGGCATTACAATTTGTGACAGATCTGCATAGTCCTCAGTTTACACTGTTTATCAATTTGTTCCGAGAAGCATTAGATAACAATAAGTATACTAAGCAGTGGTGTCCTATGTATCTTGAAATCTCAGATGATCTTACAACAGAATTGTATGCGAAACTTTACGAACTGGATCAGGTTACAGCGGAATTCAATAAGAAATTAATTCATCAGGTATTACATATTGGCTGCCCATTCTGTGCAACTGAGTGGAATGAAGATATTACTTTTGTTGACAATGGACTTCATTATACCAGATGTCCAAACTGCAATAGTGAGAGACCATTCATGAAAGAAGAGTAATTTAAGGAAGAGGATAAGGCAGTTTGGCAGGATAATAATAGAACAACAACGAATATTGGAAAACCTGCCTATCCATATCCTCTTTTTCTTCAAATAACGTGTATAGAAATCGAAAAGGAGTACTTAGTATGAGAATTAATCGTATTGAAAACGAATTGGATATCATTGATGCTGGGCTTATCACGGAGAATCCAACCAGTGTTTTATCAGCATTTTTGAGTACGCATGCGTGGATTGTCGACGTATTGATGCTTGTTTTTGTTGTATCCGGTGTATACCGATGTTATAAAACCAAGAAGCAAGACAGTGATGAGAAAGATATCAAAAATATGTTTAACGAAGACGGAACAAAGAATCAACATTACGCACACAAAGATTATGATCCATTCCCATGTTTTACGTTCGCTTTATTGTTATTTATCGTACGATTACTGCTTGCAGCATTATAATAGCCGATAACGAAACAACGAATGCGAGATATAAATTCATTCAGTTGAGTCCATATTTAGGATAACAAAAATGTTACATACAAAAAGGAGGAAACAAAAATGGATATCAAAAAGGTCAATCATGCACTAGCTGTTATTGAGAAAGGTATTAGTGATCCAGAATTATTATTCACGCGCATGGATCCAGACGTGTTGGAGTTAAGTCGCATTTTGCAGGTTGATGGACGAGAAGTAAAAGACTATATTGTGGATCATCTGAATGCTAAATTCGGAATGTTGGGACTTGAGTTCAACAATTATGGAAAGACAATTGAGGTGAATCAGATAACGCCTCCGGAATATTTGTCTCTCTTTGACAGGAAAGATCATATTTTAGATATTGATCTGGCGGAAAAAACGTACGAAATCCATGATTCTTGTATTCACTGGTATGAAGACAACCTTGAACAGACGTTTTGGTATGAACCTTTTGAATTAAGAACTCCGTATAACATACTGAATGATTTTAGTATTAGAAATCGAATACAGTTTCTCAGAGGTCTGTGGGGTCAGAATCCAGCTATTAATGCGCGTGCGATAATAGCGGATACAATTTATGTGGTGTTTCATAAAAAAGATCTGATGCAAGATCTGAATTGGATGAAACGCGAAATAGAGATCCACAATAAATTCACAGAACAAAGGAAGAATCTGGAAGCTGCAACGAAATCGTGTATTCCAAATCAAATCAGCAAAATAAAGGAATCTCAGTCTGCGGTTTCCGAATATTTGAAAACTTTGAACTATACGGAAGTCTGATGGAAAACAAGAGAAAGAGCCGGTTTATCGCCGACTCTTCTTTTTGTTTTCTACTACAGGCAACCAACGAATTTGTCATCCAAATCCTTTTCATAGTCGTCTGTTCGAACGGAACCAAATTTAATGAATACCTGTCCAATAGGATCCATCTTTTTGATCACAGATTTTAAATCTGTCATGATCCCATTCGCATCGTATTCAAACTTCGGTTCATCGTTATAGACGCCGGGATACCACTGTCCATCGTTTTCATCATACAAAGGTGGTTTCTGATAACATTCGGATTCGTCTACATCAACGCTTTCCTGTGTTGTTAAGGTCGTTTTGACGGACATGATTCCAGTATCGCTGTCTATATTTGTGATGTAATTTCTCACGTTACTGTAATCAGGATTCGTATTGATTGGTCTTAATAATTCGTCTACAGTCTGACGGAATTTCAACTGATACCCAGCCTCAACAGTAATTGAAAATGTCCCTTTCTGTTCCATATCGTTTCTGATCTCCTCTCTGTGTGTTTATTGTTTCTGTTCTAAATATGGGTTGAGAGAATGCATACCATTTGTCTGCAAACAAGATAACCATATTTAGTGATAGAACGTGAAAGAGAGGTATTTTTATGGAACTGAAAAACGAATCACTCACAAATAAGAAATTAACAGAAGTAGAAACAAACGAAGCTAAGAAACCGACAAAAAAGGATCCGAAAGAAAAGAAACCAACCGAAAAAACAAAAGAACAGGATCCGAAAGAAATGGTTTCCGAACAGCCACAGCAGTTTTTAATTCAGTTAATGTCTGGCGATATAGATCCAAATATGATGATGGATGAAGATGCTTACACAGCAGAACAGATTGAGGATTTAAAACTCAGCATTAAGGAATGGCTTGGTCGTGTTCCGTTTACAGAGTTTCGAAACGCAATTCACAAAGATGTTATAGGACAGGACAATCTCGATTTAATACTTGCAAACGTATATAACTATCTTACAAACGTTGCTCTTGGGAACCCAGTGAATAACAATATGCTTATGGCTGCTCCATCTGGCTGCGGAAAAACAGAAACATACCGGTCACTCCGCAATTATTTTAAAACAGAGATTCCAGAGCTTACAATCTCACAAGTAGATGTATCTGTGATTACGGAAGAAGGTATTGTTGGTGCCGGAAGTTCGATACTAGTAGATGAGCTCATGGAGAATGGCACCAATGGTTATGGAATCGTATTTATGGATGAATTCGACAAGAAACTGATTCCTTCATTTGCAGAAGGAGCAAACACATCTGCTGCGGTCCAAAATCAGTTATTAACTATTATTGAAGGTCGTGAAGTTCCGTTTATTTTGAATGGTCAGCCAACTGGATATTATATTGATACATCCAATACGATGTTTATTGGTTTGGGTTCGTTTAATGAATCCAGAGAGCAGAAAAAGAATGCGGCAAAGAATAATTTAGGATTCGGAGCCAGAACCCAGGATAATGATATGTTCGATGAGATCACAAGAGAAGATATGATTAAAATGGGGGCAAGTTACGAAATGATTGGTCGTTTCCCTTTGATTGTCAACTATCATAAGTTATCTGAAGAGGCAGTCGACAAGATTATTGACAAAACACTGGAAACGCTGAGATTAGCCTATCAGTTACCGATCGAACTGGATGCAGGTATGCGAACACAATTACATGAGTTTGCAAATGGAGTTTACGGATGTCGAATGTTAGACAGCAGCATCCGAGACCAGGTGATCAAACAGTACACAGCATGGTTGATCGGTGGCTGTAAGAAAAAGAAGATTGTAATTCATTCGGTCACAGAATCAGAATTAGTTTAAGAGTACAGAGATGTTATAGACCCTGGTTATTTCCAAGTAGCGTGACCCCGTTTTTGGGAAACCAGTCTCTATAATAAAGTTTGATACTGTATATAGTATCTACACTGTGAAGTTTACAACCCTTACTCGTTCATTCGGGTAGGGGTTATCTTCTATTTATAATAGAAGACCTGTACTCCACAGGAGTGGGTTCTTCTGTCGACAGACGGAAGATTTGAACACCGCAGGTGTATAATCTTCTTTCTGTCTTTAGTAAAAGATTTGGGCTCTACAGGTGTGAACTCATCTGTTTTGTACTTTTGTTTCGAATCTTTGGATTTCTTGACGAGTTTACGATTCCATGAGCCTTGTAATAGATAACAACTAACAGTCATTAAAGAAAGGAATTAAAACCATGCATATTATATTGTTTTTATTGATCATGATAATAATTGTATCTGTAATATTTATTCCAATAATCCATAAATCGGTTACAGCTGATATCGCTGCGATCGAAGCAATGGCTTTAAATGACGAGACAATGCACCCAGATATTGACGTAGCTCCAGGACTCAAAACAGAAACCTTAATTGCTGTATATGTAGTCTTGGCATTTTGTCCAAGTATTTTTCTTACGGTACTATACCCTAGATTCCGGCAGCCCGTATCAGTAGAGACAATTCCGGTATCATATGAGTCCGGAGAACAGATACCGAAAAATGTGACCGTTATTGTAGACGAAGAGAATTCAACACATTTTGAGACGATTACATACAAATTTGGCTTTTTGTATGAAAAGGAAACGTCATTGCACGTAAATCTCTCTGATAATATCAGCGACGCACGATAGAAACAGTAGAGTCGGAACCGAATGTTTTAGAGCCGATTATTTTACAAAAACACAACTCTTTCCGAGTGAATGGGCTCCGAAAAGAGCTGTTCCGAAAGTGAAAAGCAATTCCATATTTACGACAACAAATTGTGAAAGAGAAAAGGAGATTACATTATGGTATCTATAAAACTTGTTCTTATTATTTGGCTACTGTGTTCATTGGTATCCACTATTTTGTACATCGCTTTTGATAATGATACAGTTACAGGACTTTTTGCAGTCGGTCCGGTTGGTTGGGTTCTAAGTATCATTTGCTTCCTTGTAAACAAAATTCATCGGTTCTTCAAGTATCATTTCAAAAAGATGTCAATCTGGGATGACGGGAACGGAAATCTGTATTATGTTACGCCGAAGATGAATTGGGATATCATACATTGTGAACTCGCAAAAGGTTACAAATTAGTAAAACAATATGCGCCGAAGTCTGAATGGAAGGATCTCGAAACATTTCCGGACGAATTTCTGGAAGCATGTCTTATTAATTGCAGGCATTGCGTACACAGAGCTGGATGCGATGCACGTTATGAACATGGACAATCAATTCTATGCAAAACCAATGAGATCGGATGTATTATAGAATACGATTGCTATCAATTCGATAAGACATCTTGAAAAATCATAAAACAAGAAGCCACCTACCGTAATTGGTAAGTGGTTTCTTTTGTGTTTAGAATGCCATTGCAGGCGCCGTTTCAAATGCAGGTGTTACTTCGGAGACGGCATCTGGATCTGAAAGTTCGATTCCCAGGATTGCGTTTTCCAAAAGAGCTGCGATCTGATCAAGGTCTCCGGTAAAAAGACCTGCAGACATGGACGCCAACTTATCTGTGTCAACATGTGTGTAATTATACAATGTTGTCATGATATCGTCGGATTCGTAACCATAATCTGTAATAGTAGGGTTTCCGGATACGTTTTTGATGCGGAATATAAAGGTTCCACACCAGTCAGCCATTCCGTCGGCATCCCCAAGACAGTATTCCATGCAAACGGCAAAAAGATTCACATCAGGAATAAAGACTACTGGGTCACAAAGAAGAAATGTATCGTTACTAGCTGAGTCCGCTTTGATAGAATTCATATCGTATTCCTCAATTCCGGACTCTAATGTATCAATTACTTCCTGCAATGTTCCTGTTTTAAGTATTTCTCTCATATTCAATTCCTCCTTTAATATGCGATTAGTGGTTATTCTAAATATGTGCTCGAACCGTATTACGAAACAAATTTGATTTTTTTTTGCAATTTCCTGACGAGGTTTTCAAAAAGTGAGCCTTATCATGTTTAGAAACGAAAACATAACAAAAAAAACAAAGGAGGATTTAATATGTTTTTATTCGTTCTAGGCATTATTGCAACTATAGTATTATTCTTCGTTTTGGGTATTGAGTTTACAGACGATGCAGTAGAGATGCATTTTAGAAAGAGACAGTTTCTTGCTGTATTCGGACTTATACTCTGTGGTTTCGGATGTGTCCGAACCGTACCGACTGGATATACCGGAATTTTAACTACATTCGGACGAGTCGAATCGCAGACATTAGATGCAGGTATAGCTTTTGTAGAGCCTTGGCAAAAGGTTGTAAAAATGGATAACCGTGTACAAAAAGCACAAGTAGATATGACCTGCTTCTCAAAAGATATTCAGGAAGTAACACTTACATACACCGTCAACTATCAGATTAGCCAGCAGAATGCACAGGATATTTATCGTACAATCGGTTCTAACTACTATGACACAGTTATTGTTCCACGTGTACAGGAAGCAGTGAAAGCCGGATTTGCAAAATACACTGCAAATGAATTGATTGAAGACCGTAATAAGGTTGCTGCTTTAATTCAAACCGATTTGATTGATGATCTTGCAAGTTATAACATTAGATTAACTGCAACCGCAATCGAAAATATCGATTTTAGTGACGAATTCACAAGCGCAGCAGAAGCGAAAGTAACAGCAGTCCAGAACAAATTAACAGCAAAGACAGAGCAGGAAAGATTAAACCTGGAAGCAGAAGCAGAAGCAAAACGAAAAGTAACAGCAGCTCAAGCAGAAGCCGATTCTGCAATCGTAGCAGCAAAAGCTGATGCAGAGGTAGCACAGATCCAGGCAGATTCCGCTGAGTATCAGGGCAAAAAGGATGCAGCTATCATGTCATCTGTTGGTTCACAGTTAGATGCACATCCACAGTTGATCCAGTACTACTATGTCAAAGGATGGAATGGCAAACTGCCAGAGACAATGCTAAGCGACAAGATCAATACATTGTTCCAGTTAAGCCAGTAAACAGAATTAAATACAGAGGCTGTTGCATTGCGTAGCAGCCTTTGTTTTCTAATCAAGGAGAACCGTATGGTATTATACAAATTTAAGAAACCGAATCAGGCGGAAGACAAACCGAAAACAGAGCCGAGAAAGACGTTGGATTCTAAAGATTCGGAAGATAGCGTATATCATTATGATTACATGAAACAGCTTATGAAACAGAAAAACGGAACAAAGTCAACGAAAGCAACAGAGGAGTCTAAGAAGAGTAAGAATGGTCCTTTCTGTTTGACAAAATATGACCTACAACCATTTGTTGAAGTTTCTGTACTACTTGTTGTTATTATTTGTATTATGTTCGTTGCTGTTTTTTTATTATCAGATCCCGATAATTCAGATACGGATATTGCACAAGCAGAACAAACAGCAACCATCGAATCGCATTCCAATGTAGTGTCTGAATATAGTAAATTTGAAGGAATGCAGGAAAATGGGTTGCCAAAAAAGTGGATCGCAACTGTAAACAAAGACCATAAGTATATTGATTTTAGAGATCTGGCAAAAGAATACGAATACCGAGATATTACAAGGTCATTAAGCTTTACAGTAACAGAAGGAGACGAATGTATTGTAGACTCAATCTATGATGTTGGATTTCAAACATCGTGGCCAGCATATGATCTCTGTAATGACTCGAACACAAAAACCTATAATCTTACGGTACATGTTAGTGATTCAGATGAGATTGGTACGGTTCAGTTAGTTCTGACAGTAGAAAAATAAGAAGATCGAAAAGCAGGAAGAGGATATAAGAGAGAGGATTAGGATGAGGATAAGAAAAACATCTGAAACGGAATATATTCCTCTTCCTTTTTCTTGTATTTCCTGACGAGTTTTCGATATATTGAGCCTTATTGTTAACAAGTAAAAACGAAGGGAGAATACATATATGTTTCATACAGAAGAATTAAAACAAGTCATTGATCAATTACAGAGTTCTCATGGAGCCAGTCTTGGTTATTTTGATACCTTGCTGTTGATTACGAAATTAATCGGACTGTGTGCGGGACCGATTTTATTTGTGTTTGCAGTCTTTGCAGTATTGTATTTTGTTCCAAAATATTTACCGCAAATTCTGATACCGCTAGAAAAAGACATGAAGCCATATTATTTTTTGTGCAGCTGGGGAGATCAAAATCTAAATGATCTTCATTTTGAAGGGATAAGGTTTACGAAGAAATATAAAGCAATCCTTGAAAAACGCGGACATCTAAGATATCAGATAACAACCGTTTTATCCTTAATTGCGTGTTTTTTGTTAAGTCCATTTTTATTCGTAAGCTTCGGTACTATGTTAACCTACATTACAGTTGTCTGTATCTTTTTATATTGGATTGTAGGAAATAAGACTAAAGATGGTTATTACCTAACAACTGAAATTGATGATATTAATTTTCGATCACTCTGCCACGAAAACCATTGGGCAATATATGGAAATATTCAAAAACTATCAAGTATCAATGAGATTGAATCCAATATCAAAGAACAACTGTACAAAGAGGTGTTCTCACTGAAAATGGATAAAGTAGAAATGACACCAATTGAGTTTGAAAAATATATGGATGAACATATAGTATCTGACTGTTGTTCTATTCGTTTACCGTTTTCTGAAATCTAACGAATTCAGTTACTGATTATTTCGGAAACAGATATTTATGGAGCAAGAGTTGAGTAAACCAATTAATTAGTTTACCGACTTTTTGCTCCCTATTTTATTGTTTCCTGACGAGTTTTCCAGATTGTGAGCCTTATTATCAATAACAAGTAAAGGAAACGAAAGGAGATTATATATGTTTCATACAGAAGAATTACAACAAATAATTGATCAGTTACAACATGCACAAGGAAGCGGACTCGGGTATTTCGATACACTACTGCTGATTTTTAAATTAATTGGACTATGTGCAGTTCCTACACTGTTTGTTATCAGTTTAATAGTGATTTTAGTATTGGGACCAAAATGGATTTCATACAAATTAACGCCAGTGTCAGACACAATGAAGTTATACGATTATCACTTTGTTCTTAAACGAAAGAAAGACAAATATTTTTTGAAGCCGTCTGATTGGGAAGAAAGTCGTGATTATGAAAAACTACTTTGTAAACGGGGATTCTTGCGTTATAAAATAACCTGTGGCTTCTCTGTAATCGTATTATTGTTATTAAGTCCATTTCTTTTTAATGACCATACAAAAGTTCTTTTTGGTATATTTACATTTTGTATAATCGTAGGACTTGTACTTACATTGTTTTTCTGTAACGATAGTTTTGGTTGCGATGATTGGAGCGATATAGCAAAGGAAAACCCTGTAAATAAAGCAGAAATCAGAAGTCAGTTTCGTGAGAAAATCCAGGAAGCATTTAAAACTATAGATACAAAGAAATTGAAGGATATAGATAACCATGAGATTAACCATGAGATAGAACAAACTATAAATGCAACTGTGAATGATCGATATTACAAAGCGGTTATCTATGTGAACATTGATGAACGATAGAATTATCGGAAACGGATATTCACGGGAACAAAAAGGAAGTAAACAAATTAATCAGTTTAGCAATACTTTTTGTTCCCTGATATTTTGTTTCCGCATAAGTGTATTCGCATCCGGTATTTTTGTGCCAAACTTATCATATAGAACACCGGCTTCTTCGTTAACATCGGGCACATATTTAAGACGTAACAAATAAACCATCAAAAGAAAAGGAGAAAAGTATTATGTTTCAAACAGACGAACTTGTAAAAATTATTAACCAGTTGCAACACGCAGACGGCATGGGGTATTTCGAGACCCTTGGATTGATCTTAAAGTTACTTGGATTATGTGTCGGTCCCGTTATGATTATTGTAGCAGCGATCGCAATCGAATATTTCTTGCCGAAACTGGTAGCTAAAAGATTTGTTTCAGTCCCTAACGATTTCAAGCAGTATAATATTTTCATTTATTGTGATCAAGACAAAAATCGATTCGAACATTGTTGTACAAGAATGACAGAGGATTTATTACAATATTTGAATAAACAGGAAAAATTCAGAATCATTACTTCCTGGATCTTAATTCCAATAATCACCCTGTTTTTATCGCCGATGTTGTTCATTAACATCAACGTGACGATCATTCTTGTATTTGTTTTCTGTGTTGCTTTGTTAATCAAAGGTTATAATACCTGGACCGTATTTGATTCAAATTCAATTGATATTGCTCCTGATTACAAACGATACAAAGAAAAAGGATACAAACTCGGACAAAAAGCAGAGTACGTTTGCAGGGAATTAAACAAAGAATATCCTGATCCAACAAAAATATCTGATACAGACAAAGAGGAATGCGCAAAGCGAATTAAAGAAAAGCTCGAAGATAGTATTTGTGATGTATCGGTCAGATTAGGTCGATTTTAAAATGAAACAGAGGCAGGCGTAATAACCTGTCTTTGTTTTTGGAGACGAAGCTGTAATACACTTAAACGTTAGTAGTTCAAGCATCATGGCTTCTAGGTTAAGCCCATTCATTACATATTTAAGATGTAACAAAATAACATACAAGAAAAGGAGAGTAAACCTTATGAGTCGTTACTGTCCAATCGTTGATCACAATGTTACTTACCAGTTTTGCGAAGACTGTGAAGATCGGCAATGTAGTAAACGAAACAACAAAAACAAATCAAAGGAGAACAAAAGCAATGACACATGCAGACATTGACGTCCGGTATTTGAATCCGGATATTGAAAAATTGACTTATATTGATGACAAGTCAGATTGGATCGACCTTAGAGCCGCCAAAGAAATGAAACTGAAGAAAGGCGACTTTGCATTGATCCCACTTGGAATTGTCATGAAAATCCCTTACGGTTTCGAAGCATATGTTGCACCGCGTAGCTCAACATTCAAGAAATGGGGACTTATCCAGACAAATAGTATCGGAATCATCGATAACTCTTATTGTGGAAACGATGATGAATGGATGATGCCAGTATACGCAACACGCGATACCGAAATCCATGTAAATGACCGTATCTGTCAGTTCCGCATTATTGAGAATCAGCCACGAATTATATTCCATGAAAAGGAACAGTTAGTTGGTGAAAATCGAGGTGGATTCGGCAGCACAGGAACAAACTAAGCCGTAAAACAGAAAACAGATCTTCTTATGAGGGTCTGTTTTTCTTTGCTTGAAACTTGTACATATTTAGTAAATAAGGAACAATAAGTAACGTTCCGAATAATCCGCAATTATAAAGAAAGGAACTATCACATTGTCAACTACCCATCACAAAGGAGTAAGGAGTGGAAGCTGCCACCTTATGGTGTGCAGAGGAAACTCCGTTCATGTACAAAATAATTAGAAATATTTTGTAATTTCCTGACGAGGTTTCCAAAATGTGAGCCTTATTGGTATTAAAGAGTTTAGAAATAACTCTTTGCGGTTCCAACTGAGACCGTAAGACTGCAGGACGAAGAGTCCTGTGAAACCTACCATGTAGGGATGTCTTGAACGTTTCTGCAACGGAGAGACTACATCGCTCAATTTATTGAGGGATTGAGTCTGTATTTCAAGACCACATCAGACAGATTTGAATACCATAAAAAAACACTGGGAAACTTCAGAGAAGATCCAGATGTCCTGGTATTTCAAACCTTAAGTGATACCACTCCTTCGGAGTACAGCTCACTCGAGATAAACTCTCGTGATGTCCTCCTGTACTGAAACCTGCCACCTACTGGCGTGCAGATCAGTTAGTAAGCCAAGATTATAGAACTGCTAATGTTCTATAATGCTAAGCTTCGGAGTGTGTTTGAGTAACAATTTGACAGAACAAAGAAAGGGAACGACATAGCCAGGAGTGCTCCTCCCACGACTGAAGGCGCGGGTCTCCGCACATGGCTTGTTAAAGGTATTAAGATGAAAAAGAAAGCAGTAACATTGTTGTTAGCCAGTATGTGTCTCGGTATGTTAGCTACCGGATGCGGTACATCAGCTTCAACAAAAGACACAAAGACCACGGTTGCAACAGAAGCATCCGCTGAAACAGAAACAGAAGTTGAGACAGAACAGCCGGATGAGGTAGAGGCAACCGAGATAGTGATCGAAACAGAAACAGAAGCGGTCGATGAATCAACAGAAACTGCTGATACAAAATCAGCAGAAACCGCAACAATCGGTGGCAGCTATGTCGATTTTGATAACATGCAGTTTGCGATCAACGGAAAAACATATACATTAGGTCAGACTACATTACAGGAACTGATCGATGACGGAGTTCCGTTTAATGAGGATGATATTGCAAATGCATCGAATAATTTGAATAAAAACAGCCAGTCCAGTGGATTCCGCATCACATTAGGGGACTATTGGAGTGGACAGGTATATGTATTCAACGATTCAGATGCAGGCAAAACAGCATCCGAGTGTTACATCAGCGAAGTATACTTACCAATGCATATTGGAGAAACACAGAACGTAATGTCGTTTGCTTTTCCTGTTGATATGACTTTAGACGAATTGCTCGCAAACGAAAGCGATCCAACAGACAACAGAACATACGAAGGTGAAAGCCACACAACTGACACAGTAGAATACAAGAAGGATTCAACTAAGTATTATGGTCAGTATGGTTACAAGTTCGAATTCCTTGATGGAAATCTTCAGTATATAACCATTGACTACCTGCCATAAACAGAATACAATCAGAAAACAGTAAAAGAGACAGATCTTCGATTTCTGAAGGTCTGTTTTCTTTTCGTTTCTCTCCGTTTCTTTTCGTTTCTCTCCGTTTCTTTTGAAGGAAATCGAAAAGTGGCGCAACAGAATTGCCATACAAGAGCAAAATGTCTCTTACTCGAAACATTCTTCATCTAAACGACAAAATGGCTCTATGAGGCATATACGCTTCCACAGAGGCATCCACAAAATTAGAGCTTATTTTCTTACCGTTTCGTCCTTTAGTTTTGCTAAAACTTCGTCAAAATCTGTTCCTTTTCGAAATCGGTTTTGTTTCTGGTATTATGAAGCAGTTTCTTTACAAATCGTTTCTGTTTCAAATTCAATTTCCGGTAGTTTGCAAGAAACTCTCGTTCCTCATTAGACAGTTCGATTTCTTTTTCTCCATTTCTGGGACCAAAGACAAAGTCAAGCATAATTATTTCTCCATATTTTCCAACATCTGTTTTATGTCACAAAAGGCTTCACTGTAACAAATCTTTGTTTCTTATGAATATATATGTGTTGATATCATATACATAATAACAGTTATCAGTACATCATATATATCAGTATAGCATATTTCATAATAGATAACAGCAAAGTCTGTAAACCCTGATGTTTCCTGCATTTCGTGACCATTTGTAAGAAACCAAAGTGTCGTAAAACCTGATAGTTCGGTCACCAAAACGGAAACGTCTGTCCAGAAAACAAGAATCCACGTACCAAATTTATAAACTGTACAAATAAAACCGATTACAGTCACAAGAAACACAATGATGTCGCAAAATCTTGATTTCTGTCCAATGTGGATAAAAATAAAAGTCCCCAATCAAGATATTAACCCACCATTACGAGGACAAAACGATGTATCCGTACAAAATAACCACTATTTTATAGACAAAATAAAGTATACGGACAAAACAAAAAGCCCGGCATTGACATCCAGGCAGTAACAAATATGTAGTTTTAGAATCATTAAGTTCCGGGAACGAGTTTTTGGTATCCATAAATATCCCAAGCAAGTGTTCGTACCATAGCCCCGATACTTCTGATCCGTTCCCCTTTTTTGATATATGTCTCATGGAAACGCGACAATGCTTGTACAATGCAGGATACTGGCAGTTGTAGCGAAATATTAGCAACGTCTCGAATATCCTCATTTGTTAAAGATAGTAGAGAAATCTTTGTCTTTTGTTTTTTGTTGACTTTTGTGATGTCTGCATTGATACGACTTAAGGCAGATTCAATTGTTGCTTTGGCATCATCTACTTTAACCGATTTGATACGAATTGGATTGTATTCTTCTTTCATTGTAATATAAAAGAAGGAACGTTCTTTTGATAACTTTACACCGAACATCTGACAGAAATGATCTGATGTAATCGTATTTCTGATAAGTTTCTTTGTTGCATACGCTGGAAGCATGCGTTTAATGTCAGCATAAGAAGTCTCATGAAGGATCTGATTTTTCGTTGCACCTTCAAGAGTTGAAATAACGCCTCTTAACTGAAGCCTTAGTTCATTGATCGTCTGACATCCAAGAAGGATCTTAAACATATCGTAAGACAGCACAAAATAACCACGTCCACCCTGGGATGCAGTTTTCTTGTTTTCGGTTGACGACAATAGAAACACTTGGTATGTTCCTGTATATAGACCTTTTGTATATGAAATATAACCACGTTCCGACAACGTATGTAAATTACGAATGACAGAACGCCTGGAACAGGATAAAATAGTTGCAGCTTCTTCTAATTCAATACGAAGGTACCCGAATTTATCCGAGCGCAAAAAGTGCAGGTACAGAAAAAGTTTGATTGCAAGTGTAGGAAGCTCTTTTTTGTACCCGAAACGATTGTGCTCATTAATATAGGTACGAACCTGTTTTTTGACAAATTGTTTCTGATCACAGGATTTCGCACAATTAACACCTTTTTTGTAATAAGGGCACGCGTAACAGTTACTAGAATCAGGGTCCACGATGTCTGTTGTGATAACGTCTGTAAGGTAATGATTCTTTTGACATCGAATTGCTGTTACGACTGCGGCTGTGTTTATAATTGTCGTATCTGGATATTCGTGTTCAAAATAGATATTTGCAGACATCGCGTCAACTCCTTTCTTCTAACATTTTCCACAAACATAACAGTTTAATCGACAAAAGTAAAGGGTTCCCAAAACAGCAGAAATCGAAACAAAAACGAATAAATCGAACCAGTAGGTACCGAATGAGAAAATATCGAAAGAAACGGTACCGAATGAGTGAATATCGAAAAAACAGGGGTCAAAATTTGTTTTATCGAAAGAAAAGTCGTTTATCGAAAAGAATGCACAGAATCGAAAGAAATAGGTACCAAATGAATCAATATCGAAAGAAACGGTACCGAATGAGTGAATATCGAAGAAAACAGGTACCAAAATAGTTTTATCGAAAAATATAGCACCAAATGAATGCTTATCGAAAAATATGGTACCGTTTGAAAAATATCGAAAGAAACAGGTACCAAATGAGAATTTATCGAAAAATATGGTACCAAATGAATGCTTATCGAAAAATATGGTACCGTTTGAGAAATATCGAAAAATATGGCACCAAATTAGATTTATCGAAAAATACGGTACCAAACGAGTGTT